GGTTCGTTGAAGTATCCAAGCTCAAAAGATACTCTGAAAGGTTATCCACGCTTGCCGGGACGAATACACTGTCCAAGTTACCCAACTTGAATTCGATAGATGTTACATTAGCTTCCAAAGTCTCTACGTTGGTTTCCAAAGTCTCTACGTCAGCTTCCAAGTTACCCAACTCGAATTCGATAGACGCTACATTGGCTTCCAAAGTCTCTACGTTCCCTCGGAGGTTCGTTGAAGTGTCTTCCAAGTTCAAAAGATACTGTGAAAGGTTATCCACGCTTGCCGGGGCAAACACACTGTCCAAGTTACCCAACTCGAATTCGATAGACGCGACGTTGGTTTCCAAAGTCTCTACGTTCCCTCGGAGGTTCATTGAAGTGTCTTCCAAGCTCAAAAGATATTCCGAAAGATTGGCTGCGTTTACTGGGGTAAATAGAATGTCCAAGTTACCCAACTCGAATTCGATAGACGCGACGTTCCCTCGGAGGTTCGTTGACGTGTCTTCTAAGCTCAAAAGATACGCGGAAAGGTTGGTCGCACTTGCTAGGACAAACACACTGTCCAAGTTACCCAACTCGAATTCCAAAGTCTCTACTTTCCCTCGGAGGTTCTTGGAAGTGTCTTCCAAGTTCAAAAGATACTCTGAAAGATTGTCCACGTTTGCCGGGACAAACACACTGTCCAAGTTACCCAACTCGATTTCGATAGTGTCTTCCAAGTTTGAAAGATATTCCGAAAGATTGGCCGCGTTTGCCTGAGAAAATAGAATGTCCAAGTTACCCAATTCGAATTCGATAGATAGTACACTGGTTTCCAAAGTCGCCACGTTCCCTCGGAGGTTCGCGGTGGAAAGATACTCCGCAAGGTTGGCCGCATTTGCTTGGGTCAATAGAATGTCCAAGTTACCCAATTCGAATTCGATAGACGTGTACTGGGTTTGTAAGTCATCGACACTGTCCTCTAATTCTACCAGTGCATACTGAATCATAATCACATCACCTGATATGAATCTCATATTACTTTCCAACGCATTTACATTACCTGTTAACCGAACATCGAGGATGTTCACATTGTTGCTTATAATGTTACTAAAAGCATTGAGTGTATCGTTCACCAACACTTCCGCCGCATCACTATAGTCCAATTCAATAGTAGATGAAACGAGTGCCGACGTGATCCGACCGGTTTCTCGGTCAATAAGGTCAATGTTGTTGATATTTATATTATTTTCAACACGAAGATCGGAAAAACACGCATCGGTCGGAATTATCATTTAACATTATTGCCATGTTTTTTTTTCTTTTTTATCACCCAAAAGTCGTAAAAAAGAAAAAACAATTAAAAAAAGGCATGGGAGAGGGGGGGGGGCTATTATTAACCCAATAGGGGAAGGTTCAACAAAACAAGAAAACAAAAATCAAAAAAGTAAAAAATTTACTGAATGGGCTTGCGCGTGGGGTCGGGATCGATGGTGCTGTTCATCCAAGGTCCAACGGAGGTTTTGGGAATGTGAGGGTCCTCGCGGAAAGAATGGTTCGCATTACGAAGGCTGGAATGAATCGAATCGATACCGATCTTTTGTTCGGCGGTTAGAAAGTTGATTCCCTGCAAAGGCGCGAACTCAAACCCTGCGGCGGGACCCCCATTTCCAGTGGTGTCAGTAGGCTTTTTAGGAAGTAGGTTCGTAGAGACCCCATTACCAGATCCGCAACTTCCGGTGGGCCGCTGTTGCTGTTGCTGTTGCTGTTGCTGCTGGCGGTAGTCGTTTCCGGTTTCTTCGACCGGAGAAGGTTGGCTATCCACGAACATATGTTCCTTCTGCGCAGAGCACTTGTACACCATATACGCGGCGTAAAGAGCCACAACAACAATGAGCATGTCGATAATAGACATTTTTGTTACCTTTTCAAGAAACTTCATTTAATATAATTTATTACAACTTATTTTTTTTTCAGACTCAAACCCCAGGTGGTGGGGTCACGGTGTCTATATCCTCGACGATTGAAGTACTAGACTCATCGTCCTCGTCGGGGAACAAATACCCGGAATAGACCGTCTTGGGTTTTTCTTTCGGGTACGTTTTTAACTGTACGACATTCCAAGAGAGTCCCCATCGCGTGGCTGTAAACCACAAACCGGACAAATGCAAGATACACCGAACGGACGTCCCCGCGTCTATGTGCGTGAGTTCGGTTAGTTGGTTCTTGGCACTATCGAATACGTCCACTTTTGGGGGAACGCGTAGTCGAAGAACGTTTTTCATAAGCACACTAGACATCTGTCCGACCTCCACGAATGTGTCGTCAATGTTTTTATCGGGAAACCATGTTTCTCTATTCGCCTTGATTAGGGACACCATTGCATGATCTACTTGCTTAATCGACTCAATAAACTCTGTGTTGGAACACGTCATGTCTGCGAATGTCATAGGTTCCAGACTTAAATCGGCGTTCAACTTTAATTTAGGCGTCTGAATCATGATGCGCTGTTTCTCCTCTCCGGTGAACAAACTGATTGCATAGTGATCCTTTGTCTTTTTAGGAGTTCCGAACGCAAGCGACTCAATTTTCAAATCTTCGAGTGGGGTAATCATTTTACTCATATAACATGGTTTGTCCTTAAATGATTTTTTTTTATGCTATTATATACTATAAAATGTTTTCACTATTTAAGTCAAATACGCAAAAAAACAAAAATGTAGGCCCCGGTGGCGCGTTGGTGACGGCTAACAACGCACGCAAGATGCGCGAACAGAACGCTCGTAACAAGCTGAACTTTTCGGCGAACGTTGGTGGTGGTGGCGCGTTGGTGACGGCTAATAACGCACGCAAGATGCGCGAACAGAACGCTCGTAACAAGTTGAACTTTTCGGCGAACGTTGGTGGTGGTGGTTCTAACAACAACAACAACAACGCGCTCAAACGTTTCGCGGGCGCGAAAGGGATTTCCAACTTACGCATGTACAATAAGATGACTACCCAACGTAACAATCTTATGAATAAGAATCGCTTACTGTTTTTCAACCAGAACAACAAGAAACCTTTGCTCGCGTTCGTTCCCCAAAAGCTTCGTGATTCCAATATTTCCGCGCTTGGGAAAATTCTCGGGCGTGATTATGCGTTTCAGGCCAATGGGCCTATGGGTCCCGGTCATTACAACAAACAGTTCGTGTCTCAGCTCATGATACCCAACAATCCTCTTATTCCTGGACCGATTGTTCCTGGTATTGGTCCTGACCCTGGCCCTGGTCCTATTGTCCCGTTCGGAGGAGGTGCTTCAAATAACAACAACAACATTCGGAGGAGATGTGCCGAACTACTGCGCGAAAAGGCGATGATCGAGAAACAGCTTCGCGAACTTGGATGCGATTCAAAAAACGGTCGGTAGGAGATTCACAACAATGTATTTTTTTAAAAATACGTAAATCACAGGTTATATCTGAAATAAATAGATATAAGTGTGGATCTCTGAAAAGTCTTACTCCTGTGGTGCCTTACAACAAGCCATTTAGCCCTGTTGTAGCACCGTTAAAACCATTAAAACCTTTCAACAAAAAAACATTAAAACCTTTCAACAAAAAACCGTTAAAACCATTAAAACCTTTCAACAACATCCCATTAAAACCTTTCAACAAAAAACTGTTAAAACCATTAAAACCTTTCAACAACATCCCATTAAAACCTTTCAACAACATCCCATTAAAACCTTTCAACAAAAAACCGTTAAAACCATTAAAACCTTTCAACAACATCCCATTAAAACCTTTCAACAACATCCCATTAAAACCTTTCAACAACATCCCATTAAAACCTTTCAACAACATCCCATTAAAACCTTTCAACAATCCGATTAAACCATTTAGCCCCGTATCGCCTTCTACTTACAACAACCCGATTAAACCATTTAGCCCCGTATCGCCTTCTACTTACAACAACCCGACGAACCCTTACAAACCATTTAGCCCCATATCGCCTTCTACTTACAACAATGACCCGTTAAAACCAAATAACAATAATGACCCAATTGTGGTAAATAAGCCCCAAAAGCCGGTCAAGAAGAAGCCCCAAAAACCGGTCAAGAAGAAGCCCAACACACCGGTCAAGAAGAAGCCTCGCAAAAAGAAAGCTCCTCTTCTTCCTAAAATATATATCCGTATTATTCGTGAAAAAACAGTTGAAAAAAAAACAAGTAAATAGAATAGAAAATGAACGAAGTTTCACAAGCGGTTCTGTATCTGAAAAAGAGTCATGTTGATAAAAAACGCGACGACAAACAAATTTACAAAACAATCATCATAGACGTATTGGCTCATATACGCAAGAAGGACGACGTGGGACGCAATAACATGACGTACCGTGTGCCTTTTATCGTGTACGGGAACCCTCGGTACGATATTAACAAAGCGACGTATTATATTATGAAAGAGCTCGCGCGCTGTGGTCTTGTGGTGTTTCCGTACGAAAATAACCACGTGTACGTCGACTGGTCAATGTTAAACAACAAGGAAAAACACGAAAAACACGAAAAAATCAACGACGAAAAAAACGAAAAAAACAACAACAGAGGGAAAATGGTACGGTTTGAGAAAACGTAATAAAAAAAACGCGTCCATAACCTTATTAAAAAATCCTTCTTATTTTTGTAAAATGAAGAACATATCTACGCGGGATATGAATCTGGGTATTGTGGTGGAAGCGAAGCAGCAGTATACCAAACAATTGATAAATGTGATGAGACCAATCATCTACGAACGTTTGTTTGATATATACTCTGAATCCATCGAGAAGTGTGAGCGAAAAGATGATCTGTTGATATGTTTTCAAAACGAATTACAACAAGTCCCCAAATGGAACTCGGACGTGATTAAAGAAGCGACCGCTAAGATTGTGGACTCGTGTTCGTACATCAACGACCTGATCACCGCAGTGTTCTTGAGTAACGTACGTATTCTGACGTCCGTGAAGATGAATTCCAAAAAGCGCCAAGTGAAGTTGGTGGTACCCACGAACGAAACGTTCGTTCACAAAGTGTACGTGAACGTGTCCAAGAGTATTTATAACGATCCGTTTACGTTCAGTAATAAACGATATGGCGGAAACGTTCTCCGGAATATGCACGATGTGTTTCCTTTGATTGAGCTTAGTATAGAAGACACCGTACGCGACATGCTTCCGATTAAAAATATATTAGAGTCTTACCTAGGAGATACAATGAGCGATTCCGACTCGGAACCGGGAGAACCGGAAGAACCGGAAGAACCGGAAGAACCGGAAGAACCGGAAGAACCGGAAGAACCGATAGAAGCGATAGAACCGGTACCAGAACATTTGGACCACGACGCGGAATCGGAATCGAACGACGAATCAGAAAAACCACCGGAGAATGGTGGTGGTGGTGGAAGTAGTTTCTTCGAAAAACCACCGGAGATCAAAGAGATTCCGGTGAGTAATCCTAAGAATAATTTTGTCGGACCAGAAAAAACTACGTCGTCAGACCCTAAAGTGACAAGGAAGGCGTTTTTCGATGACATCGACGACTGATAGAACCAATTTAAGAAGAATAAAAAATCTCACAAGAAAAAAAGGTGATTTACAAGGAGGAAATGCGTTCAAACACCATTCTTGTCATAGTCTTGGGTGACTTGCACTGCACGTTCGGTACGAATCAAACCAGTTGGTGCAACCGCATGACGCGCAAGACGATTATCGAGGGGGGGGGGGGTGTATCCGTGTTTGCGACCCATCTTCACAAACTGCCCGCAATGGTCTCCTCGAACGTGGATGTCAAACACATCACGTGTCGGTTTCTACCGAACCACGGGATTGAGTATTTACGAAGTCTCTTGGAACGGACCCGGCGACGCGATGTACGGGATCGAGGTGGCGCGGCATATTCTAGGACTTCCGGAAGTGACGAACCGGGCAACGGAACTTCGAAACCTTTTTATTTCAAAAAAGTCCCGGTACAACAAACGGTTCGTGAATACTGTATGCAAATCAAAAAAGGATCACGCAAAGAAATGAACGACATAGACAATTTGGTCTCGTTGTGTACTAAATGTCACGAAAAGGTCCATAGAGACGAGATTAACCTACGGCTCATCGACACCCCCCCCCCTACCGGTAAAAGTGTTTACGTATCGGTGAACAACAAGTGAGACTTTTTAATTTTTTTTTTAAATACTTTTTTTTTATAGTACATCTTCAACGGGAACATCAACTGGTACATCTTCAACGGGAATAACGGGAACAACGGAAGCGGCGACATCTTCAACGGGAACAACGGAAGCGGCGACATCTTCAACGGGAACAACGGAAGCGGGGACAACATCTTCAACAACGACCTTGGGTTTGTCCTGTTTGGGGTAGTGACACTTGAGGTACGTCTGCATTTTAAAATAGTGAACGGTTGTTCCCGGTTCCAATTTGAATAGTTTACCGAGATCATCGTCCACGCGGAAATTTTGACGAGATTCTGGAATTTGCAAGTCGTGGGTTTTTACGTACTCGTTAATCTTACGATTGACGATATTCCGAGGGACGAGTTCGTCTTCGCCCGTACCGATGAGTGTACTGAGCTCTTTGGACAGACGCACGGGCTTTACGAAACCGCTCTTGATATTCGGCGACTTGGTTTTCTTCGTAAAATGTTTTTGTGACATTTTAAGCGACGAAACCATATGTCCAATTGATTTTTTCATATTCTCTAGCTCCGAAATCATGTTATTGAACATGGTATTCTCGTTAGTATCGCCAGCGGGTACTGTTGCTGTTACTGTTTTCGTTTTATTCATCATATTATATCTCGTAGTAGTATATTAATAAAGTATTTCTTTAAGTCATTTTTTCTATGAAGGAATTGAATGCACTAGTAGTGCTACTTGCGATTTTCGTGTATACTGTATTTCGGAAAAAGAAAGAGGGCCTCAAAACGGACATCCAGGACACCGCACGGAGTGTGGTGGACGACCTTGGTGTGATGAAGAACTTGCCGACGTACTTGCCGTACGTACTGGCGCTCGTACCAATCTATATCGGATACAATCACGAGCAATTTCCGAAACTCTTTGAGCACGGCATTGTGTTGTACGTATTGTTCTTGTTCGTTCGCGCCATGCAAATGCTTAACAATAAAGAGACGCGGTGCACCCCGGAGTACACGCTACCCGCGACGACACTTCTGATGTTGTTGTACATGTATCACGGGATTGTTCCACGTTCTCAGCACGCGTACTTGTATATGGGTGTGCACGCGTTGGTGGTGTTACTCATGTACCGAAAGAAGACCACGATGTCGAGTCTAGCGGACGACGTCGCTCTCGCGCATCTTATTTTTTATGTGTTTAAATAATTTAAAAAGAAGATGCAAGCCTCCAAACAAACTGCTGTGATGCTCGTACTCACCGACGCGTTTCGTAAGAAACAGCTAAACACGCACTCTGGGATTGATTTTTCGGTGGACGTGTACAAGATTATACATCGCATCAACAAGGAACAAAAGTTGCACCTCAAAGATATGGACGCGATCGACATGGCTATTCATTTCTTGACGGAGATCGCCAAAGGAAAAGACGGTGTGATTGGAACCGCGGACGATCTACTGGAACCCAAAGTCATCGACGAGATGACCGAAATGCTCCGTTCGAATTTTATGAACGACATGTTTAAAGTGGTCACGGGTGCGATCAAGTTGGAACTCTCATGGCCCCGGACTCGGTTTTTCATGACCAAATATTTTTGTATGGCCGCCGCGTTTAAAGAATAAACGTGGAACTCGGGGGGGGGGTTTCATGGACCAAATATTTTTGGAATGTTTTAAGGAATAAACGTGGAACTCGGGGGTTTCCGTTTTAAGGAATGAACGTGAACAGTTGGATAAAAAAAGCTTCCAAATGGTACACGGGGCGTTCGCACAAACGCAAGCGTTGTTCGTACGTTGCCGCCATGGCGATAATGCGGTGTTTCGTGTCGGGTTTCTTTTCACGCGCACACAGTATGTCTGTGATTTTTGTAAATATTAGAGTCCCACTAATGTTGTTCACCAACAACGTGTAGATAATGTCGCGTATGGCTTTAATTTTATTCGCTTTTTTTGTCGACTTTATAATGTGATATATTTCGTCGAACGCTTGATCGAATGTACTTTTCACACCAAACACGTCCATTTGTGTAGCGTCGACGGCGTTTTCCAGATGGGACTGTTGTTCGGTGACAATGTCAAACACGGGTCGTTTGGAAATTCGGTTCTCTCGACCCAAGATCGTTTCGATATGGGTCGTCAACTGTACCGGGTCGGGGCGCGGTACACGCAATAGGGTGCACTGACTGAGTAACGATCGATTTACGAGACTGGTATGGTTGGTGGTTAATAGATAACGCGTACAGTGCGCGTGTTTTTCGGCGAAAATGGCGAGGATATTTTGCGACTCTTTTGAGAACCATTCGATGTTATGAATCACAATAAGTTTTACCCCGATCGTAACTTGGTTGGATATCACGAAACTCTCGGACATTTGTTTGATCCAGTTTCGCAACAAACCTCGTTCGTTCGAGCCGTAGTCTTTCATGACGACTTCGGTGCAGCGATTGTTAGACCGCGTCATGACACTGAGGTTGGTCTTGCCCGTTTCGTTAATCTCTTCGTGGGTCCACTCTGTATTGGACGACATGATCCCGGTAGTGTCCAACGCGGACTGAACGAACGAAAATATACCAGAACCGTCACAGCCGTGTACGAGCACGTGAACGCATTGGACAAGTTCGCCAATCTTCTTCTCCATCACGGGGTCGCGGTAAGTGTACTTGTGAGACCACATTTTTTGTCAGTTTTGTTAGTGTTAGTTTTAGTAGGTTAATTGTTTAACACATTTTTTACAAACGAAGTGATGACCCAAGTGACCCCACACACTTGGTCGTTATGCCATGCGTGAGTGGGTGATATTCGCACGCAAACGGAGTCCTCTTTTTGCAAGTGGTATCGGTTAACACGCCTACCGTGATTGTCCATCAACTGTATAATAAAATGACCGTAGCGCGTGGTGAATTTACAGCGTAGCTTGCCTTCGGGCGTAATACCGTTTACCAAAGGGTATTGATGTGCACATAAGTCTTGGACAACCTTTGTTTCGATTTCCAACACGTAGGCTTTTTCTTCTTCTTCTTCAATTTGTAGGTCGATATAACAATTTTCGTAAACGCCGTCCGATTGTACGGTGCCCAATTGGACAAACAGTTCGCGGGCTTGGTGAATACGAAAAAGGTTTTGGGTGTAGCGTTCCTTCTTAAACATTTGTTATTAAGAAAGGGCACGGTTTTAAATGAAACAAAAAATGATTCGGACTCGTATTTTCAAACAGTTGATGGAAATCCCCGGTCTTCCAGAAACCACGGGGAAAAACATTGAGATTAGCGTGTACAATCACGCGATCGGGTACGCAAACACACACAACATCGAAGCGGTGTGGACAAACTTTATATTCAAGCACTTGTACGTGTCTAAAGCACAAGAGATCTTGGCGAGTTTGCGTGACTCACCCGAGTTTATCCAACAAGTGGTACGTGAAAAGTTATCCACCGAAATCGCAACGTATCATAAAAAACAAATAAAAAAGAACAAGCTTGACCACGACTCTTCTTCTTCTTCCGGCACCGAGGCGGTTTCGGACGGTATATTCAAGTGTCGCAAGTGCGGGTCGCGTCAAACGACCTATTATTCCGTACAGATTCGTTGTCAGGACGAACCAGCCACCAACTTTATTACATGTCTGAACTGCGAGAACCGATGGAAGAATTAAAATGGAACGGTAAATATTAAATAAAATGGACACAATCGTATCCCAAGCGCTTCAACGATGTATGGACGAGGTCGAAACCAATCCATGTATTCAGCGGGGAAAAGACCGCGCGGTGACGGTAATCGCGGTTTCGATCGGTTCGCTCGCCATGGTTATAGTCATGTTAGCCTTGATATTACGAAAGCTACACGCATTGTCTCGGCAGATCAAGTGTAGTCCTCTGTAACACTATTTTTTTTGTTCTTGTTTCAGAAAATAAATATGTTTGCTCTAAATTTATTTTTGGTAATGGAGTGTGTTTTTTTAGTTTTCGGAGGAGTTTGTTTATGTACATTTTTTTGTAACAAGTAAATTTTGAATTTAAACGCACCGACTTTCTTTCCGTACTTTTCTATAAAGAAGTGACGTACGTCACGGTACTTTTTGGGAACCATTTATATTTTAGAGAATTTTTTAATTTTCTTCGACATTTTAATCACGCCGATTAACGAAAGAAACAACCACACGTAGCGAAGAGACCGTTTTTTAACAGGCGTCGGTGGACTAGGACTAGAAGTACTACTACAGTCAGTCTTTCGATTCATATGTCGAATATAGTTCGACTTGACGTCGGTGGTATACTCACATTTACTGCAAACAAACATTTTATTATTAGTAAAACAGATTTTATACGGTAAGTGTTAAAGCCATTGCGATTGACACCGCCCCGTCGTACGTGTACGCCCGTTGGATAAAGAACGGGTGTTCGCGCACGTACTCCCTCGCTTCCGAAGACTCGAGCACGTCCATTACGGAAAACAAGACGTCGTGGTAATATTCTTCGTCGTCTTCTTCTTCGTTTTCTGCGTAGTAGTCTTTGTGAAAAACGGTCGCACGACAACACGGACACGAGTTTTTATGTTGCGTATAAATCCATTCGGTGATACAATGTTCGTGAAAACGATGTCCGCACGTTTCGAGAACCACAGACGTATTGGTCCGAATAGTAGACATACAAATAGGACAAGTTTCTTCTGCTTGTGTTTCTTGTTCCATCGTGGTGTTGCGTATGAACTTGTACTCAAACTGGTTATTTTGCATCAACACAAAATCATACAATTGCACTTTGCGTTGTTCTTTACTTAAATGAACATGACATTGGTACGTGTCGTTCAAATCGACAAAGTCGGACATTTTCGTACACCGGGACCCTTTTTTGGTCGTCGAGTGGCATTGTCCTTGGTCGCACGGGAACACACATGCGTGGTGTATCGAAGGGACGTTTGGGAAATGACAAAGCGGGGTCATTTTCTGGTTTTATTACTCTTCTCTTTTTAGTTAAAACGTTCTTTAAGTTAAATATAGTACACCGTAACACGTTCGGAAAATGTTACTGTTTTTTTGCTTTTCTTCTTAGACTGTCCAAAAAACAAAACACACAATATGATGAGCAAAACAATTAACCAACGTCTCATTTAAAATATATTTTAATATTTTTCTGGTTCCGTGTTACTTGAGCGGAACATGGGGGGTCCATAAAGTATTCGTCTCTGATAGATTGTATATAAAATGAAAATAATAGTTTCGCGTTATAATGAAGATATTTCATGGACAAAAGAGTTTTCGAATGTTGTTATTTATAACAAAGGCGAAACATTAAAAGGTGATTACAATGAAATTGAGTTAGAAAACGTTGGACGCGAATCACATACCTATTTAAGATACATTTGCGATAACTATGAAATTCTCGACGAACATATTATATTTTTACAGGGTCATCCGTTTGACCACTCACCGAATATTATAAAAAATCTAAAAAAATATACGAGTGAAAATATCGATGTAGATTTTGAATTTTTGAGTGAACGGATTATCGAATGTACCTTAAATGGTTGTCGTTATCATCCAGGATTACCACTTAAATCCTACTATAAACATATTTTTGACAGGGAAGGTGACAATTCTACATTTATATTCGGTGCAGGTGCGCAGTTCATAGTATCCAAGAAACAAATATTAAAACACTCAAAAGATTTTTATTTAAAAATTCTAAAATCATTGGAAAATCATGTCTGCCCTATCGAAGGGTACGTATTGGAACGCTTTTATAAGCTGATTTTTTTACCAGTTGAATAAAAAAATTTACTTAGGGAATAACCATAGTGGTTTTCATGGTTCCGTTGAGTGCGGCGGAATTGTCGTTCCCGATCGTCACAATGTACACGGTTTGTGAATCGTCGACGATGTTTACCGGGGTAGGATTACCGACAGTTTCGTACTTTTGTAATAGATCGCAAGTGTAATATTCGTTGTTCAAAACATCGTTAGTCATCTCGACCACGGAATATTTCGCGGCGGGTTGTGCGCGGTTAGTGTACACCAACGATTGGATCTCCTCGTGGGTTTCTGACCCCCCCGCTTCGAAGCATACCGCGTACGCCTTGATATTGGTAGCGTCGTCAATAGTTGTACTAACCTTAATGTATTTCATTTAAAGGATGTTAATACATTAAGCGTCCTACTTTTTTTTTGAACGAACTTCAGGGTTTTTCGCCGAGTTTTTCTTTTTTTGCTTTTAAGAAAATAGAAACTTGTTTAATAAAAAGTAATAATGCGTTTTCCAGCCCAGATTCTCCAGGACCGATACACCGCGCAACTCATGCAAATGGACCTAAGCAACGTACAGCTACCACCATTAGACGACGGCCTGTATCAGCAAAAAGCCTCCGTCGAGGATTTGGGTCGTACGCTTAAAAAGATGTTTGCGGACAAGACTCTCACACGTATGTGGATTAACAAAGACACTCAGGAAGTGCTCTGCGAGTGAATAGAGCATATTGTCTTGAAGTACGAAAACTGTTTGGTGGGACGATGGTGATGGGTGTAATTGAACCGAACCGTCGGAAGGATGTCGTTCATTGTCAGTCGTTTTTCATTGAGAAAAAACGAAAAATGCCTCGAGCCCGGTGGTTTAACTTTTAGGTAATAGCTATCGTCAAACACAATCCATGCCCAGTGTTCGTAGATACCCATGAGATACTCAAACATGAGGTTTGTCAGAATTTTATTGTTGAACTTGAACTGATCAATCATGAAACTCAATTTGTTCAATTCAAGCACAACACGCGACTTGTACTTGTCGCTCTTGATGTACGTGTTGTATCGCGTGTCTATCATCGGAGAGAATTGCGTAAACATCACTTTGTTTGTAATACACAAATGTAAAATGTCTCGGTTTTCCAAATAAACCCCAACGATGTGTAGCGCTTTGAGGAGGTCCATTGTTTTTTTTTTCTTGAAACCCGCGTGTAATGGTAATATACTTTACTTTAGTTTATTACTTCTTTAAGTAAATAAACGTTTCAATAAAACAGTGTTCAAGTCTCTCACATCTTTTACAACAATTTCCAATGCCACGATGGTGTTGGTTTTTTCAGTGAGGTCTATCTTCAATAAACGTAACTCGTTTCGTTCCGCCCAAGTCACGTGTTGTTTCGTTTTTTGATGCTGTTTTAATGAAAAATGCGACGGATACCCGCGTTCGTTACACTCGCAACGGTAAACCACGGTACACTCCATGGTTCCTTATACGCTTAGTTACACGTTACATCTTTAGGTGATTTTTTTAAATTAGTTTTTAAACCCTAAACCTTAGACACGGGTCGCCTTTTGCGTTTAAAGGTCGTGTGCTGTATTAAAAAAAAACTTTTCTATTTTCATCGGCGTATTAAGAACCGAGGATTTGATGTGATAAACACTTCTATAATCATATTTGCATACTTATCAACTTCGGATGGTTTGAAGAAACCATGTGTGCGTGACCGATTATACACTTTTTTCATCAGTATTTTAATCGCCCTGGGTGAGAGAGTATGCCCGAAACGCTGAGACGTTGGATTTTTCAGTATCGATTTCATGTGTTCGTGTTTTATGTAAATGAGTGGATAAAACGGTTTTCGATTCCTAAAATACGATTCCGGGTCTTCGAATGACAGCCCCCAACCCGTAACGAAATCCTCCTTTTTGTATTGACCCACAAAATAATAATACGAATAATAATTCATAAATTCTTCCGAATCGTTAAAGAATTTTTTTACGTTATATCGGATCTTCAAAAACGGTAAATCAAGTTCGCTAAACTTAGCAATTTCGGTCTCGATAAATTTATTGCCTTTCTTTTTCTTTAAAAATTCGTTCACAAAATCGACAATCTGTGCTTTAACAAACCGTACTTGTTTGTTTCCGGTAACACCAAGTGTATTAGCAAGACCTTTCGACAACGACTCGAGTTGTGTAACCGATTTTGTCGTCCGATTTGTCTTGTTCAAATGCATCCCGACAATTTTGAGCACATTCTCTTCGGTGATTCTCATTGAGTTTTGAGCACATTTTGAGTTTTGAGCACATTTTGAGTTTTGAGCACATTTTGAGTTTTGAGCACATTTTGAGTTTTGAGTTTTGAGTTTTGGGCTTTTAGTTTTGGGTTTTGTACACATTCCGAATTTTGCCCACATTCTCTCTTATCATTTGAAATTAAAATTTTCGAAAATAAAAAAATTTCGTTCAGTTTACTACTTTTTTATAAACTGTTCTACAATTCTATTTGCATACTTATTAACTTCGGACGGTTTGAAGAAACCATGTGTGCGTGACCGATTATACACTTTTTTCGTCAGTATTTTTAACTCCCTGTGATACGTTGGAGGAAAACGCTTTTTCAGTATCGTTTTCATGTCTTCGTGTTTTATGTAAATGTCTGGAGTATCCTCCATAAGATAAACTGGAATATTCAGTTTTATCGATTCCGGGTCTTCGAATGACAGCCCCCAACCCATAACGAAATCCTCCTTTTTGTATTGACCCACAGAATAATAATACGAATAATAATTAATAAATTCTTCCGTATAATCGTTAAAAAATTCTCTGAAGGGCTTATATCGGATCTCCAAAAACGGTAAACTGTTACCGAACTCACCAAGTTCGGTCTCGATAAATTTATTGCGTTTCTTTTTCTTTAAAAATCCATTCACAAAATCGACAATCTGTGTTTTAACAAACCGTTTTTGTTTATTTCCGGTAACACCAAGTGTAACACTAAGACCTTTCGACAACGACTCGAGTTGTGCAACCGATATTGACGTCCGATTTGTCTTGTTCAAATGCATCCCGACTATTTTGAGCACATTCTCTTCGGTGAGTCTCATTTAAAATTATAGTCAAGAGTTTTAATTTGCGGATTTTGTCTCTGTTGTTTCAGTCACTTTGACGCCTTTCGTGTGCCGAAGATGTAACAAAGGGTCGCCGTGATAGCAAAACTGACCGTAGTGGTTCAGTTTTACCGTAAGGTCCGCGAATATTTGTCCGCCTGATTGTTGATACAGTCGACAGAACCCGTAATCCTCGCTCAGGTAGCGTCCGTCGAACACCCGACTCGGGAAAAGGTCAAAGAACCGATCTTCCGGTGTGACTTGGTAGGCGCGAACGTCGTTACGATACTCCGCTTCCGGGTACGTTTGCATCAGGTCGCGAAAAACCTGCTTGCGTATCATCATAAACCCGGTAGGGGCGTCGAGCACTTCGACCACCCCGCGTTCCACGCGATGGGTGCTTTGCGGTTTGAAATTGAACGCGTAATTCACCGACGATTGGATCAACTCGACGTTGTCTGTGAGCGTCGTAATATTCTTCTTTAAACTGTCAAAGTCAAGCGCCTTTTTCGGATAACACCCACATATGACGTCTTTGGTTTCACGCAACATTTTGACCACACTCAAGGGATGAAACTGAATGTCGGCGTCGATAAAGAGGAGATGGGTCGAGTCTTTGCTTCCCATGAATCGGGTCACCGAGGCATTGCGGGCACGCGGGATTAAAGAATCGAACGGTATCGTGTAAAACTCAAACCCGATACCGTTCGTCAGTAGGGTGTGTTGGAGCCCCATGACACACTCCATAAACTTTACATGAACCTGCCCGGCATAGCAAGGGGTGGCGACAAACACTTTGAGTTTGGTATAGTCCTCCGTTTGGGTTTGATAAGGAATGTTATTGTTTTCTGTTTTGTCATTCATTAGTATCGTCTCGTTTTAATTTCTTAAACCATTATGCGTGGTGTCACCCCGACCGACATGAGTTCCTGGAAAAGCAGCTTTGTGGCGAACGGGATGTGTATTTGCACGACATCGGGAACTTTGCACGCATCACAATAGTACCGATTGATTTTCATGTTCCCGGTAGCCATAAGTCCGCATTTTTTGCAAACGAATACTCGGTACGCGTCCGACTGGAAAAACAGTCGCTCTCGGAGGAAAGACGCGGACCCGTGCGCTTGGATCGCGGTGGATTCCATTTCGCCTACACGCAAACCACCGTCTCGAGATCGTCCCTCCACGGGCTGGCGCGTGAGAACCTGTACGGGTCCTCTGCCGCGCGAGTGAATTTTATCGTCCACCATGTGCTTGAGCCTCTGGTAGTACGTCGGCCCCATGAAAATCGCGTGGTCCATCACCCGCCCCGTCATCCCATTGATCAGTGTTTCGTTTCCGTGGCGTTGATACCCCTTCTTGTGTAGAGCGTCGTAAATTCCTTGTTGGTCGTGTGTGGTGTTGAACGCGGTAGCGTCTTTGAGTTCCCCGTCGAAACATCCAACCTTCCCGGAGATGCACTCCAATAGCTGACCGATGGTCATGCGCGAAGGGATCGCGTGCGGGTTGATGATAATGTCCGGCGACATGCCCGTCTGCATGGAGAAGGGCATGTTCTCTTGTGTGTACGTCATTCCGATTGTACCTTTTTGTCCGTGACGAGCGCTGTTCCCGCACCACACGGAGCGCATGTTCCGACGCACGTGTACGATACCTGTGCGTACCGTCACACAATGAACGGTTCCCGAAAAGACAGGCCTCGATACGTCGTGGTCGGTAACCAACGGGGTCATGGTGTCGGTAACCAACGGAACCAAGAACGGACGATACCCGCCGTGATGGTTTTTTTGTTTTTTCATTTTCTTCATGTCCACGTTCGTACCGGCGTGCAGCGCGAGTTGTTGAACGTCATTTGCAAAAATGCGCGTCCATGCGTTGTTGTCGGTCATAATGCCTTTTAAAAGAGCCCCGCTGTGATACGCCGATAGTCGGAAACACCATTCCGGAAGACGAGTACGGGGTGTTTCTTTTAGAAATTCGGCCAAACACGCGTCCTCGACCCATACAAACAAGCCGTTGTCCGTGATCTGCGGATAGAGTCCACAACGAACGAGTACCAGCGGATTGATTTGTAGTTGAATTATATTTTTCGAAACACAACCGGCGGACGTTGCCCAGACGCCGTAAAAGAACAAAAAGTCGACGAAATTCCGTTTATTGGGTACCGGCATCGGAGGTAACGTGTATTTGTCGAGATCGAGAAACCCTTTGTCGCAGTTCTTCAGGTACCGGACGTCGTCCCCCGTGATCTCTTCGGCTTTCACCAGCTCGTAATAACCGTTCTTCTTATTGTTCTGGTTCTTCACGTACATTCGGTGATTCATCGTGGTACGGAGACTGACACTCGGGGTATTCACTTCGTACATCGTTTCTTGGACGACCGGGTACGCGTGCACTTCGAGAACCGGCTCGTACGCCATTGAGTTCGTTTCGGGATCGAGCGTCAAGACCGGTTCCCCAAGACGGACGCAATCGACCGGTACCCACCCGCGAAGAAGCGTCAGGAATTCGTGGTCCGGTGTGTAACAAAACTTGTCTCCGATGGTCGGGATCTTTGTCTTGCGTACGCGCACTTTCACCATACTCGAACCGCTCTCGGTGGTGGTGATCATGGTCTTGTCGATGATACCGTCCTCGTTGTGGCGTGCGATAGTGCTCACATCACGCTTATCGTCGGTGTGTAGAACCGTTTTCCCGATGAGAACGTCGTTCCCGTCGATCGCGACACCCGGAGACACTAGTCCGTCGTCTTCCAGCTTGTCGTATTGCGCGAGACGCATTCCGCTACATTCGGTCTGGTCGGACGGACCCCAGTGTTCCTTTTGAGACGATTTGAGCTCGTCCTTATACGTTCGATAAAACACACTTCGGAAGAGTCCACGATCGATAGAACTCTGGTTCATAATGATAGAGTCCTCCTGATTGAACCCGCCGTAACACGCGATGGCCACGATTGCGTTTTGTCCGGACGGTAAATCGTTTACGTTTAAAAAGTCGCTCGCGGCAGTTTGGACGAGCGGTTTCTGTGGATACGTGAGCACGTGCGACAGTGTGTCGAACCTCTCCTGGTAGTTTAGCGCGTACATCCCGATGGCCTGTTTCCCCATGGCTGACTGGTACGTGTTCCGGGGACTCTGATTGTGGTCGGGGAACGGAATCGTAGACGCACACACTCCGAGAATCATAGCCGGATTGATTTCGCAATGGGTGTACTTTGAGGTACCCTTCCCAAGGTCATGAACGAACATCGCTATAAGCAGGTTCTCTTCTTCGTCCGAATCGACAATCTCGACAATACCGTTCACCAGTAACCACATAAAAGAACCGTTCTTAGAAAACTTTTCGTCGTAGACCAGTTTCTGCGAAACGGACTCGACCACAAACAACGGTCGACAGATACGCCCCGCGTCCGTGTGAACGCGGATTTCGCATTTGGACGTGTCCATCGCAATGCTCGTGTCGAAGGCGACTGTTCCGGATCGCTTCAACTCGCGTAGCTGCTCGTACGTCTTGTTAGGGATGTCGGTGGATCCCACGAGGTCGCCGTTTACAAACAGTTTGACCGATTGTGTCAAGTTACTGGTACGCAGAAAATCCTTCAAGTAGGTCGAATTGGTTTGTCTCGAGATACACGCCATCATGGACAAGTTTTTCACAAGACCACACGCTTGCCCCTCGGGAGTCTCCGCCGGACACAATTTACCCCATTGCGAGTTATGCAGTTGGCGAGGACCCGTCAGTTTCCCGTCCTTTCCGATTGGAGAATTTACGCGCCGGAGATGAGACAACGCGCTCGCGTACGTGAGTCGGTTGAGTACTTGCGAAACACCCGTACGAACGTTTTGTGACCCGACTCCCCAATTCCCGGTACTCAGCGAATACTTGATTCCATTCGTTATGATTTTCGTCTTCAAAATGTGATTGACGTTGAAGATCTTGCCAGCTTTTAGCGACTTGGCACACCCACTGAGAAACTCCTTGTACATGCGTCGAAACAGTTGCCTAAACAGATTGGCTAGCAGCTGACCGGACATGTCCACTCGTTTGTTCTTGAAATGATCTCGATCATCCTCGGGAATCCGATCGTTCCCACAGTCGATGAGCTTCTCAATCATATACACCAGCAATTGTATTTTCCCGCCTTTATTTTCGACATGTGGGAACATTTCTTTAATGAACAGATCGTGCGAGAACGACGCAAAAACCAGTTTCGTCGAAATGAACTCGATCGCGCTTTCCTGGTCATGCACGACGGTCTCTTCGAGGCTCGGTAACAGGTCGTTCTTATCGATCGTCTTGAATTGCGACAGAATGTACTCGCGATCGCATCCTAATAAGTAGAAAAACACAAAGATCGGTACGTCGCTTTTCGTAAAGGGAGACTGCATACGAATGACACGCTCGTTTACCGAGTTGGGTTGTGTAAGATGTGCCACGAACGTGCTGGTCGACTTGATGTCTTGCTCGCGTATACATCGAATTTCCGCCACGTGCGAAAACTTACTCGGTGATTTTTTCTTGAACACGTAGATTTGGTTATTGTTCATTTTTTCCTGTGCAATGAGCACTTTTTCACACCCGTTGACGATAAAGTACCCTCCCATGTCGTGTTCGCATTCGTGGTTGTGTTGAACGGTCGACATGGTCGTTTTCAAATTACACAGTGTTGATAGAAGCATGACTGGCATTTTGCACAGTAAACAACGATCGAACCTCGTTGTTTCTTCGTCGTTCTCTATAGATATGTCCACAAGAACGGACGTTTGGTACGTCAGGTTTCGTAGTCTTGCTTCGTTCGGGAAAACGGCCCTCGAGACGCCATCCGTCTCGGTATGGGACGGTTTGGTGTATTGGATATTCGCAATACACACTCGGTATTCTTTATTATCACCGATTATCGCAGTTTCATATTCATTGACGATATTCGGTAACAACACTTCTATAAAATCATTGTACGAGTTGATGTGTTGATGTACGAGTGATACTTCTCTAAAGAAAGCGTCTACGACTTCCTTCATTGCCTTTTTTTATAATTTATCGTTTCATTTTCTTAAGGTGGTTTTGTTTTATTTTTTAACGGAAAAGCACGGGAGCTACTTGGGTCTTGTTGATAGAGGGCTTGAGGAACTTCTTGGTCAGCACAAACACAATGGCGGAAATAATGGTCACCACCATAGCGTACACAAGGTGCATCTGTGCCACGTTGGTGTTACTCTTGATGAACTTCTGGATGACCACTTTCACGCTGTCGTTCCAGGCGAGCGCGGCGGCCAGCGCGAACCCGGTGTTAATGCTCTGGACGGAGGAGTTGTAGGTCTCGTCCACCATGGAACGGGCAAGGGCGACGGGGTCGATAGAGTTGATAGTACTAGGCATCATGACGGCGGCAGGAGGAGAAGCAGAAGGCTTGAGAATCTCTCCGTTTGACATCATGGACATTGTTGTTTATATATTCTATATATTTACAAAATAATTTCTTTAAAACCCGCGATACCCTCGCTGGTTTTGTGATCGATGGTGTATGGTATGCCTCTAATGTTTTTGCCGGCCGTCACTTTCTTAAATGCGGCATCCCCAGCCGGTTTGTTCACATCGATATACTCGTACGACACGTCACGCGACTTCAAATAGTCAAGCATTTTTACCGTGTACCCGCATCGCATAGACCCGTATACTGTAAAACGAGACCCTCTAGAAGTACCTCCTCCACCCGCCGCTGCGAGACTACTGAAACAGTAATTGTACGCAACGACAACGAATAATGCAGCAATGAGCAATGTGATACACTTATTCTTAAACATTTGTTATACAATCGTTAAAACAAATTAAAAAAATTTCGCGTACTAATTTCGAAAAAAAAGTATTCCAATCACATTATAAAAGATGAGTGCATCCGGAGATTCGGAACACCTTTCTCACGTCGAGTCTGATATGATGGAAGACCCCGACTTTGAAGGGGAGAACCTTCACGACATATTAGAGACGTTCTTTTTAGAGTCCAAGAAAAACCGTAACGTGGTTGATATTCTTCTAGAAATCAAACGAAGCTTAGAGATGCATAACAAAATTATGGTAAAGATGTTGACCCATCTTCAAGCTTCTACTAAATTAAGCTCTTCGTAAATAAATTCGTCCGGCTTCAACACAGCGGTGTTGGCTTTCTTTTTGAACGTCTTTTTTGAACCTTGTTCTATACAAATAAACGAATAGTTACATTGGTATTCATCGTCCGCGTCCTCCAAATCGATATCGGAATCGTAATCTGGTAATTTTGCATACGATATATAATTTGCGCATTTTCGGTTCATATTTAATTTACACCACAAATTACAAAAAGATGAAAAAAGTGATATTTGTTATAGTGTCTATCATCGTTTTGTATTATGTGTACGAACGCGCGACCCGTGACGGCTACTTTTTGAATGACGAGTCCGCCTTGACGTATCACGAACGGCAAGTGTACGAAGCGAGTCGTATGCACCTTTCGGAAACAGCGACAACAACAACAACAACAACGACCCAACAAGAACAAGAACAAGAACAAGAACAAGAACAAGAACAACAACCCGTGAACAAAACGAACACCACCACCAGCGGCGAGTGTTGTGTTGTGGGTCACGATGGGATATTAGCGGACATACGCGACGTTTTTGGGTTATGGGAGCTACCCGATACGGAACGAGTCGGACTCTACGAACCTCCCAAAGGTGTGTTGCTATACGGTCCTCCAGGTACCGGGAAGACGACACTCGTCAAACAATTGTGTAAGGAACAGCGCGTGTCCACGACCTGTCTCCGTATCACACCCGATATGATTGAAAACAAATATCAAGGCGAGAGTTTCAAGCTGCTCCGTGCGGTGTTCACCGTGGCGAAGAAAATGCAGCCTTGTCTAATCTTCTTCGACGAAATCGATGGAATCATGGCAGGTCGTAACGACCTCGACCAGTCGCACACAAACACCATGAAAACGATGTTCTTAAACGGAATGGACGAAATTGGTTTGTCCAAAGTCCTTGTCGTCGGTGCCACGAACCGTCCTGAAAGCTTGGACGTCGCGCTAATGAGGCGCATGGAACTCAAATTCGAAATGGGATTTCCTTCGAAAGACGTGAAAGAGTGTTTCATGGACACGTTCGATGTCGAGACCGAGACCAAAACGTTCGTGTGTGAGCGCTTCCAGTCTCTACACGACATGAAAGTCTTTCTCAAATATATAACACGGAGTAAAAACAAGGACCTGGAGGCTGCTTATACCAAATTTAAATTGAATTTCAATTTGTAAATGAAGATAACGCTTGTGTTGAACACAGAACCGACCATCGAACACACACTCGTGCTTGATTACAGTACCGAGCACGATTGTATCGTAGATCCGTTCGGTGAAGTGCTTACATCGAATAGTACACAAGCGTGCATTCGGTTTACACAGGCTGTTTCGGAGGCTACGATTTCCGGCGAGGAAACTTTCGTCCTTCGTAACGCCGTCTTATTCCAAGGAATTTTAAGGAGCGAACAAACGGTGTCCATGACACAACAAAATAACGTGATGATCGGGTACGGTTCGGGGGGGGAGACCGTAGGACACCACAACTGTTTTGTAGGGAACGACACGAACGTGTTGCAAGGACAAAGAAACATTGTAATCGGTCATGAAAATCGTTTACTTTCCGGAACAAACAATATCATTATAGGTCATGACGTAGTGGTGTCGCATTCCGTCAAGAACGACACACTCGTCATCGGTTCTCTTATCGAAGGGGATTTTGTCAATTCAAGTTTACGCCTAAACGCGTCGGTGGAAGTAACGCACGAGTTGACCGCAAAAACCATCCGTGTGGGGGAGTCTTTCCAAGCACCAACATTTACCGACGGTTTTTTGAACATTGCACGCGGCAACGTTGAAACGGGCAACGTGACCATCAACAGTGAGTTGGTCCAAGCACCAACATTTACCGACGGTTTTTTGAACATTACACATGGCAACATTGAAACGGGCAACGTGACCATCAACAGTGAGTTGGTCCAAGCACCAACATTTACCGACGGGTTTTTAAACATTACACATGGCAACATCGAAACGGGTAACGTGACCATCAACAGCGAGTTGGTCCAAGCACCGGCATTCACCGACGGGTTTTTGAACATTGCACGCGGCAACATCGAAACGGGCAACGTGACCATCAACAGTGAGTTGGTCCAAGCACCGGCATTCACCGACGGGTTTTTGAACATTGCACGCGGCAACATCGAGACGGGCAACGTGACCATCAACAGTGAGTTGGTCCAAGCACCAGCATTCACCGACGGGTTTTTGAACATTACACGCGGCAACATCGAAACGGGTAACGTGACCATCAACAGTGAGTTGGTCCAAGCACCGGCATTCACCGACGGGTTTTTGAACATTACACGCGGCAACATCGAAACGGGTAACGTGACCATCAACAGTGAGTTGGTCCAAGCACCAGCATTCACCGACGGGTTTTTAAACATTACACGCGGCAACATCGAAACGGGCAACGTGACTATCAATAGTGAGTTGGTCCAAGCACCGGTATTCACTGACGGGGTTCTCAAGATTACACGCGGAGAATTACAAATACCACAGGAGAACGTCGTGTTGTATTTCGAGGACGGTAGTTTCAAGTACAGGTTACACGATAAAGTGTACCGTATTATGTCTACTGCTGAAGAAGTTTAGCGACCGACGTTACAAAGCTTTTTTTGGTCGTAGGTTTTGTCGCCATGACCGAATACGAATTAAAAAGGTCGAACGCCGTTTCGATGTTCAGATTATAATACGCAATAAACTTTACGAATTCGGTCTTGTCGTTGTAATACATGTGCTTGTACATATCGTTGATATTCCCGTTATGTTGAAGGTTGACGACTGGGTTTTTGACCGTTTCGTCGAAACGCTGCCAATATTTGCGTTTTTGATAAAGCGCGGACCAGCGGGTCCACATCGTACCGAAACGCGGCGTGGTGTACCATTTGCACGACTGTAGATTTTCCACACGGGACAATTTATCAAACACGCTCGACAAGCACGCGTATACGCTCATTTGCAACGAATCGCTATTCACAAAGATAGCCTTGTGGTACATATCACCCATCGACATGGAGTTGGATATCTCGCACATCACGTCAATGTCCGTGTCTACTAACGCGTCTATGTAGTTTTCTTGGAATATAATCGGAAGAGTGCCCGAATCGCACATAAAGTACCGAAACTTTTTATCCAGTGATTCGTCGGGACGCAGTAACAACCGGTAGATGTCGTACATGTCCAGCCCCGCTTCCTTGTGACAATCGGAGATGGATATCATATGCAACGTGTTGAAAATCATCCGCGGTTCCTTGATGTTTTCGATATGTTGTTTGAGCCGAGGGTCGTATTCGATACGTTCCCGTTCCATAATATCTACGCATTTTGTAAAGAGTATTGTGGGAGACGGATACTCCAGCATGATAACCTTACATGTCGGTCTTAACGCGACGAGCTTGTTCGCCACAACGGAGTTGCATATAAACACGATACGTATCGATTTCTCTCCAGAGTCCCATTTCGATATATCGGTGATACTCACACTCTCGCTCTTGGTCACGAGATGTTCCATTTCGTCAAACACGAATATCCCATGTTTGACGAAACCTTTAACCCCTTGATAATATTTATTTAGATCGTTCTTTGTACGTTTGACAAACGAGTCATGTAAATAAATAGTCTTGTTGTACTTTTCACAAAACAGACGTACCAGTAAGGTTTTACCAGACCCGGTGGGTCCGAGGACAATCAAATGTTTTGTATCTTTACAAAACCATTCGTCCATCTCTTTGATTGGACCAGCATTTCCTAGAAAGTCCGACACACGGGTTGGGGAGTACCGTTGTGAAACGGTTTGATTGTCAATCACCTTTTGTCGTTTTTCAATACCGAAATACCCAAGAAGGTCCATTTATTACTTAAATCCTACAGTTACTTAAGTCCTTTGTTTTTATTTACCTTGAACGGAGAACGAATATCGGACTCACAAAGGAAAACGGTACACCCGCGAACGTGTGTCGTTCAAAGACGGCGTTTTCTTGGAACGACGTGTATCGGAACACGTGAACCGTGTCGTACACGAGCGTTACGTTTTGTAAATTTTCCATCTCGTTTAACGTGTCGGTCATGTCGTTGTCGTTCGAGTCAATCGACTGGATGAACTCAACCTCCTTGTTCGCACGGGTCTTCAATCGCCCGGCACCGACACCCACCAACGTGTTCCGCTGTCCACACGACATGTACTGTCCCGCCGACGCACCCACCGTCACGTTGTCTTGCGAATGCACGGCGTTTTGAAGCGCGAGACCGCCGATCGTCACGTTATTTTCACCACTGGATACATATTCAGACGCCGAATCACCGAGTAACGTGTTGTTCGATCCGAACTGGTTAGACTTTCCCGCGTAGGACCCGACCGTCACATTTCGCGTCGCGGACGTACTTTCGGACCCGGAGTGGGTTCCTACACATACGTTTCGATTTCCGGTCGTGTTCCGAAACCCCGCCTGGTGACCGACAAACGTGTTACTCGAACCGTTCATGTTAAGGTAGCCACAGTTGGACCCCACAAACACGTTGTGATGACCGAGGCTGTTGGTGATCCCTGTGTTTCGTCCGACAAAGACGTTGTCCGATCCAGACCGGTTCGATCGCCCCGATTCGCTCCCCAAAAATACGTTATTTATTCCGGTTTGGTTGGTGTACCCAGCCTGGTGCCCTATGAGGACGCTGTTGATGGTATTCACCGCGAGCGGAGACACGTCGGTCCCCATAAACACGTTTCGCCCACCTGACCGGATATTGGTGCCCGTATTGGCTCCAATAAACACGTTGTTTTCGGACTGCGTATTGTACCCGGCGCGATACCCGATCAACACGTTATTGTTCGTGTTACTGGAAGACCGCGCGGCTTCGTGTCCTAGAACGACCGCGGTGGAATTGTTATTCGCGTTTAACGACCCCGCAAACTTTCCCACGAAAACATGCGTATTTTGCAAACTGATATCGTCACTTATGATCGACGTATGATTGTTATTAAACCCGATGGATCGATTGATTGAGATGTCCATTTTATATTAACTTAAAGACGAATATAATAAACAAGGAGTACACCCCCCACCCCACCCATACCCAAAACTATGGAATCTCTAATTCGGTCCTACATCTCGAGTAAGAAACCCAATGTGGTGGAGAATCTGCTTCTCGACGTTCTTTCCGAAATTAGCACCAAGTACGATATCGACAAGAGGGAGCTTTTAGACACGTGTACGCGTTTCCTGGAGTCCAAATCATCCAAGAGTCGGTGTGAAGAAATCATGAAAACCGGTGCGCGGTGTGCGTGCCCGGTGGTACCAAACGAATCGTACTGTCGACGACACTTTGCGTGTAAAAGCACCACGGTGGAACGAACCCGATGTACCGGTATCACGAACAAAGGAGATCAGTGCTTGTCCGACGCGCTTCACGGTTCCAGCTACTGTAAACTACACGAGCGCAAGCGCCAAAACGACGCGCTACGGCTCCCGTGTGTTTATTACGACGAACACGACGACGACGAGCTCGACTTTTGCGGAAATACGGTGGTCATCGGGAAATGGACTTGTAAGAAACACGCACATCTCGAACGCAATCAAGCGAGTCTGTATCGTTACCCCAATTTACACGCGTACAAAAACAGACCCAGAGATGAACCTTCCAACAATGTGTTGGAATCACTGTTGGAAGACTCACCTTAAGAACAACAAGAACAAGAGGAAAGATGAACGACACGTTTTTTATGGAGCGAATCCTGTGCTACATAACAAGGGCCAAGAACAGTTTTAGATTACCTACCGAACAAGTATCTATTTTCGACAGTGGCGGTCCTTTCGACGAAGGTGGTGGTGGTCCTTTTGAGGAGGATTCCGTCGAAACAGCCACACAAGTCACCATTGTGATCGATCCGTAAAAAAAAAAGAAAAATTCCACTTTAAGAATACAATAGTTAACAAGACAAAAGAAAGGAAATAATATAATGGCTGGTATTTTTGCAAATATCGACAACACTATGACGAACGTCACTTTTGACAACCCTAATATGTTGTTCGGTGAAGATCGTGAAATCACAATCATCGGTGCGTGTGTGGAGCGAAATTTGGTCTTCATGGGGTTCAAGAACATTGAAGGAGAGATTCTAAACACGACATTACCTAGCGAGCTTATCGAATCATCCGTGTTTGACGAACACCCACGAGGCCCCGTACTCGTCGTGAAGACACATGACGATGGGACGATATTCATGGAACCGTTTGAACTTTCTCAAGCACAAAGTAACGGAGCAGCCATTGTCGCCAACGCGACCGAGCCGTAGTATCGAATTTGTTGGTCGCGATACACTTGACGAAGCGCTACCCGCTGCTCTTCCGTGTTTAAGAAATCCGCCATGTAGATACTTTTCGGGATTATCATGTAGAGACTTGCCGTGAGGGTCATGAACATAATCACACGCATCCATGGATTCATAGAACGCATGGTCCGTACGACGAGTATTGACACAAACAACGAGAAAAGATAAATGTGCAAACGCTCCTGTTGAATTTTTTGGTACATTTGTATTTGAAACGGACTCAGTAGCGTTTCAAACGAACCCGCGCTCTTTTTTCGCGGAATGGACGTCAAGATAGACCCGACGAGAAACCCAATCCCAATCGTTTGTAATTGACAGTTCATTTTAGATTTAGTTTACATTTAATTTAGAAAATCACTTAAAGAGATTTATCCATGTAGTATAGACGAAACCCTACACTCACAAATTCATATACTACACTCACGAATTAACATGCCTTGTATTCACGGAAGACAGCGGTCGATTTGCAAAGAGTGCGGTGGAAGTGCCATTTGCGAACACCGATGTCGAATATCGAGGTGTAAAGAGTGTGGAGGAAGTTCTTTTTGCAAACACGGGCGTCGGCGCGAAATTTGCAAAGAGTGTGGTGGAGCGTCCATTTGCGAACACGGGCGTCAGCGCAATATGTGTAAAGAGTGTGGTGGAAGTTCTATTTGCAAACACGGGCGTCAAAGGTCGATATGCAAAGAGTGCGGCGGAGCGTCGATATGCGAACACGGGCGCCAACGCACCCATTGCAAAGAGTGTGGTGGAGCGTCCATTTGCGAACATGGGCGTCAAAGGTCGATATGCAAAGAGTGCGACGGAGCGTCGATATGCGAACACGGAAAACAGCGCAGTCAGTGCCGAGAGTGCGGCGGAGCGTCGATATGCGAACACGGAAGACGGCGCAGTGAATGCCGAGAATGTCTCGGGGAGAAAGAGTACAAGAAAAGGTTTTGTTGTAAAAGTGAATGGTGTATGATACACAAGAACCTGAAATATGAAGGTTATTGCCGAACGTGTTTCATGCGTGCTTATCCAGACAAACCGGTTTGTCGAAACTACAAAATCAAGGAACAACATATCGTTGATCGCGTCAAAGAGCGGTTTCCGGAGTTCACGTGGGTATGCGACAAGCGATACGACTTTGCGCCAACGGACTGCGCGTCTCGGCGGCGTCCAGATATGTACTGTAATTTCGGAACACATATACTGATTGTTGAAATCGACGAAAACCAACACCGGGAGTACGACACAACGTGTGACAACAAGCGTTTGTGTGAGTTGTACCAGGATTTCGGACACACACCGGTTGTGTTTGTGCGATTTAACCCGGACGACTTCATGGACACGGATGGTACAAAAGTAACTTCGTGCTTCGGTTATGACAAAGCAAGCGTTTGCACAATCAAGAAATGTAAAGTACAAGAGTTTGGGAATCGTATACGTTTATTGTACTCGACGATAGAACAATACACAACTGAGTTTCGTACTGAACGTCCAATAACCCAAGACCATCTGTTCTACGACAAGAACGCATCGTTAGCTGTTCTTTAGCTTTACTTTTAACTGTACTTTACATTTAATTTAGAAATCATATTTTGAAACATACGCGCCCAATCGTACTGGTTCAAATACCATTGAATAACGTTCGGTTTGTTTATTAATTCGAACTCTTTTATTCGAACGATGGTTACGTGATCCGACTCGGTTCCGCCGGTTGTTGTGTCTTCTTCTTCAACAAACACACTCAGATGATAACGCAAAGACGGGAAACGGGTTTCGAGTATCGTCGTGAGACGCTCGGTTTCCGCGTGTGTGGTGGAGTTATACGCTTTGATAATCATTACAAACACCACCGGTTCTGTTGTGGACTGTAAAAGCTCCATGAGCCGGGTGTACCGACGGGTATATTTATCTACGAAAAAATGACGGAACAAATCGGGTCGATCACCGTTGGGTGGTAAATCATGAACGCTACGCAACAAGTCAAAGCGGGTGCACCGAAACGCTTTATGTCCCTCGAAAAGTTCGTCTTCGAATTCGGTGTCCGTTTCGATCGCCTTTTTCAGGTCTGTTTCAGAACGAATACTAAACACTTCGGTGACGGTTTTTTGCGACGCGACAATCCAATCAAAAAATTGTGTCTCGACGTCATGGTGTAGTCCAAATTTGCGCAAGTAAAACGCGGGCAAGCACCCTTGACCGATACTTATAAATTTCATTTTCTACTTACATATGACACCTTAAAATAATCAGTCGTTCAGAAACGCAGTTTTTTGGTGTTTAAAACAAACGTTCGTCGTCTTGGAGTTCGAACGAGGTCGTCAGTTGAGGGATCTGTGTAAAACGTTTTTGTCGGAGATTGGCACGGAGGGTGTCAATGAGCGCAAAGACGCCCGGGTTTTCACCGAGACTGTTAAAACTATGGATGAGACAAGACGTCATGGCGCCGGAGAATTTACACATGCGGTTCACGTTAAACGCGTCTGCAGACGTTTGGTCATCCTTACATCCGGAAATAAGAATAATTTTGGCGTCACACGCCCTAGCGCGGTTCTCGATCGTCTTCTGTTTACCCACGTAACAGTACTTCAGGTCACCGATGGTACCGCTATGACAACAATCGGCGATGAAAATCACGCGCGTTTTGGGACTAAACTTTCGTAGACATTCTTTAATAAAATCATCCGGAACGACTCCCGCTCGCTTGAAATCGGACGGTACCAGGCACTCGTCGCGACCGTCCGATTCGTCTTTTTGGGCACCGATGTCGGGGATACCACAACCATGACCGCTGAAATGAATCCACGCGAGGTCGATCTTTTCGGACCACGAGCGACTGGCCAAGTTGTTAATCTCAGCGAGCATCCCGCGACCCGACGTGTGACGTCTACCGAGTGTGGTGTCGTCGGTGAACGAGCGAACGTCGTCAAACTGAAATGTATTTTTGAGGACCAATTCCATGTTGCGTACATCGTTAATGCAACCGCGCAGACGCGCGTCAGTGGTGTAGCTGTAGTTTAAGCCGAACAGTATAGCGTGTTTCATTAGTTTTAATTAAAGAAAATTTAATTTAAAGAAAATCGACATTGTTAAAACGAGAGACAGATTCAGAATGAACTCGCGTTTCCAACAAACGAACGCGGTCCCCTTTGCGGATGTGAAGGGAATTCAGTTCAGTATACCGAGCGCGGAAGACATCCGTAAACAGTCGGTCGTGCATGTGATTTCCACCGACCTTTACGACAAAAATGTACCAAAAGTGGGTGGTTTGTACGATCTCACGATGGGGACCACGGACAAGAGCTTGTTGTGTCAAACGTGTAAATCGTGTGTGGTCAATTGTTCGGGGCATTTCGGGCACATCGAACTCGCGTTCCCCATGTACAACATCTGCTACATCAAACAGGTGTACAAGATTTTACAGTGCGTATGCATGCGATGTTCTGACGTGCTACTCACGGACAGCTACAAGAACTTATACACGGACATAAAACGTGTGCGATCAAACCTGCGTTTCAAACGAATTCATGAGATGATCAAGAGACAAGGCACGTGCCCCCATTGTCAATTCGAGCAGCCGAAATGGACCATGGACTCTACCCGGATCGACTGTTTATTTCCAACCCCAGTCGAAACCCCGTCTCACCCCGTGGTCTTGTTTACTTCCAAGATGGCTTTCAGCATTCTCCGTAAAGTGACGGACGCTAATTGTATTTTGATGGGATTTCACCCGGAGTACTCGCACCCGAAAAATATGATTTTCAAAGTCTTACCCGTGAGTCCACCGGTGGTGCGTCCGTCCGTGATGATGGACCCGTCTATGCGAACCCAGGACGACTTGACCCACAAACTGATTGAGATTATCAAATCGAATCAACAGGTGGAGAAATGTCTGAATAACAAATCTCCGACGAACATCCTCGACGAGTACTTGAAGTTGCTACAGTTTCACATCACCACGCTCATCGACAACGATATTCCGGGACAACCACAAGCGACGCAACGCACCGGGCGTCCTATCAAATCGGTCTGTCAGCGTATCAAGAGTAAAGAAGGGCGGGTTCGAGGGAATCTGATGGGAAAGCGTGTCGATTTTTCGGCACGCACGGTCATCACGGCGGAACCCAACATTCGTTTGGACGAGTTGGGGGTTCCCGAGAGTATCGCCCGCAATCTGACGTTTTCGGAAACGGTCACCGCGTTTAACCGAGACGTTTTACAAAAATACGTCGACCACGGCCCCGACCCTCCGAATTTACACGACGTCGGCGCGAAGTTTGTCGTAAAAGGTCCCGTGGGGAAAGAGCAACGAAAGGACCTGCGTTTCGCGAAAGAGGTCCAACTCGAGATCGGAGACACGGTGGAGCGTCATCTGATGGACGGCGACTATGTGGTGTTTAACCGACAACCCACGTTACATCGTATGTCGATGATGGGACACCGTGTCAAGGTTATGAAGGGAAAAACGTTTCGACTCAATTTGAGTGTGTGTTCCGCGTATAACGCGGACTTTGACGGTGACGAAATGAATTTATTTTTACCGTGTACGCACGATGCACGAGCGGAAGTCAAAGAACTGATGATGGTCTCGAAGAACATCGTATCACCTCAAGCGAATCGCCCGGTGATGGGTATCGTACAGGACGCGCTGCTCGCGAGCAGCAAGTTGACGCGCCGAGACGTGTTTGTCACGAAAGACCGAATCATGAATATCATGTACCGCGTAGGAATTGCGGATTTTAGGAAAATACCCGTTCCGTGTATACTGAAACCCGTGCCTTTGTGGTCCGGAAAGCAAGTGTTTTCTCTGGTAATGCCTAAAAAACGATACCTCGCGTTGCGTCGCAACACAGGGGCGCACGAGGACATTGACGACCCGACACAGTATTCGCACTGTTTCGCAGACACGGAGGTGATAATCTGTGACGGCGAGCTGTTGTCCGGTATTTTGTGCAAAAAGTCTTTGGGAACGTCGAGTGGAGGTATCGTTCACAAAATATGGACGGAAGGTTCACCCGAGGACGCGTGTGATTTTATTAGTAACGTACAGTTCTTGTGTAACACGTGGCTTGAGGAAAACGGGTTTTCGGTGGGTATATCAGACTGTGTGTTTGACCAAACGGAACGGGTCGGAGCGATCGTGTCGGAGTGTATCCGAGAAGCGCACCAAGTGATTGAGAGCAACAAGAACGCGGACCCGTTGAGTTACGAGCCCAAGATCAACAACATTCTGAACAAGGCGCGTGATACGTCGGGGCGGTTCGTCCAGAAGCAAATCACGAACGCGAACAATTTGTACAGCATGGTGTCCGGAGGGTCGAAAGGGTCGGTAATCAACATCGCGCAAATCATGGCGTGCGTGGGCCAACAGAACGTGAACGGCCAACGTATCAAGCACACGTACGAACACCGCACACTACCACACTTCAAAAAACACGACAACTCGCCGGAAAGCCGAGGGTTCATCCAACACTCGTACATGCAAGGGTTGAAACCGAACGAGTTTTTCTTTCACGCGATGGGTGGGCGAGAAGGTGTGATTGACACAGCCATCAAAACGAGTGATAGCGGATACACACAGCGTCGTCTGGTCAAAGCGATGGAGGACGTCACGATCATGTTCGACGGCACCGTGCGGAACAGCCTGGGTGACATTTTGCAGTTCAAATACGGCGAGGACGGAATGGACGGGTCCCGGGTCATTCAACAAGGATTCCGCGGAAACTCCGTCTGGTTGCCTTTGGACGTCAAGGAGAGTGTGGAACACGCGGACCACGTGTTTGGTGTGTTTGACCGACCGAACCCCGATCTCACCCCCCTGTTCAACGAGGTCCTCAAGGCGTTGAACGTGTCCGCAAAAGACCCGTACATCGTACGTCGACACAACGCGGCGTTAATCACACCGGGCGAGATGGTGGGTGTGATCGCGGCACAATCACTGGGACAGCCCATCACACAGCTCGTACTGAACACGTTTCACGCGGCCGGTATCAGCGCGATGAACGTGACGCTCGGTGTTCCGCGTCTGAAAGAGCTCATGAACGTGTCGAAGAACATTCGCAGTCCGTCCATGCGAATCATGCCGCTCGTGGACACGCTCAAAGACGAGCTATGCGGTGTGTTCTTAAAGCGTTTCATCAAGTACGCCAAGACTGTACAAAACCACCCGAGTCCGGCGTACGAACAAGAGTACGTCGACCTGATGGACATAGACGGTATGTACTCGTCCATCGAACAGACGGAATGGGCGATACTGTACGAGATGGACACCGATCGGATCGACGAGAGCGAGCTCGACATAATCGACATCACCACGTGGATCAACAAGTCCTTCAATTACGTGTGGTGTTCGTCGAGTCGCGACCAGATATTGGTTCGTTTGTTTCCGGCGAACAACGGACACGACAATCCTCACAAAATTAAGCAGTTGTCGCACAAGATCTCCACGGACACCACGATACAAGGGTTTCGTGCCATCACCGACTGTGTACGAAACGGCGAGTACATCGAGACGAACGGTATCGACCTCGTGAACATCCTCGCAGACCACGAGCGCGTCGACCCGTATCGCACAAGGTGTAACGACGTGATAAACGTCTTTAACGTGTTGGGTATCGAAGCCGCGCGACAGGTGCTCGTCGACGAGCTCAAGAAGGTGATCGAATTCGACGGCACGTACGTGGACTATAGACATGTCGCGCTGTTGGTCGACACGATGACATACAAAGGGTCTTTGATGGCAATCACGCGCCACGGGATAAACCGAACAGAGACGGGTGTGTTGATGCGTTGCTCGTTCGAGGAGACTGTGAACGTCCTCACCGACGCGGCTATTTTCGCGGAAGTCGATCACATCAAAGGCGTTACGGAGCACATTATCATGGGGAAAACCGCAAAAATAGGCACCGGGTCAATGGACGTGTTGGTGGACGTGGATAAATTTCTGAAATTACAAAAAGAGGCTTACGAAATCGAGTCCTATTATCCTCCTTCTTCTTGGCGACCCTCGAGCCCTCGTTCGTCGTGTCCCCTGACGGAAAATCAACAGTCCTATTTCCCAGACAAAAATTAACTTAAAGAAAACATACATGTACTAGTAAGAACAAGAACACGAATACAAACACAACAACAAACACATCATGAATACACCGACTACTTTCAACGATCTGATGACGGTCATCTCCGGACAAGTATCGTCCTATCTTAACGAACGTGTCGCGGGTGTGGTCTCTTTGTTGTGTGATAAATACGACCTCTCGTATGACGAAGTTATACATGCTATTCCAGAAACAACAAACCTTACTTGTCCGATCATGACGAAAAAGTACAAAAAGAAAATCAAGTTTGCACAACTACAGGAAACCCTTGTGGTTGCAGCTGCAGCTATGGCGAATGAACCAGAGCCGGAATTCCCTATCGCTCTGTTGGTAGCGAGTGAACCAGAACCAGAACCAGAACCTGAATTCCCTATCGCTCTGCTGGTGGTGAGTGAACCAGAACTTGTCTCCGTGGTGGAACCAGAACCAGAACCAGAACTTGTCTCCGTGGTGGAACCAGAACCAGAACCAGAACTTGTCTCCGTGGTGGAACCAGAACCAGAACCAGAACTTGTCTCCGTGGTGGAACCAGAACCAGAACCAGAGCCTGTTCTGATCAAACCCAAGAAGCGCCCTTCGAGGAGACCGGTCAAACAACCCGTGGTTGAACCAGAACCTGTCCCTGTGGCGGAACCAGAACCAGTCCCTGTGGTTGAACCAGAACAAGAACCAGAACCAGTCCCCGTGGTTGAGCCTGTCCTGACCAAACCCAAGAGGAAGCGCCCCGCCTCGAAGAGACCGGTCAAACAACCCGTGGAAACCGAACCAGTCCCTGCCCCTGTCCCTGTCCTTGTGAGTGAACCAGAACCAGTCCCACCGGTGGTGATTGCAGTCCCTGTCGCAGTGGTTGAGGTGGTGGCTGACGAAGAGCCCATTCAACAGGTCAAACCCAAGAGGAAGCGCCCCGCCGCCTCGAAGAGACCGGTCAAACAACCCGTGGAAACCGAACCAGAACCAGAACCAGAAGTCCCTGTCCTTGTGGTGGAACCCGAACCAGAAGTCCCTGTCGCAGCTGTTGAGGTGGTGGCTGACGAAGAGCCCACTCAACAGGTCAAACCCAAGAGGAAGCGCCCCGCTAAGAAATCGGTCAAAAAACCGGTCGAAATCCCTGTTGCCGCGCCGGTGGTCGTCGAGGTGGAACTAGAAGAAGAAGTCCCTTCTGTGGTGGTCTCTGCACTTCTTGTGGCGGAACCAGAACCAGAACCAGTAGTCCCTGTTGCAGTAGTGGTGGCGCAGATCAAACCCAAGAAGCGCCCCGCCTCGAAGCGACCGGTGGAAACAGAAGAAGCGGTGGTCCCTGATGTAGCTCAGATCAAACCCAAGAAGCGCCCCGCGAAGAGCGCCCCACAACATCAAGGAGAGTCTTCGTCTTCTTCCAACCAAGCAGGCAAAAAAGAGATCAAGATATCCGATTTGCCTTCCGACGAAGCTTCTTGGTTCAACGACATGCTCAACAAGCTCGGAACGTCCGGAAGTTTGTTGAGCGCGGCGGAACCACCCCCCCCTGAAATCAAAAAGTCGTTTTTCCCAGCTCACCAGCAGCAGCAGCACCCCGCGCTCCCACCAGATTGTGACGTGTACTCGGACGACGGTATCATTGACGATTACCAGGACGACGACGAGAAAAACTATGACAAATATGTCTTGGAAGAATAGAAATTTAAAGGAAACAACAACAACAACAACAAACAAAACGCGATGGCAGTGTGTTACGACAAGTCTTGTGACGAAGTTGATAGTATTAAGTACAAGCAAGTCATATGTATAAGAAGAAGCGAAACCACCAACACCAATTATGAACCCTACAGTAACGTGGACCACGTCACAAGTTCCGTTGGGAGTTGTGCTGAATCGACGCTCACGCGAATGGTTCGAGTTGAACGAGTGTCTACGTTACATGACGAAAGTAGAGTGTCAAGTAGAGTCTAACGACGAATCGGAATATAAAGCAAGTGTTTTTTCAGACCCGTTCACCAACAAAACAACCACCTATTCTATAAACGGAACTATCTTGTATCGGAACGGGGTAAAATTGTCAACGGTATTCTTACCTGTATTATCCGTGTTATTTGCATTGAGTCACGTGGCGTGTTTAGTTAGCAATGCGTCTCATACATACATATATGACACCTCAACGCGTAGTTATTCATTTCCATTCAAAAGTATCGTACACGTTCGTTTTTTATACAACCTAAACAAATGCGTCTTGACCAATTCACAACACTCGTTTGTTGTCATAGGACCTGACGACTACACTGCGGATACTATGGACGATCTTGTGTTATTTTCACCGAGTGGATCGTGTGTGTGTTTTACAGAATCACAAGAATTTGTCATTTATGAGAGTGGTCGATGCATAGTTCTCGCGGAAACATTAACGCCCTATCGCATCAACCCATTGACACGGATCTATGAATCCGCGAGACATATTCTTTACAATCAGGACAAAAAAAAAATAGTCGTGAATAATGAAACCATTTTAAGCATGTTTCAAGAGCATGGATGAGATGTCTTTGACAGCCTCTACGAGAATCGATACCACCTTACTGTAATCCACTGCCAAATACCCGTCCGAACGTTTATGTACCAAGGACGGAAAATGCCGAGCAACATCTTGTGCAATAAACCCATAATTATGGTTGCCTTTATCGTTTTTCCAATCAAATGTGACACCTTGTAACATATTCACCAATTTCAAAGGGTCTTCTATGGGTTTGATGTTTTTCTTCAGGTTCTTATCGGACGGCGCGTAGTATTCAAACGCGCTAGCCCGTCCCGTACCATCGACCGAAAATATAGTGTCAAGGGACTCGTTACGAACTTGAAACGTATCATGTACGGTACTCCCGTTTAGATTCAGAGAAATGGTGGAGTTGTTGTCGTAAGGGAACAAGTTTGAAGTCAAAAACTCGTTTGTGGAGATACGACCACCGGTGATGTTTACGTTAGTGTGATCTTGCATGGACATGGTACCCAGTTGTGGGGTCAACCCGAACGACACAAATGTGATGGGTGTTTCGTCCAGGACGAACAAAGACTCATTAAGAACGTTAATGGTACATGTGAACGACACACCCACGTTCTGAACACCTTTACCGTTGCCTGCGAAACCGGACGGACTTACGATGACTGCCGAATGTTGCATAGCATCGAACGTATTGAAATCGTCCATGCGGTAACACTTGGAAAAGCGACCGAAGGATACGTGTTGAATTCCGCTAATCTTAAAAACACCGTTATACTGTTGATCGACACTGTTTTTTATCAAAACAATATCCCCGATTTCAATCGATACTCCGTCTAACGTGTTAGCGCCGCTATTGGAAAATAGCGAATATACTTGTCGTGTCTCTACCGAAACAAACAAGGGTTCCATGGTGATGGAATCATGATTGGTTGAACTAAGAGTAACGAAATAGGTGGACGTTCGACCGATACTGTACACGTTTGTGGTGACTACGGTATTTGTTGGCTGCGGATTCACGTAGATTGTTGTCGTCGCTCTTGAAACCGGTTCTTCTGGTTCTCGGGTCATGACAAAGGGTTCTTGTTCAGAAAGAGGTTGTTGTTCTCGGGTCATTGTTGTGCTGCTGAAAGGTTCGGGTTCGGGAGAAAGAGGCGTTTGTTGTTGTTGTTGTGGTTGTGGTTGTGGTTGTTGTGGTTGTGGTTGTGGTTGTTGTGGTTGTGGTTGTTGTGGTTGTGGTTGTGGTTGTGGTTGTGGTTGTTGTTGTTGTGGTTGTGGTTGTGGTTGTTGTGGTTGTTGTTGTGGTTGTGGTTGTGGCTGTGGTTTAATTTTTTGTTGGACCTGTACGTACAATTCTTTAATGGCCTCAGTTAGAATTGGAATTACTTTAGTGTAATCGACGGTAAGATGACCATTGAGCGTTTCCGACACGACTTCGGGTAATGTCTGTTGGATCTCTTGTGCAATAAATCCATAAGACGCACCTCGTTTATTTTTGTTATCATCCTTCCATTCGAATGTTTTTCCTTCAAGTTTGGTTACGATGTCTAATGGGTTTTGTATATCGTGTATGTTCTTTTTGAGAGAACGATCGGACATTTGTGAGAATTGGAACGCGGACACATGGCCTTGTTCGTCCACACTAAACACGGCGCCTTTTTGAGTCTGTCCCGGAACTATCGAAGTAATCTCAAAGTACTTTTCGGGCGGGATGTGTATCGAAAAAGTGGACTCCGTGGCTTGAATGGTCGACGTGTGGAGTTGGTCCACTGTGATGGACCCCCCAGAAATGAGTACATTGTTATGATCCTGGTATGCCATCGAACCGTGTGTATTGTCTTGAACGATGAACGGGACAATCACGATATTGTCTCTATTTATTACAAAACCGTGGTCCAACACGGACGGATTGGACACGATGTAGCTATTCCCGCTCGCGATTGCGTTTGAAGAGCTGCTTTTTACATAGATAAACGCGCCGATACATGCATTCGCGGACACAAAATCAACCGCGCGGTCGAGGACTGTCGACGTTCCTGACGTTCCGGTGAGTTCGATGACACGGAAGACACCGTTATACACGGTATCGACAAGTCCAGTGGCGTTGTTCATAATAGGACTGTTCAACAACACCCGGTCACCGACTTTTAAATCGGTACGGTCAATCTTATTGTCGATTAACCCGGTCAACGTGATTCTATTGGGATTGACGGGGTCGACACTATACTGGTACCCGTTGGTGTCGGTCGTCGCTACATCGACGAACGTTTTTAGGTTGTCAACGTTGTAATTGTACACGTTTATATTAGACTCCACAGTGTAGTTCAGTTGAACGTTTCCGTCTGCGGTAAAAAAGTCTGACTTTTTTATGTAAATTTCACTTGCGCTTAATTTTGTAAGCAGATGTGACACATCGACATTACCACTACTACTTCCGCCTGTATTTCCTCCATAATCGCGTACTTCTTCTTTCGTGTAATAATTCTCTCGAATATAGTTCAAGTAAACGATATTACCCGTGTTTACCAAGTCAGGTACGTTATGTAGAATATAATTCGACACGTAGTCTTCTAGTCTAAGATAAAACGGTTGCATCGGATAATCGAACAACCGACTCGATTCGATATTTAAACGAGTTAAATCGGGAATATAGTTTTGCTGAGTGTTGTTGTTGTAGTCTTGAAGGATCCCATCTAATACGTTTGAGGTAATCAGACGGGACGTGTCCTGATCTATCGTCATTGCGTAGATAACTTCAGAGACGTCTGTCGTCATGTTACCGTTCTCCCTGTACTCATCGAGGACTTGTGTAATCTTTTCAGTTTGTACGTCCGGTAGCGTAATGTTAAGTAACGCGTCTTCTATCAGATTGACGAGAGTCGTATTATTGATTTGCACGTCATGGGTGAGATAATTCAACAAATAATCACTCATCTGTTTTTTGGAAACCAGTTCATTATCGGAGAGGTTCGTGTACGGTCTGGTCGTGGTTACCTCTACGCCGTCCGTTTGAATAGATCCATTCACGGACAATCCGCTCTTCACTAGTATAGGTGCGTCGTGTGTGTGTTCTATAGTATCGATACGAAGGTCCTTTGTGTGCACGAACGACGGTCCTATTAACGTTTCGGAAAAAGACCCATCCACACGAATGCTAAGGTGTGTATTTTCATTGTGGTCCCATACCGGTTTGATTCGCAACGAATTTTGTGTAATATGGGCAAACTCCAAATGGTCTGGTGTCAAAAACACATCTCTTTCGTAAACGTCTTGGTAGTCGAGACTTCCCATTCTAAAATGTTTAGGATATACTTTTTCACGTTAAATTACGCGTTCGTTGATCGAGTTCTTTAATTGCCTCAATAAGGAAGGGTATAATCTCTAAATATGAAATGTCGTAATAACCGTCATCACCTGTTTCCACCACATTCGGAATAACACGAGCCACGTCTTGTGCCAAGAGCCCGTACGACTCTGTTTTCCCTCCTCGCATGCGGTACGACTTTCCGGACAATCGAGAAATCACATCGAGTGCGTCATGTAGCTCTTTAATGTCCGTTTTTAACCGAGCGTCCGACCGACCGCGTATCTTATCGGCACACACATGACCATACACGTCGAGTACCGGAAAATTATTGTCGGTTCGAGACAACCGTACCGTTTCGTTAGAATGAATCAATACCGCTTCGGCGTGTAATTTTTCCACAGTCGATGTAGTCGATCGTTGCTCGGTCTCCACAAACATGAGTTGTTTGACAATGGGCATTTTTGTTTAATGGTGAGATTGTTTTAAACGCCATTTGACCCCACGTTTACCGGTTTGGTCGTTTCACGTCCCAACGGATCGGTAAAAATCAAGTAAAGTGTGGTATTTTCTTCGAGCCCGATCCATTGAAACCACACCTTGTCCGTATATTTTGTAAATCCGTTATACACCGGCTTTTCCGTGTACTCGATTCGTGCGCGTATAGAGTACGGAATGTCGAACGTGGTTTCTATACTATGGATCCACAACGCGACGTCGTTTGTACCGACGTGATCGAGTTCCACGTGAATGTCCTCCGCGGACAATTGGACCGACGGAACAATGAGCGAATTGGAAGAAACGTACTCGTGTTCGAACAAGTCAAATGCGAATCGCACCTCCACGTCTTGGTCGATGGTTTCGGGGACCGTCCAATCGAATTTCCAGTTATTCTGCAAACCTTCCACCGAACGTTCTACCACTAAAGGCCAGAATTCTTCGGTTTCTTTATTCACCGCCTTGAGTCCCGTAAAGTAGTACGCGTTCACCGCGGTCGTCGTTTTAAACGTCGCGCGAATAACGTCGCCTTTCTTTGCGTAAGTCGGCGGTGCAATCACAAAGTCGTAGACCAGGTTGGTGTCCGCCTTGCGAGAGTACACGATGTGTGTCGACACTTGCATGGTGTTGTACGAGTTGACAGCCTTGAGTAGCGCGGACTTGATGATCAACGTATACGGGTCCGTGCTCGCGGAGATCCGAATCATCGGTGTGTTTGCGGAGTAAATGATATTGTCCCCGTGTATGGTGTAATGGATGACACCGTACCCGATTGTGTCGAATTGGGACTCCACCGGTAACCGCACACGAATCGTGTCCACTTCGTCCATTTCTATTTGTATGTTGATGTTCGTAAACAACTCGACCCGATCACCAAGGATCGTCCATTGGTGCTTCGCTAAATGGTTTCGTTCGGTGTACGTTTCGGAGTACCACATCGAGGACATACGGGCTGGGGTGAGCATGGTCGGTTGAAGTCGTGCGAAATATCGAAGCGTAATGTCAAACTGGAGTCGGGTAAAGTCGTCACGGAGAAGCGGACAAAACACGTTGAGCGTCGTCGGTGTGTCTCGTTGAATGTACGAATGACATGTTGTAGACTCGTACAAATACTCACCCGTGGTTTCGTCGTAATTGGAGTTTACGAGTACCATGATCGGACACAACGGCATGGTTTCGTCCATGGCCACCGGAAGGTCCACAGTGAACCGATCTCGCATGCGGTCGTTTTGTTGGATATGAATCTCAAAGTGCATGTTCCCGTGCACGACCGAGTCTTCCACTTTTCCATAAAATACAGGACTCTCGACCGTGTAGAGTACTCCACCACCGGGGATATGAACGTGTTGGTCGAGATGGTTCCACGCAATTTCGTTGGCGGTTTGGTACACATACAAATCTTGGTTCAACGTGCTTTCGAGCGTGTCTTTCAGGTGATTTAAGTCGTTTTTCAGAGTGATATAATCGTTCACTAATTGATTCTTGAGCGTCTTGATGTCCTCGATTTCCCTAATTACATCGATATCACACACCTGTAAAGTGTGTACACCTCGTAGGATTTGGGCGTCCAACACAGAAAACGAGGCGTCGGTGAGTAAATGTCCCGATCTACGCGGAGTTTCTACCGCCAGGGCAAGGTACGGTGACACCAGCGGGAAATAACCACCACTTCTTTGGGCATCCGCCTCCGTCGGTATTTCTAGTTCTATTTCTCTTACTTCTTCTTCTTGTTTTTCTTTTTGCTCCAATAGGTTGATACCGATGCTCGACAACTGTGTCAACAGTTGGGTACGCGTTTTTGCAGATATTCCATGTCGTTCAGCCTCGTGTCGTAGCGTAGACGTCGGACAGTTACGTATCGCTACATACATTATCCGGTGTTTAGAGGGGTTGGTTTTAATTTAACCCGAACAATTTTTTGTTTTGAGGTTTTTGTACGGAATTTTCAATAAATTTTTATTCCAGTTGTAAAAACAAGACGGACGCGTTGCGGAGAATGTCATCCACATTTTTCGACGTCGTCGCGACATCGTCGTCGACCAAAACCCATTCTTGTGTACACTCTTGTAAATACCCGGCATTGTAATGAGCCGACGATTCGTTGTTTAATTGAGGGATGTATCGACAAACGGCAAACACCGTATAGATATTCATACCAAGTCTGAATTTCGTTTGATTTATTACCATGGTAGGACGCGCGCGGATAATAAGCGTTTGTGGGTAATGCGAAACGGACACGTACTCGCTGCATGTGTCTGTTTGATGACATCGATCACATCGATAACCGGGAAGCGCATGTTTTCCAAGACCCTCGAACGTATCGTAGAGCCCGTACGCACACTCGTAATTGAGAATCACATGATTACAATTCTGACATCGGATGTTATTCTCAAATTGAATTTTGTATATTTCGTCCACGACCGAGTACCGTTCGCCCCATGAACGACGCCCTTCAAGCGAACCGACATACAGTGTGTTGGGTATCGGCGTCATAAACGTACAAAGATAATCGAGTATGACGATCACCGCCTCGTGCGCGTCGTTTTGTTCCATATTGTCGAAAGGTTTGTAGAACCTTCGAATTTTTTTGTAAAGTTCGTCCGGGTCACATACGACCCCACCGCGTACGCGAGTGTGTATCTTGTAAAATAAAATAGCCTCGGTATTGGTTTGTCCGATACTTTGTTGTACGAATCGATCCAGGGAGTCCGTTCGTATAATACATTGAAGCGCCGCGCCCAAATAACATGTATTTCCTTTATTCAATATCATACTTTTTACAGTTTTACTATTCGGACGCTTTGGACTTGGTCCCTTAATAACTGTTGTTCAAGTGTCTTTAAGTTGAATTTTCTCATGTCGTCTATATTCGGACACACATGAATTTCACAAGACAAACATCGTGTACAAAAGTCATGGACACACCATTTACACGGCAACATGATGGGATTTTTACGCTTACAATGAGTACATTTGGGCATTGTTTTTATTAAATTATATTTTATTCTATAAGATAAAAACAGTCATTGTATACACACGGAACCGTGTCGATTGGATTGTTTTGTTGTAGTTGTAAATTAGTGCCCGTTGTTGTTGAACCCGAGTTGGTCCCTGAAGAACCCGGTGCGTTTTCAGACTTTTCGGTCACTTCCGGGTCGGGTTTCTTCTTGGTCTTTTTGGACTTTTTGAATAAAATGACCATCACACAAACCCCGAGTAGTAGTAACATTACACCGACACCGACATTCAGTAAATTTTTTTTATTCATTTGTATACTATAAGATGTACAAGTTTTTTAAACGGAATTCAACAAAGCTTATAATACTGTGTGTCATTCTATTCGTTGTAGTAGGATACAGTTGCTACACCCCAAATAAAGAGTACTTTGTGTTTAAAGTGAGTACACCCGGTGGCGAGATCCTGGTGGATCAGAACGATTTTGCTAGTGTGATTAACGGACTCAAGCCGAAGAGCGTCAAGGGTACGTTTACGACCGACGATCTCTCGGAGCTCGTGCGGGAGCTCAAAGGTTTATGGGTGGCCAATTATACAGGGATGTACAACAGATCTTGTAGCACCGACAGTCAAAAAGCATCGCGACAATGCATAGAAATGAACGACGTTCTTTCCCTCGTTCACGAGACCAATGCGGTAAAATATCAAGGGAAACCCGTGACGTCCAAAGAAGAATGGCTCAACGCGATTATTGATACCGGTTTCAAGATGTTTCCCGGAGTTAAGCCTACTGACTACGAACGGGCTGACGAGGAGGTCATTCAAGCGGTAATGGATAAAAGACCGGTTGACACCGTAATAAAATTAAAACAAAGTAAGATTAATACAAAATGATAAAAGGATAAAAGGCCGGTTGACACCGTAATAAAATTAAGGCAAAGTAATTTCATTCGAATAAAGCAATCGGATCAGATTTAGGCTTTTCGTGCGACCAATACGATGGGCGCGGCCGGCGATTTGAGCTTCGAGTTCCGCGTGCATCTTTTGAAACAAAATCACGTCGGTCGCACGCGTGAAATTAAGACCACATCCGTGTACCGTCGCGTTGGCAACCAGAACACGCACCTGTCCGTCCTCAAACATGTCCACCGTTTTTTGAATTTTACCGGTGAGCGCGCGGTACGGAATACCGTGCGCGTCGAGCACCTGTTGTAGTTTTTTCAGGGTATTGTCGTTGTACATAAACACCAGAATGTGCGCGTCTTCCGTGGTAGTAAGCTTATCTTTCAAGAGCCGCACGAGTCGTTCGTACTTTTGGCTTTGGCTTTGACTGGTTCCACCACCTCCGGCTGCTGAAGAAGAAACTTTCGAAATAGTTTTCACAATCGCAAAATGACCCCGACACAAAGGGCACGTCTTGTTTTCGAGGGTTTCACACAAGGTTTCAAACAAGCGTTTCACACAAGGTGTGCAAAAAGTATTCATACAACAGGTGAACACACACTGCTCGATACCGCATTCGTAACAAATGGGACATGGCGAGCTCGGTGCTTGGTCCAACAACATATCAACCTGTTCGTGAATCCGTCTCAATTTAGACTCGAGACACTCAATCTTTCGTTGCGTTTTGTCTATTTTAAGCAGGGTCAACTGGTTATCTTCCACGCGACGTTCCAGGTTACGAAGGTATTGAGTTTTCATGTGTAAATTGTTTATTTCGATGGCGATGCTTTTACACACGTGTGACACGAGATTCTCCTTGGTATCGACGGAACACCCGTAATGATCCAACACACCCCGCACATCATCCCCGTTCAACAATTGCGCGACGTCTTCCGAAACGGCGTGGTCGAGTATCATGAGATACACCGGGTCGTCGCAATGAATTACACTGACCGTTATAGGAGGGAGTTTCAACAACGCGTCGATGTACTTGTTGTTCATTTTGACGATTATCCTCGATAATATACAGTTCGCACTTTCGGACTGTAACCTTTTGAATGTGTTTTTAATGTATCCGTTACGCGCGATACCGTTAGTCACCACCCGAGTGAGCGAAGGTCGATCGCCTGTCCCGGATACTTCGTATTTCCAGAAATGACCGTCACAAAACAGCAAATTATTCAGGGAGGAACTCACAAACCACACGAACCGACTCATGGGTTTCACACACGACGGAATGTTGATGGAGTCGGATTCGTCAAAGATGACGCGACTCCAGGTCCACGGACACGACTTGATCAGCATATTGTAATGCGTCGCAGCGCACAGTACGATGTCTTTACTTTCGAGGTCTCCCCATACGAACGGGAACATTTGTTTCTTCACCACCACGAACGACAGGTCGGTGTACTCTTGTACGTACTTTTGCCACGTCGCAATCATATGACACGGTACCACAATGAGATTTCCGCCGATGATACGCATGTCCCGTCGTTCGTCGAGGACGTACGCGGACTCTCCGAAATGATAAGTCACGAACGGTTGGACCTCGAGGCGTACTTGGGTGGCAATCAGACCGAGCACGCATAACGACTTACCGCTACCGATTTTGTTGGAAAGAATACCAATCTCGGCGACCAACATATGGTCGTCCAATTCCACACGGTTATTCTCGAGATTCCGCATCGCACGAATCGATTGCAGTTGGTGTGTCATGAGGTCCATGTTCTGGATACGCGCGGGTTGCGCCTCGAACGACGCGTCCTCTTCGACCGTTCCTTTTTCATTAATATCTAATCGTATTCGATTCTTATCATGCATATTTCTCTCAATTCTTAGTTTAATTTATTCTTAATACTATAGAATAAAATAACCGGCATTCTGTAAGATTCACTCTCGTACCCTTTGCAACCGCACTCGTTAAAACATTTCACCTGAACCGTCATCGGGGGTGTGATGCGAATTTTAAAGTACACATGATTGCTGGTGTGTTCACGGTCGACATTCATACAGAAACGGCTTTTGACCAACAGTGTCATGTATCCTTTACCGGCTTTGAGCTGCGACACGGATACGTTTTTATAATTGGGGTGAATAAACCCAAAGTCTGTTTCTGTTTGTCCTTGACCCGTGGTGTTGACGGAACGCGGGACGACGACGAGTGCTTTTGTTGTCTTCGTGGTGCTTTTCAAGTTCGTTGTATGGATTGTGGCGAGTAACAAGTCGTCGTACGTCAACTGCGGTTCAGGGTTTAGGACCACATGACCGTTTCGAATATAGGCGTACGGATAATACTCGCGTCCCACATTCGCCTTTTTCTTGGACCCAATCATACGCAATCCGGTACGATAGACCGACTTGTCAAAGTCGTCGTTGAATAATTTGGACGTTTTTTCAATAGCCTCTTCCGGAGAGTTCACCACGATGTCGTGAAATATGATATGTGCGGCGTCGCGTTCGAACCACGGAACACATACAATACAGTTTTCGTGGGTTTTTTCTACAAGTGTATTGATAAGTTTTTCTTCAAACCCAGGTGGTTGATGGTCCAAATCGATGTACCACTTGCTTGGATACGAAACCTTTTCGACCAAATGGGCCCCGAGTGTTTTGTAATTCTTGGAGTACATGCGAAGGAACAAGTCGACTTTATCAATCTTAAATTTACCTCCGACGAGACTCAAGTGAGTGGCGTCGGACGCGCGGTCACACGAAGAGCTACGGAGTAAACGCTCCATCTTTTTAAAGTATGTATATGTGTCTGGTTTTACTGGTTTTTACTTTCTTACACATTGGTGCTTTAAGTGAATTTTGATATCCGAACCACAGCTTTCAAACGGATCCCACCATTCAACGGTTGTGTACACCCGTCTTTCGTGTGGATTTGGCGTGCGTGTACTTTGTTTTTTTCCGGGCATTTCGCACGGAACCGTGAATAATAAGTGACCATCTGTTTGAAACCGTGCTTGGTATTTGGGTACATCATTTCCTTATTCGTTTGACACTTCCGCACGTAATTGTGGAGCTTGAACAGCCACATGGAGAGAGACTCCCGTGACCGGAACACGTCGTTTGTCAATCGGAGCGTTTTGTGTCGCGTAATCGTGCGATGATAGTTGTCACGGCAACTCCCACACGGCAACACGCCACCGAGATTTTTGAAAAAAAGCTTGTACACACGTTTTTGTTTAGTTTGATAATTGAGTGCGATGCAATGTAAAAAAAGCCACGCGGCCGGGCCCCATACAGTGGTCTGAAACCCTTGGGTGTTATTGAGCATTAATATACGTATAGATAATGTTTTCTACCTCGGTTTTTATATCTTCTGGGGTTTTGGACGCGTCAATGACATGCACGGTGACGTTCATCTCCTTGAGAATCTCCGTCACGAGACGTTCGTATTCCACATGAATAATGCGAATATAGTCCAACGACACGCCGTTTTCACAGTCACCACGTGAGCGTTGCTGGATGCGTTCGAAGCACATCTCTGGCGTTGTGCGGAGGTAGATGTAAACATCGGGGACCCATCCAATGCGATGCACGAAATCGCTAAAGAGGTTGTATTCCATGTAGGACATAATCTCACTGTGCACGAGACCTTTAGCAAACACGTACAACGAGTCCATCGGGCTCCTCTCCGAAACAAACGAGTCTCTGTAGTCGATAAAGTCGTACATGATTTTCATTTGAAACGAGAAACAAAAGCGTTTCATGTCCGAATAGAACAGGTCCAGCCACGACCCCCACTTTTCAATCGGTTCTGGTTTCACATTGAACGCTGGGTTCAACGACCGAATCAACGTAGTCTTACCACACCCAATGTTACCACCTATAAGTGATCTTCATTACTTTTTAGTCTCTTTTAGTTGTCCTCTTTAAGTGAGTTTATATATTTGATGTACGCGAGTCGCGCAATCACGAGCTCAAGAGTCGCATGTACTTGTGAATCGTCCATGTACGTGTTTTGAAGAGTACTTAGTCCAGTCTTGACCGGGTCGATCAAGTGTATGATTTCTTCTTTTAACCAAACTAAATCGTCATAGTCGCGTTTTTTTATAAAATGTTCGAGTTCTTCGACGCGCTGTCGAATGCGCTGGACAACACCGCGTCGATTGGAACTGTTCAACCATCGCCTGATTGGTTCCAAACGACTCACCGGTTCCAACGCAAGCACGTCGTCGTGAATGTATAATTTTCGGTTCGGTTCGATCATTGAAATAATTTTAAAGTCGATCCACACATCTTGTAATGTCATTTTTTATTAACACGTGGTTCTTTCTTAAAACCGTCTCCACACTTATACCTCAAAGTCCGACAAAAATTTAGATATATTATAATAGTATGATAAAATATATATATACATTATCGATCGGAAGATTGTTTAAGACAATAAGGAAAGCATTTATTAAGGTCGTTGGGTTCAAAAAAAAACAATCCACATCTATGATTGACAGACTATCAAGTGAGCGTGAAAGTAACGTATGTATTACACATAAGAATGTTTGTATATGTATGATCGATATTGTAAATTTTTCACAATGGTGTAATAAGCAAAATCCTCAATATATCTTCACAACAATGACTAAATATAACACTTTTTTGAATAAGTATATTGATAGGTATGACGACATCGAGAAGATTGAAATGGTAGGTGATTCAGTTATGATAGTGGGAGGTTTATATCTCGGTAATCATACGATCAAATATACAAGCGATATCATTAATCTTTGTTATTCCATATTAATTGATATAAAAAAATTAAATAAAATTTTTAATGATGAAAGTATATCACTACGAATAGGAATTCATAATGGTGACGTATACAGTGGATATATATTGAATCCGAAGAAATTTCAGTTATTTGGGAATTCGATAAATGTTGCAAGTAGATTGGAGTCAATCGGTTTCAAAAGTATATTAAATAGTTCATCAAAAACAGCTGATATAATAAAAAATGTTGAAATTTTTAAGAATTTTGAAATAGGTAAAACAAACACAAATTTCTTAAAAGGGATTGGTGTGTTCGACTCGGTAATGTGCTTCATACGAAAAGATGTTGTTTTAATTGCGGATGATATATTGATAACCTGTTTAATAATTAAAAAAACATTAAAACATAAGAAATGTGAAATCGTTATAAATGATAACGATTGTTTTGACCTATTGAGGCAAAATATTTACGAAATTGTGTTCATAGACAGATTCTTCGATAAGGTGGACATTTATGAAAAGCTTAAACAATTTCGTATATGGGAAACAAAATATAGACTAAACCCGCAGAAAATTGTATTGATTACAAGTACAAAACAAAGTGAAGACTCGTCAATTCAAAACACGGATATAGATCTCTTTATATCTGATACAATCATAAAAGATGATAAATTTATTGTTACAATAGGTAATTACTTGTGTGAAGATTGTTGAATGGAACCCAGGTCAACGGACTATCAGTTTTTTTTTCTATAGATTCTACCAAATGGACTCTAATAATAACTCGAACGATGTTTTTAAAAATCTGTTTTCAGGAGAAGGTAACTACTTGACCGGTATACTGATCATTCTTGCGAACATTATTGGGTTTGTGACACATTTCAAAAAATCCAACCATACCCCGGTGTTTACATACGGGCTTCTTGTCGTTCTTATTTTAATAGGATCGTTTCTTGCGTATTTGTGATAGGAACTACATAGTGACACAACTCGTCCGAGTTGGTTTCTTTTACTCCATTTGAAAACACGTTACCGTGTAGACGACAGTACAAACAGGACACTTCGATGCCTCGGATGGGAGGGTGTGTGTGCTTAAAACGAGTCGAGTCCATTAGCGTCGATGCCAATGTAGACTCGTATTGAGCGAGAGTGTTACGTACAGACTCCATTATTTTTATTAAGATGTATTCGGTTTCTTTAAGTTGTTTTTTTACCAAATTATATATAATTACAAGTTAAAATGAACGTCACATTCACGAGCGGAGATAAACGAGTGATTCGATCGGTGGTGAATTATTTTTTCAACGCTCAATTAACAAGTGACAACATTCATAAACATGTTCAATATATAGGGGATAAGTATAAAGGCGGCGTGACCATCACGAAGAAGGACCTCCTCGAAAAAACTACTTCGAAAAAACTACCGGCGACCAAAATGTGTATTAAATTAAAAAAATAACAAACATCTAAAATGAAGAAACGACGGACGGAGATGAACGAAGAAGCCAGTACCTTAGGAATCGATTACACCCAGTTTAGGAACAAAACCGTACTTCAAGCCGAGATCGACCGAGTGTCTAGTAGTACTACTACACCTAAACCCGTTTGTTACTACTACTACAACACGACCGATCCGTGTACATTAGAAGACGTCCAAACGATAGACCCGAAATACAAAATAGAGTGGACGCAATACGGTTATCGATTTTGCGCGGACGTTCGATCGATTAAACGAATGTTCGATACCGGTTACACGATTCTACCGTGGTCGATTGATTTTTGTTCGGGGGTTCGTGCGACTCAAGACCCCGACGAGTACGAGCGTACATTCGACATGCGATACGTACCGGAACTTGTCTCGAAAATAGAAGCGTTTTCGTTTTCGAGTCCCGAGGAGTCTCCTCCTGAGCCCGAGGAGTCTTCCGAACACACGAATCTTCCAGTCACCCCTTTTCACGCCCATTTCATTAGAGGGATCGAAGACTTGGTCGGAGACTCGTACGTGTACGGGGCACTGATCAATCGACTTTTAACCGCGAAGAAAGCACTCATCTACCGACGCGTATGTGGAAGCATGCTGAAAGTATTGTACCATATGCAACCCTCAGCGGCGGCGGCGGACCGCGAGGACAATGATAACAACAACATGGTCCGGGACGTGTTTTACAACTATTGTTACGTGAAATACTCCGTAACCAGCTTTCATATTTCGAAACGAGAGGACCATCTGGCTTATTTACTGGACATCCTTCAAACGTTTCACCAACTCGTCGGCGAACCCGCCCAATTTATCATCCAAATGGTCATGACCGAATTGTGAAAAAAAAACCCTAAAAAAACCCTAAAAACCCTAAAAACACTGTACCAATAAGCAAACACTTGATACTGTACCAATACTAGAAAAACTACAAAAAGGACTTAAAAAAAAAAGTGCTTATAAGTGTAAAATGAGTTTGTTGAATTCGATCCTTTGTGAATTGGCTCCTTTCAAAACCGGCGCGAACCCGGACGACAATAAGGCGACCCACACGGGTCTATGGTACCCCGTACAGGGTGCGTGGACCATCACGAAAAAAGAGGACGTCGACCTCCTATGGTTGCGATACACAAAGCTACTGAACGAATCACTACGTAAACCGGGGGGGCTTATTCGTATGGGGTTGTCCGAAGTACAAGAGGCGGTGGGTCCTTTATTGGTGGATATTGATTTCAAATGGAGCGTGACCAAAGGGGTAGATAGACGGTACACGAGAGAGGACATACGAAAGCTGATGGAAATATACGAAGAGGTGATTGAGAGGTATGTCGAAGCCGACGAAGCAGTAGTGGAAAACAACAACGTCGGATATGTATTAGAGAAAAAGAGACCGAGACGCGTGGACGACGGGCTCGTAAAAGACGGGTTTCACGCGATATTCCCAAAAGTCGTGCTTCGAAAAGATATTCGTGTCCAAATTCACAAGGATGTGCGTTCGTGTATTGGTGCAAGGACCGACATTTTCATGGGTCTTTTGGAACCTAATAAAGAGTCCGTCATCGACGAATGCGCCGCGACGAACAATTGGTTGATGTACGGGTCTCACAAGAGGGACGACAAGTACGCGTACATGTTGACGGGTGTTTACCGAGATCACCAGCTGCTGGACCCCGATTTTGATCCGCGCACGGACCCGCGAATTTTCAGTATTCGCGGTCAACAGCACAAGGAGGCGACGTACAAACCGAACGTGGCGCCGTTATTAGCACCCTCCTCTAATCAGAACACCACGGAACCACACGAAATGATACACGGAAAAGCGAGAGACCTTTATATGTGTCGGCAATTATTGGACATACTGTCTCCGGAGCGTATGGAAGAGGAACCGTTGTGGATCCGCGTGGGTTGGTGTTTACATAACATTTCCACCGATAACCTGAGACCGTGGATCGAATGGAGTCGACAGAGTCCCAAGTTCCGCGAAGGCGAGTGTGAGAAACATTGGGGTCGGTTTCGTAACGAAGGGTACAAACTACCGAGCTTGTGTAACTGGGCACGGAACGACAACCCCGCGTTGTACGAAGCGTTTATAAGAGAGAACGCAAAGGTGTACTTGGAATACAGTATCAACTGCGGCGCGCACTACGACATCGCCACGATCATGTACAGCAAATACAGCGACCGATATCGCTCGATAAATCCGAAAAGATCGGACGAATGGTATTTTTTCGACGAACATCACTGGAAAGAGATGCCCGGTGGGTACATCCTGATGAACAAAATGTCACAAGATCTTTCGCGTGACTTTATGGACATGGCGAACGTACACAAGCGCGCGATGTTGACCCCCGACATGTCGGTCGTGAAGGAGCACAAAGAGAAACGAGACAAGTGTGTGCGCCTAGAGTATCAGGTGAAGGACAACGGGTTCAAGACGGGTGTCCTCAAAGAGTGTGCGCGTATGTTTTTCGACGTCGATTTCTCAAACAAACTCGACCAAAACCCGAATCTCGTGTGCTTTGTCAACGGCATGTACGACCTGGTGCGCGACGAGTTTCGCGACGGACAACCGGACGACTACGTGTCTAAAACGACGAATATCAAATACGACACTTCGTACACGATGGAACACGACACGATACAGGAGATTTACGCGTTTCTGCGAAAAGTGCAGCCGATTCCGGAGATGCTAAACTACATCATGACGGTGCTCTCCAGTTTTCTCGGAGGGTCCACACAAGAGCAAACCTTTCAAATATGGACGGGGAGCGGGTCGAACGGGAAGAGTACCATCATCGAACTGTTCGAAAAGACGTTCGGTGACGACTATTGTGGAAAGTTCCCCGTCACGTTGCTCACCAAAGAACGCGCCAGTTCCAACGCGTGCACACCCGAGCTCCAGGACGTGATGTGTAAGCGCTTCGCGAGTATGCAAGAGCCCAACGACAACGACATCATACACACCGGTGCGATGAAAGAGTACACGGGTGGTGATAAAATTTACTCACGCGGGCTTTTTTCGAAACCCACTCCGTTCAAGCCCCAGTTCAAGCTCGTGCTGCTCTGTAACAAGATGCCAATCATAAAAGGCTGGGACTACGGCGTTTGGCGACGACTGAAAGTCACGAATTTCACGTCCAGCTTTGTAGACTCCCCCAATCCCGAAAACGAGACGGAATTTAAAAAGGACAAAACGCTGTCTGAAAAGTTCGATTCGTGGCGCGAAGCGTTCATGTGGTTGCTGGTCCATTACCTCAAACAGTACAAACGACACGGCATTGTCGAGCCGACGGAGGTATCGGTCGCGTCGATCGAGTACAAAAAGCGATCGGACGGGTTTATGCAATTTTTGGACGACAACTTTACATTCACAAACAACGACCGCGATCGGATCAGCATGCAGGAGATATACGAAGCGTTCCGTATGTGGTTCCGAAACACCAACTCGGGACCCACGCCGAACAAACAGGAACTGTTGGACTATCTCAACGCCAACGGCAAAATAAAAAAGCTTGGGAAAAATTGGTTCGGGGGGTTGCTCCCACAACGAGTGGAACTCTAGAACAACACTTTACTTTCAAGACTCTTGTCGACGGTGGTCGATATACCCCTGTCGATAGGCACCGCCAGTTGACTAGCGTCCCGAACATAAAGCATGTAACTATGCATACCGTGCATGACGATATCTATAGCCTCCTCGAATACAATATCATTAAGACGACTTACCTCTTGCTCCAACTGAAGCCCGCACAACGTGTTTGCGCGTTCGTGGTATGTCGCGTTCATGATACCGAGGAGATCGCGATCGGACTGTCTCGATATAACAAGGCCGGTACGATGTTTCACCTCGCGAATGATACGTGCCTGTAGATGGTCCATGTTCGCGTCGGAGATAAACGTATTCAATAAAGGGTTGTCACTTTGTCTAAATAGGCGCTCCATACTTTTTACTAATACTATAACAGAAAAATTAACTTAAAGCAAACGAAATGTAATGTTTAAATGCAATCAACATGGACTACGAAGCTATTTGGTCGGTGTATAACACCATCACGCAAGATACCCCCGAATCCTCCACGGATGATGAAATATGTACACATTGTCACGAGCGCCAAATCTTTATGGACACGGTCAACGGTAACATGACCTGCTTGTCTTGCGGATACGTCGCCGAAGCCAATATGATTGACCAACGCGCGGAGTGGAACGCGGTGAACGACCCGAACAGTACCTCCAAAGACCCTTCGCGGTGTGGGTGTCCTATCAACCCCATGTTAAAAAAGAGCTCCATGAGTACCATGATCGTGTCGAACAGGCACAATTTCATGAAACGGTTGCACCAACAGATGTCTATGGACTATGTCGAACGTGCACGATACCACGTGTTTGAAGCCATCGCGAAAGTGGCGGGGGACATCGGCCACCTTCCACATAACGTAATTGAACAAGCTAAATTTTATTACAAAACATTGTCGGAACGAAAACTGTCGCGAGGAGCCGTGCGCAAAGGTCTCATCGCATGTTGTATTTTTCACGCATGCAAAGAGATGAACGTACCGCGATCTCTCAAAGAGATCTCTGCCATCACGTCGGTCCCCACTACGGTACTCAATCGCACGAATAAAATGTTTATTAAACTGATGCACGACGTGTCGGGGCTGGAGGCTACGGAGTGCAGACATTTGATAAGTCGCTTTTGCAATCAGCTACAACTACAAAAGGCGGACGAAAACAAGGTGGTGCGATACGCCCTGAAAATCGACCGTGCGATCCAGGAAATCGGTCTTCTCGATTGTAAAACCCCCTCCGCGGTCAGTGCGGGGATCATCGTGTACTCTGCGGACATTCTCGGCGTTGTGGAACTGTCCAAGTATCGCGTATCCTCCTTGGTGGACGTCTCGGTGGTGACGATTAATAAAATCACAAAAGCGATTTCAGAAAATCGTGCCGTTCTCGAACAACGTATGATCGTTCGAAATAGCTGAGACGGTGACGTCGCACGTTAGACTACTATCTTTTCGCTTTATCACGAGTACCGAGTTTTTCCGGTCCGTCTGGAAATTCATCCAACCACACGGTTGCGTCTCCGCACAAGATAGACCGAACGGTATTACGTACACGTACCGATTGGGAACGGAATGGTTGTATAGATATCGAAACTGGTTCGCATCCCTCAAAACACCGCCTGTCACCACCCCGTTCAAAATTAACGTAAACGCGTCTATTTGAAAAAAATGGAACCGGTCATTCGCCGAACTCACGGTCACTGTCAGATAAGACACCGATCCGGTCAGGTCGAGTAAAAAATGCATGGTGTCCGAGTTTATTCTGAATTGTTCGTACGACTCTTTTTGGGTTTGAAACATTAACCGTCCGGGCTTTGTCATGAACATCAATCGCTCGTCCTTATTCAAGTGAAACGCGTCGTACATCAGTTCCGTGGTCATATTAAACACTGGGGGAGTGGGAGAATCTAAGAGCACGCGCACCGTGTCGTTTCGGGTTAACGCTATACGAACCCCTATACTTTCGTTTCTATGTAAGATGATATCGGCGCGAAACTTGACACGCACTTGAAACTCTTTGGACAGAAACACCGGATAATACTGTTTGTCGTGGTACGAGGTCATAAAGGGGACGGGTACGTACAATTTTCTAGTTTTTCCGTTTAAACTGTACCGTGTGTTGTAATGACCGACCATCTGATTCATACCCACTTGTTTGGAACGAGAAGTGTTTAGAAGGAAACGCGTCATCAAATAATGGCCCGTATAACTAGCCAATTCACGATCACCGTTTATGACGGTGATACTATCAATCGCCCCAAAACCCACGTCGTTCATGTAATAATAATATTCGTCATCGAGCGACGGGAGCGTCATACATAAGACGAAATTACCAATCATCTCACAATGTTTACTGTCGATGCTGAATATCACCGTCCGGTCTAGTCCGAAAATGTCCGGCTTGACCGACAAGGGTTCCTTGTCGAAGCGAGTGTGTTGCTTGTACGTAGTTTTGAATAATTCATTTAAAGACGTACTTTCTGTATTGTACAAGTAATCCGTCTCCATCGTACTTTGTGCATTCACCTGGATCATTGAAGCGACCCCCGCGCGTCCGTCGATCGCGTCCATTTACTTTTCTTGCTTAGAAACAAATATGAATGAACACGACGTAGTCTTGTTTCACAACTACAACATCGTTGTGGTCGTCGATTCAACAAACGAACGAGCGGACAGTCTATCGGACGTGTCCGCCGATGACGAAGATGACCTCGAACCCACCGAGGACGACATTTTCTCGGAAGACCATCCGTGGGACACACGCGTGAAATCGTATCGGTCACGACCCGAACTGTGGAATTTTAGCGAACATGAGCTCGCATTTTTTTTATATGTCTGATTAATAATAATGCGTTATTTTCAGATTCATTCGGTGGTTAAAAAAGGTAAGAAAATTCCAACCACGCTGTTTACGGGCACTCACAGCCAAGCGGCGCGAAAAGCCATGACGGCGTTGTGTAAGCGGGGTGAGTGTACGCTCACGATCGCCATGCGCGAAGTCAAACGCGTAATGCGAGACGGTGAGTACACCATCGTTCCAGTGTTCGATAGTGATAACGTAAAAATTATTCGCAAGTACAAGATTAAGCGTACAAAGAATGACACCGATGTCGTCTTCAAAGGCGGTAGTGAAATCACGTTTCGTTACAGTACTCAAATCATTGAATCCTATGGTCGTGTTTTGTAGTAACACTTTTAGTAACACTTTAAAAATCACTTAAAGAACATTACGGTTTATAAGTACAACAACAAACAGCAATAAGAAGAAGATGGCTAACTTTATCAAGCAACTCGACAACGACGGACTCCTTGGGGCTCTTCGTAAATACGACGACAAATGGAACTTCGAAGTCGACCAGTCGTGTATCATTCAAATCATTCAGACCAAGTTAAATCTCAATGATTTGAAAGACGCTGACACCGTACAGGCTATGTTCGACAACACCAATACCATCCTGATCGCGCTCGGTTCGGAACTCAAGACGCGGGGAATGATTGACACAAAGGACAACGTCACCACGCTGGTGGACTACAATCGTCTTCTTGAGAAAGTTCACTACGCGAAACAGTTGGTTCTCGACTATGTGTACTACGAGCGCATAAAAGACACGCACGATTATAACGCAAACATTGACACCACGATGTTCAAATTTGTACCCGTGATCTACGACGACCTCAAGCCGTACCAAAAGCTGTTGTACAAGCTGATTGACCACATGGACCGAAACGAGTACCGTCGGGTCAACGAGAACTGTTACGAACAGATTAGGGTAAACGGGTACGGTACACACGCGTGGAAAGAGAAACAACCGATTATCGACGTCATCAACTCGATTTGTAACATGGTGACCAACTTTGGAAACTGGACGATGCTGACGTCCGGGAAAGAAATGGACAAGCAGATTACGGACCATCTCAGTCGCACGAAAGACCCGCGTTTTCCAACCCTCGTCAAGGACCGTCACGTGTTCGCGTTCAGAAACGGAATCTATCTAGCAAAGGCTGGTGAATATACCGATCGGTTCCTGTTTTACGGTTCGGAGGACTACAAGGCGTTGGACAAGAACATCACCGCGTGCAAGTACTTTGACATCGACTTTGAATACACGGCCGACGGTCTCGCGCCGGGTGACATTTTAACACCCGTTCTGGACTCGGTATACGTGTACCAGAACCTGACACCGGACGTCATCGAGATTAACAAGATGTTGCTCGGGCGTATGTTGTACGAGGTGGGGGAGATGGACAATTGGCAGGTGATCCCGTTTTTGCTCGGCGCGGGCGGTACGGGCAAGTCGACCATCAATAACATCGTTCGCACGTTTTACGACCATTCCGACGTGGGGATTATGGGAAACAATTATCAAAAAACGTTCGGGCTCGCGGACATCTACGACAAGTTCGCGTTCGTCGCGCCCGAGATCAAACGGGACTGGGGTATCGACCAGGCAGAGTTTCAGGAAATCGTCTCCGGGGGTACTTTGAACGTGAATGTAAAACACAGACCATCCGTGAAATGCACTTGGACCGCACCGGGAATGCTCGGTGGTAACGAGAACCCGGGATTTGTCGATAACGCCTCGAGTATTCAACGTCGCGTGGTGGTGACCCGGTTCGACAAAAAGGTCGCGCAAGGGGATCCGCTACTTGGAAAGAAACTCGAGCGTGAGATTTCCGCCATCATGCGACAATGCAACCTGTTCTACCTCAAGTACGCGCGACAGTACCATTCCAAGGACATCTGGAACGTGCTCCCCGGCTACTTTCTCGAGACCCAGCGGTTGATGGCGGCTGCGTCGAACGCGCTGTTCGCGTTTCTCGACAGCGACTGTGTGGAATTTGGGGAGGATCGGTACATCCCGATGGACGAGTTTTTCAAGCGCTTCAACATGTTCTGCTCCGAGAGCAACATCACCCGCCCCAAAATAAACGTGGATTTCTACCGAGCACCTTTTACCAAGTACGACCTGGAAGTCGAGGCGAAGTGTACCAAGAAGTACCCCGCCAAAGGAGGACGTACCTACAAAAATGTGTCGTTTGTGATTGGGGTGGATCTCAAAATTTCGGACGAGGAGTTTGACTTTTAAAAAAAAGCTAACGCGTTTACGAATCAATAATCGGAAAATTGAAATGCATCACCGAATTTTTACGAGATCGCGTGCACACGTCGCGTCTTGGTTTTATGTTCGGCATTGAACGATTCCACCCCATCATATTGAGACACTGATTGTTTGGGGTTGCTGACTTGATACTGTAATACGGGTCCGGTACGAATACTTCCCCGTTCACTATGCCACTTTCCGCAGGCTCAGCCTTCTTTTCCCACTGGACAAACTCTTGTGGTTCGACATCACACGGCTGAAGCGTTAGGTACATGTGGTTTGCCCATACTCCGTCGGACCTTGTATGGCCCCTAAGCGCCAAGCACTGGTCGGTCCCCACCATCTTAAATTTCTGTTTATTTGTACCCGGAACGTCGATACTCGTCCAATGGTAGTTCTCATCCTTCGTATCACACGGGATTGTCCATACTTTACACTCTTGCCGAGGCAGTTTCTCCTTGGTGTAGTGTGGCAATTCCGGATTTAACAAACACTTGTTCGCCCTGTCGTCGTCGTCTTCGTCCGGTCCGCAGACCAGCCCGTAGCTACACTGGTCCTCTACGGGGGCATCCTCGGCCGGGTTGCATGGCTGTTGGTACTCTTTTTTACACCCGTAGCCCACCGGAGAGGGTTTGAGTTCGTTTTCTTCCGTGCGTCCGATACATCGGCCGTAATTGCGGTTGCGTATAAAGAAACGATCCCCTTCCTCTACTTCCTTTAGATTCGTTCCGGAAATAGGGGTGGTGTCCGCACCCGGAAGGTTCGCCATCGTGAGTCGTCGGAGACACTGTTTCGTGTTGTCACTTCCTGGGCGACAATCGAGACCACTCCCACAGTCCTCTTGTACCTCGCAGACTTCGTTAAACCCCTTTTTCCTTTCGGGTAATCCTTTTATGGGAACAAGAATGACCCTATTACCGGTGTCTTCGTCTTCGTCGTCGTCTGGACTGTCTACAACCATTTGACCGTCTATAACCTGCTGACCGTCTACAATTTGCTGACCATCTGCAACAATTTGACCGTCTACAACAATTTGACCTTCTGGAAGAACTTGACCGTCTGCAAGAGCTTGACTCGGATCCACCAAGTCGTTCTCTATCACCAACTCGTTACTCGTTACCGGTGGCTCTTTCTTCTTGTCGTCGTCAAACGATAATTTCCCGGTCGCAAACAAAATATAACCAATCACGACTGTTATAATCAACAAAACAACGGCCATGACCGCGCTCATTATTGTTTAATATATTCAAAATATATTTTAATGAAGATCAAATGCGGGGATGTCGTGTTTCTTCCTTTTTTCGAAGAGTACGAACGACGCTTTGGTGAAATCGGCCCGGGGAAATACAGATTAAATGAACTACACACCGTGTACGAAGTGTACCCACTCAAATTGACCACGGAGATTGGTACATTCGAATATGACACGGAACCGGTGTCTGTAGACAAAAAGAGTATTGGCGAACACTACACCATCAGAAACCGAGAGGACTTTATGGTCGCTTGGACGAGTTTAGGATTTGAACCGATCGTTACGGACAATCGTATTACGTTTGTGCGAGTGTTCGAACACACCTTTGAACCGGACAGTGATTGTGTGGAGTCTTTATCGTCCGCGTCTACTTCCAACAAAGACGACGAAGAAGAAGACGAACTTCGTTCGAACGACACGTACTCGACGCTCTGTTCAGAATCGTCGTCGTTTACAAAAGACTCGTTCGTGGAAGAGGACGAAAATATCGAAGAAGAGGAAGAAGAAGACCCCTTGAAAAAACCGGATATATGCGAATGTTCGTTCTGTGATACCTCGTCTACAACCCAATGGTTCGACCGAGAATGGAACCCGACCAGTGGTTCGGAAGAACATCACATCAAGAAACTTATCGAAAATATAGAAGCAAATTATACTTAAAGATAATCAATGTTTAAAGAAAAATCATGGATATCGTGAGAGAACGTCTAAACACCACATCACCGGTTATGGAATACTATGGAATACAATGGAGTCCCTTTGAGGAGATGCCTTTATTTGAGGAGATGCCTTTATTTGAGGGTCTGTCCATGTGGTCTATCGGTTTTAATTATTTGAATCGTAGTCTCGAGACTGTTTATTTCCTTTGTAGACGCGCATTTTTTCCACTTAAAGGCAATACATTGGTAATAACAAGGAACGCGAACGAACAAACGAACGAACCATGGATATCGTGAGGGAACGTCTGAACACCACCTTGATTGAACCGTACCAGCCCACTGGAATAATGTGGATGATTGACCGTGAAAAGGAGCCACTCATGTTGTTTGAGGAACAGATGCCTTTTGGTGGAATTGTTGCGGATGAGGTTGGTTTGGGTAAAACCATCTTGTCTATCGGTGCAATGCTGGGAAACTATTTGAACCGTACGTTGATTATTTTACCCAAAAGTCTCGTGTACCAATGGGAGGCTCAAATCAATCAGTTCACCTCTTTTTTACACGTGCATGTGATCCGAAAGTCGTCGGATACCATTGCCATCTTCGAAAACGAACCGGGGCATGTCTATGTCATGTCACAAAGCCTGTTAAATCTTCGCAATTCCAAAGTGGGTACGTCGGTCGTTCACGACGTAGTGTGGGATCGTATCATCGTCGACGAAGCGCACATGTTGCGGAACAACAAGTCCAAACTGTACGAAGCGTGCTCCATGCTCAAGACGAACATTCGATGGGCGCTTACCGCAACTCCCGTGATGAATCGAATGATTGACTATGTAAATATCATGCAGTGGATCGGCGTGTCCAAGTTCTTGTGTCAAGGTGAAAAGTCGTGCATTACAAACAACCTGATTCTTCGTCGAACCAAAGAAGACGTCAAGGCGTACAACCCGAGTTTAAAGATGAACGAGTGTGTCGTGCAAGTCAAGTACATTCCTTTTCAATCGATCGATGAAGCGAACATTTATCTCAAGGTGTTCAATCAAGAGCGCCGTATGATTCAGACGAAAATCAAAACAACCACCACCGACTTGTTGGAGCATTTGTTGCGTATCCGACAGATTTGTATCCACCCTCAGTTGTATTTTGACGGAATTGCCAAAAAAGACCCCAAAAACATGGTCCAGTGGTCTCAAGACACTACGAAAGTGAAAGCGTTGCTGTCGTGTTTGCGCGACCAACCCGCGGAAGACAAGAGCATCGTGTTTTGTCAATTCACAAAGGAAATGGACATATACCAAACCGTACTCAACAACACCGAGTTTGATTGCGTGCGTTTGGACGGACGCATGTCCCTCAACGACCGGGACAAAGCGGTCAAGTCCTTTTGCAACGACCCATCCGTCCGCGTGTTTCTCGTACAAATCAACACCGGGGGCACAGGTATCAACTTGCAAGTCGCCAACCGGATCTACATCACCGCGCCCAACTGGAACCCCGCCTTGGAGTACCAGGCCATCGGTCGCGCACATCGAACCGGACAGACAAAGACGGTGTACGTCACCAAGTTCTGTATCACTAGCGGTGACGCGAATATCCCGTTCATCGAGGAGAACATTCTCAAGCTGCATCAACGCAAAAAAGCGATCATCGCCAGTATCCTGAACGACGTTCGTATCGCCAACGACAATATTACCAACGAAACGTTCATGGCGGACAGCGCAGGATCGCTCAGCGTTCGAGAAATTCGAGCACTCTTTAACATTCATCAGCTCAGGGCTTAAAAAAATAAATTCAACTTAAAGAACACACACTTGAATAAGTAAACATAGTAATGCAGTTCCAAGTGATATCATGGGAATCCAACGATCAACTTGTCGATGGTTCCAGTATGTTTTGTATCGATATGTTCGGCCGGTGCGCGGACGGGAAATCGGTCTCCGCGCGTGTGAGTTTCACACCCTACTTTTTCATCGAGGTGCCTAAGTACACTCAGAAACACAACGTGTATTCCGATATGGAACAACTATTTTCCAAGACTATCATGAACGAAATGACCATCAGTCTCGTCGATCGAAAAAAGTTTTTTGGGTTTACAAACAACACGGCGTTTCGTTTCGCCATGCTCGTGTTTCGGTCGAAAAAATCGTTCAAGTCAGCTTTTTGGGTTTTGTCGAAATCGCGAAAGTACAAAGACAAAATTTACGAAGCGAACCTCGACCCCATCCTTCGTTTCGTTCATCTTACCGGTATCCAGTCCGCCGGTTGGGTCAACGTCGAGAGCTACAATAATACGGACGTGGAACAGAAAGAGACGTCGTGCGACTTGGAAATCACAATCTCGGACTGGAAAAGCGTCGTTCCCGTCGCGGAAGACTCTATCGCGCCCATTGTGATTGCGTCCTTTGACATCGAAACGTACTCACCCGACGGCTCTTTCCCCGACCCGGAAAAACCCGAGTGCCCGGTCATTCAGATCGCCACTACACTACAGACGTACGGTCAAAAGGGATACACGCGCCATCTCCACACGCTAAACGAGTGTTTGCCGATTGAAAACGTAGAGATTCACGCGTTCGAAACCGAGCGCGAGTTGATTACTTCTTGGTGTGAATTGGTGAAAGTCGCGGACCCCGACGTCTTGGTCGGGTACAACATATGGAAGTTCGACAACGTGTACCTTTACAAACGCGCGGACCTGCTCCAAATCAGCCATTTGTTCTGTCTGAATCGCTACCGCGCTCCGTCGAGATGCTACAAGGCGTCGTTTTCGTCCGGTGCGTACGGCGACAACAATTACGACATGGTGACGAGCCAGGGGCGTTTCCAAATCGACCTCTTGGAGCTTTACAAACGCGAACACAAACTCGTCAAGTACTCGCTCAACTTCGTCTCGGAACACTTCTTGGGCGACTGCAAGGTGGACATGCCGATCAAGGAGATGTTCGGGCGATACCGACGCGGAACTCCGGAGGATATGCAGAAGATTGGGGAATACTGCGTCAAAGACACCGAGCTCCCACTGCGTCTGATGGAAAAACTCACAAACATTCCCAACTTGGTCGAAATGGCGCGTGCGACGTACGTTCCCATGAACTTTCTCATCGAACGCGGTCAACAGATCAAATGTTTCAGTCAAATCGCCAAGCAAGCGCAGCTGGATAAAATGCTCGTACCGACCATTCAAGACGGCAAAACCAACGAGTCTTTTGTCGGCGCCACAGTGCTGGAGGCCAAGACCGGCGCTTACATGAACGGGGTCATCACCGGGTTGGATTTCGCGAGTCTGTACCCGACAATCATGCGCGCACACAATCTGTGTTACAACAGTATCGTACTGGACGAAAAGTACAACAACTTACCTGGCATTGAGTACAAAACCGTCGAATGGACCACCAAAGAGGCCAAACATTTCAAGTACACTTTCGCCCAAAACCCGACCGGTATCTTACCGAAACTCCTCGAAACCCTCGCCAAAAATCGCAAACAGGCCAAAAAAGACATGGCGAACGCTAGCGACCCTTTCATGAAGGACGTGTACAACGGCAAACAGCTCGCGTTCAAGGTTTCGATGAACTCCATTTACGGGTTCTGCTCCGCGTTCATGCTTCCTTGTCAGGCGATTTCCGCATGTGTCACCACCATCGGTCGCGAAATGATCGAACAAACCAAAACGTTGGTCGAGAAATGGTACCCCAACGCCGAGGTGGTGTACGGAGACACAGACTCGGTCATGGTGAAATTCGACACCACAGACGCAAAGAACGACCTCGAAATGCGGGAAATCTCGTTCAGACTCGGCGAAGAAGCCGCCGGTCGTATTTCACAAACGTTCAAGTACCCCATCGAGCTGGAGTTCGAAAAGTGTTATCAACCGTACTTGCTCTTTTCGAAAAAACGGTACGCGGGACTCATGTACACACAAGTGGCAAAACCGGACTACATCGACGCCAAAGGGATCCAGCTTGTGCGACGTGACAACGCGCCGTTCGTAAAAGACATTTCGAAGCAGGTGCTGAATATGATTATGTACGACCAAGACATCCTCGGGTCCATCGACAAGGTACAGGACGTGGCGCGGAAACTACTCAACTACGAATTCTCCATCGATCAGTTGGTGATTTCCAAGAGCATTCGGAACGACTATGTCAATCGAAACCATGCCCACGTCAAGGTTGCTGATAAAATCGAACAAAGGAATCCCGGCGCGGGTCCCAAGTCCGGAGAGCGGGTACCGTACATCATCATGGACAACGGTGAACGGCTTTTGTGCGACCGCGCAGAGGACCCCGTGTACGTCATCGAAAAGGGGCTCGAGAACAAAGTGGACGTCCTGTACTATCTGACGAACGGGCTAATCAGCCCGCTCGAGTCGTTTTACGACCTTTTCATGGACCATTCCAAGGAAGGAATCTTCGGGGACATGATCCGAGACTTTGAAAACCAGCGAAAAGGTCTCAGAAACGGAAGCACGCTCAACCAGTTTTACGAACGAACAAAGGAAAAAAAGCCCCTAGTCGAGAAAAAGAAGGCCCTTCTGGTAGAGAAAGCCAATGAGCCCGCAAAAAAGACTCAACGAACGATTAATTTATTTTTTTAAATGTGGTTTTATTTTTAGTAAAATGCGCTCTATCGTTATTTCCGACTATTTTCACAATATTTACTCGAATTTCGGGGAAGACGGTATTCTGTTTTGTTTGTTTCGACTGATTGGTCATCACAAGAACCCCACCTATTTGAACGTGTGTAGTCACTTTCCACGCAAAAACGGAATTCAGAATCTTATCAAAGTGTTCGCTTTCAAGAACAGTACCCGCACCCGCGTGGAGAGTACCATCGAATGTATGCAAACGATTCCGTTCACGTCCCCTCATCTGGATCTGTTACGTGTGTCGTTATGCGACGGTGTGGAATATTGGTTGATGAAAGCGCTGATCGAACGAGGCGTGCGCCCGATCGTGATATGTTGCGACATTAACTTTTACGAAAAGTCGTTGTCCGTGCCGTACGTACCTCCGAGTAAACGTAAAGAGATCCTCAACGCGGATTACCGCGGGGCGTCGGTCGACGCGTTCCGATCGTTTCTAGACAAACACGGGTACGTTTACGCCGGTGTGTCCAAACACGCGGTGACGGCGTATTTCGTGTTCCGGGCGTTGGTTCCGGAACATGTGACGTTTGTCGAACCGAACCTAGAGGATTTACCAAGTGTCCGACACGCGCGAAGTATCCGGTGGTCTCGCGTATCGAAAAAGTTTTGGATTACCATCAAGTAAAAAAATTGAGTACTACTTTTGTAAAATGAAAAAAAAAGTTGCGTTGTTGTACGTCGGTTTGACTCGATCCAACGTGCTCATGAATACAGATAATCACGTCCGATTGTACAAATCGACCAGATGGGTTCCCACGCTGGATCCTTGCCAAAAAAGACGAATTCATGATCATGACGTACATGTGGAGATTAAAAGAAATTAGCTAAAAGGTGGATTTTAAAAATGTTGACGAAACAAGTCTTCGCGTTGTTTTTTTGGAATATGTGACGTTTGTTGTATGTCGCGGTTTGACTAGATCCGTATGATAAAAAAATACGATGACCTGTTTGGGGACCAGAGGAGACGACACCTGACCGTTTACAAATGACCCGAAATCTCGCCATAATTGTGCTATTAAAATATATAGTATTCTGTAAATGTTGAGGTCGTTCGATAAATTTGTATCAGATAACAAGTTCCTTGTCGATATGCAAGTACCGCGATCGGTGTCCCCCGAAAAGGTTAAATATTCCATGGTGATTGTAGAACCACGCAAACACGGTAATTTTGGATTCGTATGTAAAACCATGCTTCGGTTCACCAGCAACGCGTGGGGGTTGTACGTGTTCCATGGAACAGACAATGAGGTGTTCGTAAAAGACGCACTGAAACAAGTACAAAACGTAAACTATATCAATATCCAACGACCGAATCTGACTATATTCGACTATAACAAATTATTGACATCACAATGGTTTTACGAACAGATTAAAACGGAAGTATTTATTATTTTCCAAACCGACTCGTGTCTCCTCCAAGAAGGAGTCGATCGATTTATAGGGTACGATTACATCGGCGCACCATGGCCTCATAGAGGGAACCAAGTGGGGAACGGAGGGTTTTCGTTACGCACCAAGTCCTTTTGTTTGGACGTATGCAAACGTTTCCCGTGGAAAAATGTAAACGAAGATGTGTACTTTTCCACGTACGCCAAACACTTGAACGCGAAGCTTGCAGATTACGAAACCGCACGCGCCTTTTCGTGTGAAAACATCAAGACAAACACACTTCCATTGGCGGTACATCAAATGCCACACAATATACAAATACCCAACTTGAATCAAATATTTCAAGAAAACTACTTGAAACTAGCTTAAAACAACCTGTATATCACTTTTCGAATCGAAAATCATCGGTGGATCATCAACCCGTTGTTTGTATATGTGCATTGTTTTCAATGTTTCCGATAACATGTAAGGAACCCAGGCACTGAACGTTCCTGGTGACGTAATTAAAGTTTCCGCGCGTATTATTGTGTTCAAATCTTTTTCTAAAGTGGAAGATTGCCATACAATGTCCGTACCGTCATATCTTTTTCTTAACATATTTACCACTGGAATTCTATCGTCCTCATAAACAATACATACATTCTTTAATTCTTTTTGTGATTCTATCAATTCGGTATAGTACTCTAACGGTTGAGGTTGGTACATTGAGTGATCGGTGTTGACCGTATCACCACTACGAATATGAACGACATATGGATATGAAACTATGTTCAAATTATCAAGTATTTCAGTTTTTAGAAAGTCGTGTTTGTATTGTTCGCATGTACTGCGTCGTTCGCCCATAGTAAGTTTTGTTTTGGGTTTAAACGTGCGATAACACCAATACAAATCATCATTCCGTACATTGATTACATTATCGCACGGACATCCGTCGTTGATCAATACATGGTTACTTTTAAAATATTTATGATATGGCCATTGTATTTTTTTACATTTTTTCGGGCGTTCGTTATTAATATGAATCGCGTTTGAAATCGTAATTATATTGTTACAAGTTCTACCATACCATCCACCGACAATGTTCATTACACACATTGTTATAATACACACAAACCATTAAAAATCTAACTTATTGACTTCTTTCTATATCAAACGTTTCAAGAAAACTAGCTGTAATCAAAAATACCAAAACGATTAAAGGAATTTAAAGATTAAAAATTAAAATCAATTAAATGTTAACGGTGTTTTATCGTATTAGCGACAAGGGCAAAACCATTGGCAAACCCGATTATATAAACAACCGATTGTGTCTGGAAAACTTTTGCCATTGTTTCAATGGTAATGTGAATGTCACGTTCATTGCGGATAACTGTACCGACGACACTATCCAATGGTTGGAAACATTTGGTAAGGATATTGTCCAAACATCGTTGGGTAACGCGACGTCGTGCTTGTACACATTGGACCTTGCGCTGAGCCGTGCGCGCAATGAAACAGACTACGTTTACTTTGTGGAAGCCGACTATTTACACCGTCCGAAATCTCAAAAGGTTTTGTTGGAAGGCTTGGAAAAATTCGACTACGTCACCTTGTACGACCACCCGGACAAGTACATGCCTCGCTCACCCAATCCGTTTGTGAAAGACGGAGGCGAGGCGACCAAAGTGTATCTAAGCACATCGACGCATTGGAAAGAGACCAACTCGACCACCATGACGTTCGCCGCAAAGGTTTCGACACTGAGGGAGGATCGCGAGGTCTTTGCCAAGTTCTGTGTAAATCGAACAATACCCGACGACTTTAGATGCTTCGTCACTCTTACCAAACACAAAGGGCGTAGACTTGTCAGTCCGATACCGGGATACAGCACGCACGGCGAGTCCATGTATTTGTCTCCATTAATAAAATGGAATACTATGAACTAAAAGAGCAACTTTCATTTTTTTACAATAATATAAATTTACTCATTTATTTGATTCTTAATTGATCTGATATAAATATCAGATCCCATGTCCATTCCAAAAGATATCCTTCATTACAATTACCAGGCTGTTCACCAAAAGACGAATATAGTACCCAATTATATAAATCAATATACATCTGCTTGGGATTTTTGAGAATGATCGATTTATCTATCACGAATTGTGAACAGCCTAATCTTCCTTTTGTCCAGTCTCCATACAAGGTATGAGGTCCAATGTATTTTTCAAGATATGGTTTATAATAATCGTTTATTATATTCTTGAAATGCTTGTTTGTTAGGATAGATCCCGTTATGAAGGAATTAAGATTCACATACCTCGCATTTATATTTTCATTTACTTTATTCACTATACTACCTTTATGGTGCCAAGAATATTCTTCATCGTGAAGAAAAATAGTTTTATCTGATAAATTTTCATAATTATCCACAATATGTTTAAGATAAACTGATGCCTCGTTTCCACGATTAATAGGAATGTTTGTGTCTGTTTCTGGCAAATGAGGATTCTTTGTGTATTTGATCACATTATATTTCGTTTTATCAAATTTATCTGTCCAGTCGGTATTTTTCTGAAAGGTGGACACAACCACGTTAATCAACATCTGTATATATCAACTTGTTTTTTTTTAAAGCATGAGATTTCGAACGAACCTTGAAAAAACCGAAGTTAATATATAGTAAACGGGATGCTCGTTTTATTACACGAAGCACCCACATCGACGTTGCGGGGTATCTTGAGAGAGTTCGGAGACACCCGCGCACACACGTTACCAAGACGTGGGTGTATACAAGTCCTCGAGCGCGTGCATAGTGTCTTTGTCGTGTCGGAAGACGGTACGGAATACGGTCTCGGTGACGTACAACATTCGGACGACTTTATTCAGACCACGACGACGATAAACACCTTGCCTGAAGAACGCCAAATACAAGTAGTCCCACAACAATTAACGGTTGTTCCCGAGTTGCCGACTAATTGTCGATTCGTTAAAAAAACACTTCAAACCGACGCGAAATATGACGTGGTGGTCGCCGAGATTATCAAAGTACACAACAACGTGCACTTTGCACCGGAAACGTTACTCACGGACATCCACAACGAACTCTTCGTGTCGCGCAACTTGTTGAGCGACATGCAACAGGAAACCAGCGCGCTTCTTGCCAACGTAGACACGTTTGATTTACAATTGACAAAACCAATCGATATCGCCACGACGAACCAATTAGGAACGGTGTACGAACTTCGTATGCACGTGGACAACGGTACCATAGAGTACGACAACGCGGCGTTCCGGTGTCAACGTTCCGACCAGTTTGTGTTTGTGAACATCCGGTTTCGAGTCACCAAGTGCGTGAACGTCGCCATGCTTACCATCGACCTACCCTATTCTATTATACGCGCGGAACATGTTGTGCCGTTTCAAGCGACGCTCAAAGAAACCAACTCGACCGACTTTAGTGTGATGGCGAGAGCGTACGGTACCGGGAACAAAGTGTTTGTCGAGTCGCACGTGTTTCAGGAACTTCCTGCGGAAATAAATATCCAGGGACAGTACTTGACCTCGTTCAACGAACCGTTTTTAGACAAATCGTTCAACAACCCACGTGCGTTTACATGGATCACACCCATGCGGTACGATACGAACCACGGCGTTCCTTTGACCGGCGATATGGTACACATGCGCGACGTGCCGACTGGATCGGACCTCGGGTTTAGCGACGGGCATTTGTCGTGGACGCGCGTACAAGACCGCGTCGATATCACGGGATACGTCCGTTTTCGCCAAGAAAGACAAAACCGCGTGGATGTCGTTCGATGTGACATTGATATCCCGTTTACTTTAGAAACGCTACTACCACACGCGCGATCACACGGATACGGCGCTACTTACTCGACCGAACACAATCGATTTCTATCGGATCGTCCGATTATCACCGTGCGTCCGTACTTGTCTAGCTTCCAAATGGCAATCGACGCACGTACACGTCGCGTTCCGTTTTATGAACTCGTAGTGCAATTTCAAGTGTCGCTCTTCGTCGTGAGCCCTCGACGTCGTCGCATACATCACCTTGAAAAACCGATCGTACGATCCAATTTGGAAGTGGTCAACAACGCGATTCGTGTATCCGGGGTCCGTTTGTTCGACACATGGAACCCTAGCACGTTGTTCCATACGTACAACATGAACCTTCGCTCGGTAAATAACAAGGATGCGTACCAGGAATATCGGTTCACCCCGCTCGCACTCGATTTGCAACACACTTTGTCGTTTCAAACGCTAAATATTTTCGACATTCGTCTTTACAATCAACTGGACGACCAAAACGTACAGTATTTGTACCCGCGCCGAAAAGAGTACCACATGCGAATCCACGCGACCAACTACAAAGACGACTATGAAGTGTACAACCTCACGCCAGATTTCTCGCAATATCTCAACATTTAAGAATACTTGTGGTCTTGTATTGTAAAAGAAAAATGTTGACATTGAGTTTTGACGTTGGGTCTAAGAATTTATCCTATTGTAAAATGAATTCCGAAACACACCAAATCATCGACTGGAACGTGTGTGCGATTCCAACCAACGGAACGAACGTTCAAAAAGTGGTTGAGTTTTTGTACGAAACGTTCCAACAGGACCTGTTGCTCGGTCTAGACACGGTACTTGTGGAAAAACAACCCCCGCGTAACGTGAAAATGCGCCTGATTGAGACGATACTACTGGTTTTTTTTGCGACCCGTCACGTCAAAACGGTCTTGTCGTACAGCGCGAAACACAAGCTCGGTTCGGCGGGAAAACAAACACGCGGGAAAAAAAATTATTCGTTACGTAAAAAAATGAGCATTGTCATGTGTGGTGCGTACTTGGAAAAAATCGACGACCCCGCACACACTGCGATGTTTCAAAAGAGTAAAAAGAAGGACGATCTTTCCGACGCGCTATTGCAGTACCTCAGTTTCATCAAGTACGACTTGGACTCGTTACAAGATAAAATATTGTTATTAACTTAAAGAATACCAATATTATAATGTAAACCAGAAGGAACCAAAAAGTGAAATGGAAGATCAGCCGGTAAAAGACTTTTACAAGTACGAACTACAGGTTGTCAAACACCACGCTGAGGAGTACCAACAAAAGACGTGGCACCAACATGTTATTCCCGAAGACGTTTATTACGCGTCCGGAATAATTACCGACTGGAAACAGAACAGGCACGATCGACTGGATCGGTTGTTGAAAAAGAACAAAGAGTCCATGAAAAAGTCGTTACTACCTGATTTCGGAATCGATTTCTTGTCATACGACGAAATCAACAACTCGTATCACTTAGGACAAGTCAAATGCTACGAACAAGCGAGGGTGACCACCAAATCGTGTGCCACATTCACCATGCAGGTTTTTGTACTTCGACACAAAAAGGGATACTTGTACACCTCCAAGGACAATCTCGAAAGAAACTTTCGTGAAATGATCGAACAATCATCCGGACGCATCGAACATGTGGTGTTACCTTTTAACGGCAGAGTCGCCACCGAACTAACTTGTTTGGATACCGAAATAAATTTCATCTTGCGAGACTACCAGGAACAAGCGATACAAGCGGTTCTCGAGAGCCCGGAACGAAAAAATCTGCTGAAATTGATCACGGGTTCGGGGAAAACGCTTGTAGCGGCACACATAATCCAGCGAATGAAGTACAAGTCCATCGTTTGTGTCGCCCCACTGCTTTGTTCCACCGACCAGCTTCAGCAAAGAATCACGCCGTTCATACAAGGACATAAAGTTATTACGATCAGTACGTACGGCACCACGGATGTTTCGGAAATTGACCAACAGATCTCAGAGAAGGACGAACCGTTTGTGATTTTCACGACGTTCAAAAGTTTTGTAGAAGTGGTTTCGAAATTGACGAACCTCGATTTCGAAACTACCTTTCTCCTGGTCGACGAAGTTCACAACGTCTTGAACAACGACCCGTTATGTGAGCTAGCAAACAAGTTCAAAAACTCGTTGTACCTCTCCGCAACCGTGCCTGAAGAGCTCGACGATAAAGTCTTGGAGTTTGAAGAGGTGTTTTCGTACAACATTCGGACAGCGATAAACGAAGGTGTGTGTGTCGACTACGAACTGTATTTACCGTATCTTGAACCGAAGAAAGAAGAAAACACCGAAACAACCATTTTTTTGTCAAAGGCACATTTTCTGGCAACTGGCCTCTTGCGAACCGGAAAGAGAAAGTGTATCGTGTACTTGAATACGATCGCAGAGTGTGAAGTGTTTGCGACCACAATAGAGCAGGTGTTTGAAGAGTACCACGGCATTCGCATCGAGACGTTCGCAATGAACTGCGAGACCTCGAAAATTAACCGGGAAGCGATCTTCATGCGGTTTTCGGAACCCAATTACGACACTATCAAGATTATCGTGAACGTCCGGATTCTGAACGAAGCGATCGACATTGTCGCCTGCGATTCGGTTTTCGTCACACAAATCGGAGAACATACCAACGACATAACCATCGTACAAAGGCTAGGCCGAGCCTTGCGAAAAGATCCACACAATCCGACAAAAACTGCGGCCATGTTCATCTGGTGCGAGGACTGGGACCAGTGTGTCAGCGGGTTACAGCTCCTAAAAAATGAAGACGTTGAATTCCATAAGAAGATACATGTGGCTTCGGGCGAATACGACAAGACCGAAATTTGCAGGCAAGCTGTTGAAGAACAAACGGAAGAAGCGCTCCGGTTTATACGGGTCCAGTGTCTAACACTTGGTGAACTGTGGGAAGTACGGAGATTACACTGGAGCGAACAATTTGTAAATTTGGGAAGGGCTCCGAGTCAGCATTCAAAAAACGCCGACGAAAAGAGAGCGGGACGGTGGCAAATGACCCAGAGGGGATCTTTTAAAAAAGGAACATTACTTCCAGAACGAATCGACGCGTTGAATAACACGGAAGGGTGGGAATGGGGATCAGAACAAGGAGTTCGTACTTTCCAAGAAAGTAACTCAGACTGGAGCGAACAATTTGTGATTCTGGGAAGGGCTCCGAGTCAGCATTCAAAAAACGCGGCCGAAAAGAGAGCGGGATCATGGCAAATGACCCAGAGGGGATGGTTTAAAAAAGGAACATTACTTCCAGAACGAATCGACGCGTTGAATAACACGGAAGGGTGGGAATGGGAATCAGAACACGTAGTTCGTACTTTCCAAGAAAATAACTCAGACTGGAACGAACAATTTGCAAAGTTGGGAAGGACTCCGAGCTCATGTTCAAAAAACGCGGCCGAAAAGAGAGCGGGAAAATGGCAAAATTTGCAGAGGGTATTGTTTAGAAAAGGAACATTACTTCCAGAAAAAATCGACGCGTTGAATAACACAGAAGGGTGGGAATGGGGTCGGGGTCGATGATTTGAACTATTGGCAAAAATGTTGACAAAATTCACAAGTATTCCCCTCTATACATTTAAGCAAATGATTTCACCGAACCTTCCTCTTTTCTTCTCTCACGTTTGGAATCCGATTTGATTTTTTTAGCGGCTGCTTTTTCGGGGTTGGCTTTCGCTTTGTTTGCTTGTTTAATTTTTTTTTTTTCAGCGTCGGTGGGTTTGTCAGCAGTCTTGACAATGGTTTTTGGAGACATTTTATTAAGAATCACACAAATATTTCCTTTTTTTTACGCAATTTTTTTTTTGAACCTATACATTTTTGTAGTCGGTGTTTTCAAAAAACATGTACTTGACGGTCATTGTTGTTTGACATCATTGTTTGACAAAGTCTTACATAATTGAATAGTCATATTTTCGATATAAACCTGTGTTCATCAATAAAAGATGTTATAAAGAAAGAAACATACAAATAATGTTTTTTTGCCAGTATAAAGATATTTTCGGAGCACCTAAAACCGGTATTCATTCGCATAGAATGTTCAATTTAGCAGTATGGGACATCGTTTTAACTATCATAGTAGCGTGCATGTTCTATGCACGCTATAGAACAAATCTACTATTCACTATCATAGGTTTTTTCGTATTTGGAATAGTCATGCATAGATTGTTTTGTGTTAGAACTACGATCGATAAATTGTTATTTCCTGAAGCGAAAATCCCACCCCAACCGTCCCAGAATTCTCCATGACACTGGGACCACGCGGGTCCACCACGATTTTGAAATATCGTATATTTTAAAATGTTTTTTTTCAAAATCCTTCTTGGCAGATTTAAGAAAACGTTTTGGTCGCGGGGACGTTTTGGTCGCGGGGACGTTTTGGTCGCGGGGACGGGTCACATAGGAAATCAAGTTCCCGTGTTTTATTGTTACGTAAATTGTTGCGTATTTTCTCACAAACGTAAAAATTGTTGCGTATTTTCCCACACACGTAAAAATTGTTGCGTATTTTCATGTTTTCTTTAAAAAACGTGCTGGCTGTGTCCTTTTTATCGTGTATTTTTTTATGTTTATCACAATAAACTCATTTAAGGACGTGTCATATTATTACTATATAAAATATGTTTTCGTGTAAACAGTGCAAGTATACTACTGACGTTAAATGCAATTGGATACGACATCAACAACGAAAGAAGCCATGTATGGCTCAGAATGTCATTGGATCAGGCAGTGACATATGTACAACTGAAGTTAATTTAAGTACAAATGTCATGATTAGGGGTAGATGTTTTAATTATCTGAATGACACACATGTATTATGTAATGATTGTAAAAAAAAACTTTTAAAGCATAATGCTAAAAGACATTCTTGTCGTGGATCTCCTAGAAACACATGTATCTATTGTCGAAAGGACTTTAAGCATCGTCAAAATGTTTTTACACACCAGAAAACCTGTAAAGCTAAACCAGTAGCAACAGTACCAGTAACAATAAATATTAATAATAATATAATCAATAACATCGTAATCAATAATAATAATTACAACGACAACCGCACGTACATTCAAAACAATACGTTTGGTCATGAAGACTTAACGGTTATTTTGAACAAGTTGGAACAGGACCCAAGACTTAAAGAGGCGGTTTCGAATTTCAAAACAGCATTGTCTTTGGTTCATTTTAATAAAGATTTTCCTGAAAATCAAACTATTCGTAAAATGAACAAACGATCCAATACGATCGAGCTACGGCAATCGGTGGACCCGGAACGTTGGGATCTCGAACCGTTCGAAACTGGGTTTGGAAGAGTGATGGACAATCTTCAACGACAATTAAAGGTGGATCTCAATCACATGTATCCGATCAACTACCTTCGTGATCATATGTATCATTTGTCGAAAGTTCAACCTGCGGTGGCCACGTCGGAGATTGTAACCCCACCAACAGAAGTTTTGGCGAACACAGAAGAAGAAGAAGAAAACCAGAAGGAACGATTACATCAGATCGCAATCGAAGAACGCGACCGGTTTATTAAAGAAAGTAAACCCAATTGGCAGTTTGACCGTTCGAACGTCGAGCGTTGTCGAGTATTCAATGACCAGTTACACGACATGTTCCGACAAAAGGGTCTCTTTTACAAAGTGGTCAATACACACGAACCCAGTCAATTTTGGCATTTATTCCAATTTCTTTCAAAGAGACAAGACGAATTGGAATATGTAAAGACACGTTTATAAAGCACCGGCCAACATGGCGATACTAAATAGATTTTGGTCGTTTGCGAAATGATTGCCACGTTTTTTGCGTGGAATTTTGGAAAGTTGGGGTACTCGGCGGTGAACCACACAGCGACACATCGGACATGTGTTGTGTTTTTCCAACCATTGGTCGATACACGACGCGCAAAAGACGTGTGTGCACTTGTGGTTTATTTGTACCAGCGGCTGAATATTCATACAAATTGAACACCGGTTTTCCATAATTTATAATAAAAACCCACTTAAAACTTTAAATGACTTAAGACTCTAAAAATATGCGGTACGATGGTGTGGACTTTGTGGACGGTCGTGTGGCGAATTTGATTCAACGCAAGTATCTCAAAAAATGCACACAGCTCGCGATGCGTTCGAATCTCAAGCACCACAAACACGGTTGCGTGATTGTCGACCGCACGACAGGGGAGATCGTGTCTTCCGGTTTCAACATTTTTTGTAGATCGAGTGTTCACGACAGTATTCATGCGGAAGTGGCGGCTATTCGAAACGCGTCCAAACGCTTTTTACAGGGTGAGAATTGCGACATGTACGTGGTGCGTGTACACAACAATTTCAACAGTCCCGAACTTAAATATTCCAAACCGTGTTCCAAATGCCAATGTTTCATTCATCGACGCACGCGGATACGCAACGTCTTTTACAGTATAAACGAAATGAAACAATAACTTAGAAAACCTCGTAAAGTTCCTCGATGCGATATTTCCGGACGTTCATTTGTAAACGTCGTGTATAGTAGTATTCGGACGCGATACGTCGTACACGAATGGTCTCTCCTACTAAAGCGGAATCGATCAGCGGTACGATTTCAACATGGACGCCCGGGTCGCTGGTGCGTACGTTCGACGCGACGAGCACATGTGACTTGTAAAATTTGTAACGGTCCGAACCGGGGAGTTTCACTTTGAGCGAGTAAAATATATTGTACGCCACAAGTATACCGAGATCGGACATGTAAAACCGTGTCACTTTGTCGACAATATCCTCTGTTTGAAATTTCTTGTTGGGGTGTTGTGTGTACGTGTAATTTTCGACCGGTTCGGCGTAAACATCGAACTTGATTTTTGTACCGGTCGCGTCAAGCTCATCCCATTTTTCGACGGTAATAAAGAGAGGTATTTCGGTGGAAAAGACACTATCGTATTTGATTTCGTATTTGATATGGGAGTCGTCAAACTCGACATTATCCGTGGGCCAAAAGTACTCACCTTTTCCCAGAACCACGTTGGATAATATATTTTGGAAATTTTGACTGTCGTACACATCCGCAACCACACGGTAAGGGTCACCCGAAGTAATATCCGTAAACGTGTACACCGTGTTTGTGATGTCCGGAAGTGTGAAATGGTTGATGTTACTCAAAGTATACTCCATCGGATGTTTTTAGAATTTATTTTAGAATTTAAAATCACATTGTTTTTCTTTGGCCCATTCCGCGTCTTTAAACCAGTTCAACCCTACTTTATTAGTATTGGTCCCCGGGTGTTTCTGTTGGTACGCAAAGAATATGCGTGGGTCGATGTAATTGTTTCGCGACGTCTCGAGCAACAAGGTATTGTCTTTTCGTCGATGATTCAACAGTTCGGCCACTTTGGTGTTTGCGAGTAACGGATCGTTTGATGCGAACAAAGTCTTTTCGAACAGAACCGACGCGCGCATCGTGCGAAACTGTTTCGCCGAACACTTTGGAATCACTTTGTGAATGGTGCGGTTGATACTCGCCGGTGACGCGGTGTCGAACAGACGTTGTCCCTTTTTCTTTCGACTCAAGCGCGTAACGAGGTCTTGATGTAATACAGGGGGAAGCTTTATCCGGCGGTCGTAGATCACCGAGTCTTTTCCTGGAAAACAAATACGTACCGTTTGGTTTTGGTTTAGGACACTCACGTGGTCGTGTGCGCGTAAAGTACAGCACCCGACCGTATCCGCTTCGACACGCGGATCTTTTTCGTTACCCACGCGAATACACAGAGTGTCCATGAAATACCACAATAACGGGTCAAAGTGTTTTTTAAGAACCGGAAGCTTCTTACGCAATTTCCGCGCCATGTCAAACTTTTCGAGACTGGATGTCGATTTCGCATACACGTACCGTTTCTCATGAAAGAGGGCGTCCCTCCACGCGTACTTCCACATTTTTTCCGGATGGTACTCGAAACGAACAAACCCGTCGTGTTTGAGAAGCAATCGTGCCCGGTTCTTTGCCCCGCTGCCGCCGCCGAGAAGAACCGCCGTGTTTACGACGACGTCGCACGGCCGTACGCCCGGTTTACACGAACCTCGAAGAGGGTGTTTCGCATCGCGCCCTACGAAAACACAAGGGGGTTCGAGCCATTTTTTAGCGGAAACGGACACACAAGCTTCGAGACTGTTCGAAAAGTTACGACAGAATACAGCGTCGGGGTTCTTGTGTCGCCGATACTGCTTCAATAACATAGTCCGAACCTCCATTTTTGTTTTTCTTAATTTAACTTAAAGAATTAAATGTAGTTCATAGTAACCAGCCAACCAACCAACAAACGAACAAATCATGGATCTACTACTACTAAAGACGAAAAACAGTGACCCGCGCGACGCCCGTATCGTGTTTGACGAGGAACCTCACGTCTATTACGTGGACGGTGACTCGACCAACATTTCGGTGACCACGTTGGTCCACCAATATTTTCCCAAATTTGATGCGGATCTGATCATCTCGCGGATGATGAGATCGAAAAACTGGCCCAATAGCAAGTATCATGGTATGACGGCGGAAGAAATCAAGAAGCAATGGAGCGATGCCGGTACCGACGCGTGTACGAAAGGCACGCGTATGCACAAGTCGATCGAGATGTTCTACAACGACGCGAACACGGACGAGTACAAAGAGGACCTTGAGTTTAAGAAGTTTGGTCGGTTTTACGAAGACCACAAGGACCTCGTGGAAGCGTATCGGACGGAGTGGGAAGTGTACGACGAGGAACACAAGATTGCGGGCAGTATCGACATGGTGTTTGAGAACCATTCCGACGGGACGTTGTCGATTTACGACTGGAAGCGTTCCAAAGAGATGAAACTGAAAAACAACTACGGAAGTCGCGGGTTTGACCACCTGAAGGATTACCACGATTGCAACTATGTGCACTACTCGCTCCAGTTGAACATATACAAGTACATTCTGGAAACCAAGTACGGCAAAACCATTCGGGATTTGTACTTGGTGGTGATTCATCCGTTGTTTGACCAATATCAAAAGTACGAGTGTTTGGATCTTCAAGACGTTGTCAAAAAGATATTCAAGGATCGCCTGGAGTGTGTCACTCGCAAGAGAAAATTCACTTAAAGAGTTTGAGGAGCGAACAACAACAAGGAAAAAGAATGTCTCGTGTTATCAACAGCCAAAGCAAAAGCAAAAGCAAAGGCAAGGTAGTCGATGCCACACCTCATGTACCCGCCCAGAGCCTCCAAGATACGCGCGCCTACGCCATGTCTAGTTTGTTAAAGCACACGACCCCTGCAATATCCAAAGAAATCGAACGTTCCATCATGGACTATACGAAAAAAGAGTGTGAACTAAAAAACATTTCCACCATTCGATGGAGTGACGTGAGAGTGCGCCGAACGTACATACGTAAGCTTCGTATGATATTGAATAATATAGGTCCCTTGTTGAATGAAAAAGGTCCATTGTCTCAGTCTGCTTTTATGTCGCACCAAGAGTTGCGTCCTGATATATACAACCCGTTCTTGGACGTGATTGAGAAGCGAGCAAAGTTTAGTATTTTAAACTATGCGGACGAGACTGAAGGACACGAAGAAGGTCTTTTGGCGTGTGGAAAGTGCGGTAGCAAGCGGACCATCTCTGTCACGTTACGGACACGGTGTGGTGGTGGTGGTGGTGGTTCTACCCCCCCAGATTCTCAAGAAGAAGTGTATCTCAAGTGTTTTGCATGTGGTAAGAACGACACTGTGGTCTGAACAAAAAAAAACTAACTTAAAGAGCGTATGCATGGAAAGGTATAACATACACTTACCAATAACCCAAAAACCCAAGAAAAGAAGAAAACCCAAAATGGACTCCAAGTATCTTGTACGCACTTACGGTCCCGAAAAAGGAGCAATCATGTTGGAAACCGATACGATGAGTGACATGGATCGTAAGATGATTCAGTCGATGACGAAACTCGCTACGAGCTACAAGGCACACAAGGATAACAAGGTTCGGACGATTCAACTCGGTTATCGTCCAATCTTGGCAGTCTTAAACACTCAAAAACCACCAACACCAACAACATCAACAGCCCCCAAAACTATTACTACTACTACGAAACAACCAACAGCACAAGTAGCAGTATTGATTTGTAAAGCGACCAAAATGAACGGTGATAAATGCATGGCAAAAGCGAAACAAGGTGCCTTTTGTGCTAGGCATTCTAAAAAAGTGAATTAAGAAATTGGAAAGTAGGTGGAAGTATAAAAAAAACGATGGGTGAATCGATTGAATTTTACAACGAACTTCGTGCCAATACATTTTCGAACATTGATACACGTCGGGTGAAACAGGTAGAGGATCGTCGACGACAGCACGAACATCTTAAAAGTGTCATGAGTCATTTCGAAGAGATGATTATGTCCACTCTTCGAGAGAAGATGCTCGATGCGATTCGAGACGGTCGTTTTTACGCGACTCTGTACAGTTTTACCAACATGGACCTGTTTGAAGGGTTCAAGACTGTGTTTTTGCTGAAAAGACCTTATAATAATCGGAACAAGCAGTACGCGTGTGGTCACTTGTTTTTTGAGCAACAGGGGATAGTTCCATTGGTTACGCGTTTACAAACAAGGTTTGATCCGATTGATATCCATACAAATTATGATCGAGGGACAAAGACGCACCATTTGATGGCGAGTTGGAAGTCTGAAAATTAACTTTTTTAAAATTAACTTAAAGAATCTCGGAGACTTAAATAAAAAGCAGTATGGATACCAAAGCATACGCGGAAGAGTTTTTACAGTTTATGCAAACTGTGCATCGTAACAAACACGCACTGAACGTTTCGACAATAACATTAATATGTGACTTGAATGTTGACAACGTGGACATTAAAACATTTTGTCAACATTTCAATGAACCGAACATTGCGATGAAGATATGCCCGCATGGGTTTGATACGACACGCAAAGGACGTGTTCGGAAATCGTTTTACAATCAAGTGACTTTGAACTACAAGGACATTTCCAAAAAGTCGATGAAAATTTTTTCAAATGGAAAGTTGCAAATCACGGGGTTAACGAGCTTGTACGAGTGTGAGAAGCTCACGACCTACACGTTAAACGTGCTTCGCCGCACGTTGAGTGACCCGGAAATCACGATTCGACGGTCGTACATCGGTATGATAAATTGTAACTTTTCGATCGGTACCAACCTGGATCTGTACAAACTCAATAAACTACTAAACCGTCACGCGCGTGTGATGTCGATTTACAACCCGGAGAGTTATCCCGCGATAAACATGAAGTACGGAAACACGTCCGTGTTTGTTTTTGGTACAGGGAACATTGTGATTACGGGAGGGAAGTGTCTCGCAGACATGAAAGAAACGTACGGGTTTATAAACGAAGAGATTATAAGGAACTACGACACAGTGAGTAAAATGACGGCGCACATAAAAAAAAAGGCGCGTGTAGAGGACTACGTGAACGGGTATTCGGTTCGTCAGTACATGTCATGTGTTTACTGAAAAAAAATATACCATTATAAAGGTATACAAAAATGGTTCGCCCAGGAATGAGCGACGGTCGTGCATTCACCTCTTATGTGTCCAATTGTCAGACGAATATGAATCTGATGAAACAGCTGAGTAGCAAGGACAGCAACGAGTATCGTAAGTTTCTACAAGATAACGCGGTGATGATTATGGACGTGCAAGCGCAGATGAGTAAAAAAGAAACTTAAAAAGAAATCAAGAATAAGAATTAAAAGAATCAAGAATATGTTAACCTCCAAAGGGTATGCGATACGTTTAGACAGTTTTTCGCCGGAGAAACTGGAGAGTCTTAAACAAACACTCACAGTCACACCGGAAACAAACGCCGATTACGCTGTTGCGGAGTCTTACAAAGTATATCAAACGTCTAAAAATTTCATCATGATTCCGCGTAATTTTGGTATCCACGACCACACGGTGTTACGAGACGGTGCGCCGGTCCTAGGAGTCGAGTTTAGCGGACAACTCAAAACAGAGACGTGTCAGGTGGAAGCGGTGGAAGCGGTTGTCGCGGGTCTTCGGTCGAAAGGGTCCGGTATTCTGTCCCTTCCCACCGGGTACGGGAAAACAACCGTCGCGTTGTACGTATTGTCGAAAATTGCGCAAAAGACGCTCATTGTAGTCCATAAAGAGTTTTTAATGACCCAATGGATAGAGCGAATTCACCAGTTTTTACCTGGTGCGCGCGTGGGGAAAATACAAGGAACGGTAATCGACGTGGAAAACAAGGACATTGTGATTGGAATGCTACAATCGTTGTCGAAAAAAGAGTACGACAAAAACACGTTTTCGGATTTCGGGTTGACTATCATCGACGAGACACATCACGTATGTACGCGGTCGTTTTCGAGACTGTTCAGCCACGTGAACACGCGGTATCTTCTCGGATTGTCGGCGACCCTCGAACGCAAGGACGGTTTAACCTATGTGTTGCATTGGTTTTTGGGACCCACGCTGTTCAAAGTGGAACGTAAGTCCCAAACACAGGTGCGAGTGGACAAATCGAACTTCAATCACGAACTGTTTACTACAAACCCGTTCCCTCTGAATAGGGCACGCAAGCCGAATTTACCGGAAGCAATCACGAAGATTACAAAACTTCCCGAACGGAACGCGCACATCATGTCGTTGATTGCAAAAGCACACGCCGAGAATCGAAAGATATTGGTGTTGACCGATCGGCGACAACACTGTTTCGATTTGTTGGAAACTTCTCGGGACTTGTGTAATTATTCGTCCGGTCTTTACATTGGTGGTATGAAGCCCGAAGAACTCAAAGAGTCCGAACAAGCCGACGTCATTTTTGCAACGTACTCGCTCGCCCACGAAGGGTTGGATATTCCCACACTGGACACGTTGATTATGGCGAGTCCCAAATCGGACATCGTGCAGCCTGTGGGACGCATCCTTCGAGAGACTATAGGAAAGAGCAACACGCCTTTAGTGTTGGACATCGTGGACATGTGGGGGCCGTTCAAGTATCAGTTCTTTAAGCGGTGCAAGTACTACAAATCGGCGGGGTTTTCCATAACAGAATCAACCCCAGAAATAGAACTACCAGAACCAGCACTTGCTGACGTGACTTTTTTAGAAGACTTTTAAAACCAAAAAAAGGGTGCGTTGAAAATGGTCTAAAAACATTCTTTAGGTAATCGTAATAATGGAAAGCATCAATGGAAACCTTACGGTGGTGTTGGAAGAGCTCATGAACCGCATCGCCACTCTCGAAACCAAGATGGCTCGTCAGGAGAAGATGACCCGCAAGATTAAGCGTGATATGATTCCCGAGGACCAACGCGTCCCCCGTAAACCCAGCGGATTTGCCAAAGCCACTTACATGTCTCCCACCTTGTGTGAGTTTTTGGGCGTTCCCGAAGGAACCGAGATGGCACGCACGGAAGTGACAAAGAAGGTCCTGGCGTACGTGAAGGAGGAGAACCTACAAAACCCCGAGTCTAAGCGTGTCATCCGAATGGACACCAAGCTAGAAAAACTACTGTGTCCCGAAAAGGACGAACTGGTCACCTATTTTAGCATTCAGCGTCTGATGAAGGTGCATTACATCAAACCCGATCTCGAAGTAAAGGTGGAAGCCGCACCAGTTCCCGTTCCCGTTCCCGTTTCAGTAGTGGAGGAAGCCGCTCCCGCTAAGAAAGCCCCGAAGAGCAAGTCTAAAAAGTAAATTAAAGACTTGCTTATTATAAATATTAAATGTTCGATCAATTATGTTCTCGTCATGAAATCGAGACATTACTCGGTATGCGTGTTCGCACCTTGGAATATTACCAAGAAGCGTTACTGCACAAATCTGCTGTGAAACTCTATCAGGCCTCTCGGTCCAACGAGCGATTAGAGTTCATAGGAGATTCTGTATTGAATCTTGTGATTGCAAAGTATCTATTTCATATGTACCCCGACGAAAACGAAGGGTTTATGACGAAATTACGTACCCGTATTGTGAGTGGTAAATGTCTGTCTAAAATTGCGCGTCAGATGAACATACAAGCATACATTCGTATGAACGAAAAAGCGATCCGACAAGGATGGAACGAGAATTCGCGCATTCTGGAAGACACGTTCGAGTCGTTAATCGGAGCGATTTATCTTGATATGGGGATATTTTACGCTCACGAGTTTATCATCAACCAGCTGAAACTGCATGTCGATTTGGACGATATCATGATCGACACCAACTACAAGGATATGTTGATGAGATACACCCAAGCGCGAGGTATCGATCTACCCGAATATGTGCTAGAAAATGAAGACGGTCCGAATCACGACAAATCGTTCTGTATTCGTGTCTCTGTGGAAAACGCATACGGTGTCGGGACCGCCAAAAACAAAAAGCAAGCCGAACAGGACTCTGCGTACCAAGCGTTATGTGTGTTGGAAGCGATTTGAAGTCTTAGGTGTTCTTTAGGGAAGTTGCTTTAATTTAAAACGCGTAACCGTTTAAGAATTATTTTACTTTTTAGAGAATAATATATAATGTCCTCGAGTGATCCGATTGTAATCACAAAGGAAAATGACGGAGATATGATCAACTTTTTCGAAGAGTCGAGCGAAGGGTCTGCCGCCGATGTTCAAATCAGACGCCCGGTTATGCGTAATAACAAACGCCGTAGCGTTAATCGTAACGCACCTACTACATCAAACCGAGCACCTCCGTTGCCACATCAATCGGAGAAGCCCGCCAAACCTCCTCCGTTGAACGACAATATGTTCGAAGTGTTTACGAACCCGGACAAAAAACGTATAGAATCGGACGAAGAATCCGATGAACAAATGGGGTACCCTAATAATAACCCGGACGAAGACCCCGACGACGATTATCCAAATCCACCACAGTACGAGGACGAAGCAGCACCGACGGAACCGTCAGCCGGGTTTTCGAGTATTGAAGACGAGAAACAAGATTTACTGTACAAGTTTTATCGTCTGACATCGAAAGGTATTCCGGTTGGAAAGAAGTTTACGATGAACTCGGACATTCACGAGATGAGGCACGAGTTTAGTCGCATTCAACGTGACAACGACGTCAAGTCGAGTATCCGCTTTTCGCGGCGTATGCTCATGGCGTGTGTGACGGGTATCGAGTTTCTAAACAAACGCTACGACCCGTTCGAAGTCAAACTCGACGGATGGTCGGAGTCCATCATGGAGAACATGGACGACTACGACAACGTGTTTGAACGTTTACACGACAAGTACGCGTCGCGTGTGTCGATGGCCCCGGAAATCGAACTGTTACTGTCGCTTGCAGGAAGCGCCTTTATGTTCAATCTGACCAATTCGATGTTCAACTCCATGCCGAATCTGAAGGATATTGCGAAACAGAACCCCGACATTCTGAAAAATCTCATGCAGTCGATCCAGAACGCGAATACAAACAATACTAACAATAATACTAACAACACCACCAAGGAAGACCCGCCACAACAACAACAACAAAGAAATCACACTAGTACTACGCAACCACCACCACCACTTGCTCGTGGTAATAACCAGAACACCAATAAAGCGCGTGAGATGAAACCACCGGCGTTCGACATGTCGAGTTTGTTCGAGAGCATGCCCATGGTACCTGTAGGAAATGCGACATTCCCGATCGCTTCGCGCGAAACGGACCGTAGTAGTAACAGTAATATTATCGAACCGATCATCTCAAACGCAAAGAGGCCCATACTCAAACGCAGCAACTCGGGGTCGAGTCTATCGAGTCTGTCGGGTATGTCGGGTCACAGTCTTCCGAACACACTGAAAATCGTTTCGATCGACACTTCACAAGCGTCCAAATCTAGAGGACGCCGTAAGAACAAAATAACAGCCACCAAGCAAAATACCATATCAATCTAAAAAAAAAAGAAAACGTAAATAACAATAATGAATCTGAACATGACGTCTATTAAGGACGCGTGGGGGGTGAGTGATATTAGTGAGAGACAACTCCCCACCGATCGGTTAAACAAGTCGTCAACGTCGTCGTCTTCCTTTTTTAAACATCCGAATGCCATCACGGACTCTCGCCCGACACGCATCGACGTTGCTTTGTTTGATAAAGATTTAATCACCGAGTTGTTTCCTCACACACCCGAGTATCGTACGAAAATAGTCACTGAAAAATTGACAGATACGATCAGACCTTCTCCGAAGAGTTTACGGAAACCACCACCACCGCCACCGCCGTCTTGGGTCGAAGAAGAAGAAACAAGAAGAACACCAGCGTTAAAAGAGTACTTCCAAATCCCCCAAATGCAACAATGGGATTCGCGCCTTGATTTGACGACCATTTTGTTACTGACCTTTTTGCTTCTTCTACTCGATAAAATATCCACCATTTGGAAAAATTCTTAATCAGTAGGAGTAGTAGTGATTCCGAATACGGCGTCTAGCGTCGTCATTTTCTTTGGATTTGAACGAATTTTGATCGCATTGTTCTTCACTTTGGACACGGTGGTATCGAACACGGTATCCGTCGTCTTATTGTTCGAATCGGACCGCATGACCCAATTGGATTGTTGTTTATCAATCACATAGTCCGCTTTTATGACAGGCGGTAGTTGTATATCGTACACGATCCCTTGTCGCGAACTTTCACGGAACGTGTCGATCGTCATATCACCCCCAAACTCCTTTAGGCATTGTCGAGGAGGGGCGCATCCGACGCACGCGAACGGCGATTCCGAATTGGACCTCGAATACATCAACGAGATTAACATGTACTGGTTATTTTTTTGTGATACGTTTTCGTAGTGGTTGTACGCTTTCATGCACTCAAAGCTGCAAAAATGCCCGAAAGTTGTAAATTGTTTAGTTTTCGCACCGTAGGCGACGGGAAGCGACAAAGGCGTACTCGAGAAATCATGACAACACCACCAACACCAGATTTCTTGTGACCCAGATTTCTTTTTTGGAGCCATTAGATTTTTTTTTGTGTGTGTGTGTGTTTGTTTGCTTACGATAAGTATCTTTAATTAAGTTTAAACAAGTATAATGGAAGACGCCACCCCTATCTTCGCGCTGAAAGAAGAATCCACAAACATTCGCAAACAACCTTTAGACGTCATGTCGTACAGTGACGTGTTACGTAGCATGGAGTCTGGTAAACAACAACAGCAGCAACAGCAACAACAGACACCACCCGCGACTTTAGCAGAGAAGCCGTCACATAACTACCACAACAACAACAACAACCCGCCACAAACACAAACACAAGCAACAGGACCGCCTGTAGTATCGTACACCTACCCCACATCACCACATATCCTCGACCCAACATACCCCGCCGCACCCGCTGCACCTCCCGCACACGCGCCTGCTCTTGACAAGATGAAACAGTTTCAGAACGAAATGATCGTGTTATTGGTCTCGTACATCGTGATACACATGTCCACCGTCCAAGATTGGATGCGATCGAAGATCCCGAACATTGTCAGTCCTGAAACCGGTGCTATGAGCGTACTAGGGCTTCTGACGAACGGCGTGCTTCTCATCGTATTGTGGAACGTCGCCAAGAGACTCATTCTCAAATATATGCAAGACGTTTAATTTAAATTTAAAGAAAAGAATTCTTTTTCAAGATAGATTATGGAGAACAAGTCACAAAAACTCCTCAGTTCGTTAAGAGTGTATTACACAAACAAGACGCGATTCAACTTGATTGAGTCGATCGTCAACGATAACGCAAACGTATCGCTACGGCTTGTAGATTGGTTGATTACGAACTATTCGAAATCGAGGAACGTGGTGTACTATGTAAAGAATATACCGTTTAACGTCCATCAAAGTTACAAAAACATGTTAAAGGCGTATTCCAAACGACTATTCGACCCATTCAGGCGCCATGGGCGTGTAGTATTAGAGCTGGACGGTCGGTCGTTGGAAACAACGGTCGCGCAATTGTCATTCTTCAAATGGGCAATAGACAACAACGTATTGAAATACGCGCTAGAGTACAAGGAAGACATTAAGCGGGACATGGACGCGCACACTCGTCACCGACACGATAAGACGGTCGTCGAGAAAAGAAAGGAGCTTTCCAAAAGCACAAAAGGGGCGAATATGTACAGTGTCAATATATGTGTTTCGTTTTCATAAAAAAAGTATCAGTATAATAAAAAAAAATGAATTCCAATATGATGTTTGCGAGCTTGTCCACCATTATTCTATATATTGGGTTGTACTTGTATCGCAAGTGCGAAAACCCGGAACTGTTCGATAAAAACACCTTCGTGTACTCGATCATCACCGGCATGGTGGTCTTTTTCGGACTGAATTACTACACGCCGACGACCACCGGGTACGAACAACCAGGTGTGTACACAGGTGGTGCGAGTACGACACAAGAAAATATCATGACGGAACCTTTTAAATACTAAAAAAAAAAATCACTTAAGAATATTAAAACAAAAAAAGGGAAGAATACTACTACAATGGTTCGTAATTTCGGGAAAGGTGGGAAAGGCGCAAAGAAGATGAAAAATGGGTCGTCCGAAACCAACCGGATATTGTTGTTCAAAGAGAACGGTCAAGAATATGCTGTTGTAGACGAGGCGTTGGGTCACGGCCGGTTTAGGTGTACGTGTTCGGACGCCGTGAATCGACTATGTATCATACGAGGGAGTATGCGAAAGGGGCAAACGAACCGTGTGCAAAAAGGAGACACGATACTGGTTTCTTTGCGCTCGTTTCAAGATAATAAGGCGGACATCTGTCATTTGTACACCACGGACGAAGTTCGATCGCTACAAGGGTATGGGGAAATCGCGTACATCATGGAAGAAAATACAAATGATGAATTTGTAGACTTTGTTTAGTAAGTTTTTGCAAGTTTTAGTTTAATTTAAAAAAATAAATCCTTTTCAAAAAAACAAATGAGATCACCTTACGAAGTGCTTGGTGTTTCCCCTCAAACGCCTGAGGAAGGTGTAAAAAAGGCGTATCACAAACTCGCGATGAAACATCATCCGGACAAGGGCGGTAACCCGGAAACTTTCAAAGAAATCAACGACGCTTACGAGAAAACACAGAAACCTTCTTCCGCCGAAACCCCGTTTAATAACCACGACATTTTTTCACAATTTTTCAAGGGATTTCAACAAATGAGACACGTCGTAGACGTACCGATGACTCTCGAAGAGATGTTTATGGGTAAAAAATTTAAAGTCAACGGACACGAAGTTATCGTACCCCCGAAAACACCTTTGACCACGCGCATCGAAATCCCGGGTATGAACTTGACCGTGCAATTACGCATGCAGAAACACCCGGTGTTCCAAGTCGAGAACGGAACGTTCAACTTGATTTACAAACAATCCATCAGTTTGTGTGAAGCACTACTTGGGTTTAAAGGTCGAATCAAACACCCGGACAAGTCCATGTTCTTTGTCGAAACTCAATCGAACCTGATTATAGGACAACACCAAACAATGCGGATTCCGGGGAAAGGAATCCCTTGTAATCAACGCGGTGGTATGTCCGAAATGATCGTGGTGTTCGATATCCACATGCCTACCGATATTGACGTTTCCAAGTATAGTACAGTAATCAAGGAAATGTTACGCTTTGACGTACCCGAGTTGGTGGCCAATGAGGGCGAAGAAGTGATTAGTTTAAAATAAAAACCTTTTTTCAAACCATCTAGAATAATGATTCCCAAGTGGATACATCAAACGTGGAAAACTAAGGCGACAAACCCACAAGTAGACCGTCTCCGTCTTTCGTGGATCGACATGCACCCGGGTTTCAAGTATACGTTATACGACGACACCGACATAGACCGGTTCATTCGAGCATATTTCGACGACCGTGTGTATACAACGTACAAACGCATCCTGAACGGGTCTCTCAAAGCGGACTTTTTCCGATATTGTGTGTTGTATATACACGGCGGTGTGTATGTGGACATCGACCTATGTTGTGTACGAAGTCTGGGTGACGGGATTGTTTGTTTCGATACCGACGCGTTAGTATCCGCATCGGACTATCAAGAACAGGACTTTCAATCGCCAAACCAACATTATAGAAGAGACGTCATCTTTCAAGGGTTCTTGTGCGCCGAGCCGTTTCACCCGTTTATGCAATATATGATTAATTACATGTGTTTTGCAATGTCATATGATTTGTTTAAACGTGACATATTTCGTATAGGAGGGCCTCAAGCTTTTGCAGATCGTTTCGACGAGTTGTATTTCCCAAAGAGACGAACCCCAGTGTCGTCGTCGAGTAATGTAGTGTTGCGCGAGGCAAACAACCACCTGTTACAAAACAAGATTAAGCTCGTGTCCCACCTTCACGACTGTGAGGTTCTCGGCTACGACCGAAAAGTGTTCGCGACATGCCAGCACCCGGTGAACCGTGATCACACACCCCATTACAGTCGCGACTTTGATGAGTACGTCGAAACCGGATATTATATTTGAGAAGTACAAAAAAATGCAAATTCAGATTTGTCATCACGATACACAAGGTCTTGCAAACGACGCGCGTGTGCTCGCCAACGTGTTGAAATCTAAATATCGTATCTCGAATATCAAATATCCCGAGTCGGTTTTACACACCGACCGTTCGTTACCGCCACATGGAGGTATTCGTATATTCCTAGAACATGCGTCCCCTCATATGATGAACGCGACATGTAACATCTTCATTCCCAATATTGAAATGATGAACTCGAACGACATCCGGTGTGCGCGTGATGTGCATATGTTGGTGGCTAAAACCAAATACGCGTACGACGTTCTGACCAAACAGTTCCCCGAAAATAAAGTGGAGTACTGGGGGTGGTCGTCGATCGACCGAGGGTTGACGAACGTGGTTCCCGATTACAACCAATTCTTGCACGTGAAAGGGGTGTCGCGGTTCAAAAACACGCAGTTGGTTCTCGAAACGTGGTTGAAACACCCCGAATGGCCTACACTGACTATAATTCATTACGGAGACCCGACCCGAAACGAATACCTGGACATTCCGGTGGACCACTTTATGGTCGCGGACAACGTTCGCATGATTCAACGGAAAACAACGGACACGGAGCTTACGCATCAATTAAACCGATGCGGTGTGCACGTGTGCCCGAGTAATGCGGAAGGGTTCGGACACTACATAAACGAGGCGCTATCGGTCCGAGCGCTCGTGGTCACCACGGATGGACATCCGATGAAACAGTTTGTCGACCACGGCGTGAACGGCTTTTTGATTCCACCCGTAGAGGAGAAGCCGCACTCGTTAGGGATTTATTACACACTCGACACGGACGGGTTCGAAAAGACCATACAACGCGTGATAGATACTCCGCTCGAACAACGCGCGACCATGGGTAACCGATCCCGGGAAATGTACGAACACGCTTTTCGGCTCGAGCCGTCCGAGTTTTCTTCTTAAACCACCACGCGGTACAAGGTGTACTTTCCCGCGGTGGGGCTGTCTCGGGTGATACGCATCATCGTGCCCGGCAAGGCTCCGTAGTACCTCGCTACAGGGTCTGTGGACAATAGGAGCGGAAAATACCGGAGCCCCGTCTTGTAATGACGGACCACCGCCGCCCTTTCTTCCAGGGACAGCACGTCGTGTTTGGGAACGAGCTCGTGCTTGGTCACGTTGAATGACAGTTCGCTCTCCGAGAACACTTGTACGTTCAGGTCGTTGACATCGGTGGCGATGAACTGCTTGGCGAACGAGGTGATGGTCGCTTTGTACACCAAGATCAACACAGTGTATTTCGTCGGATCGTCGTCCAACATCTCGCGCATGTTCTTCATGTTTTTAACGCTTACTTTGGGGTCGTATATGAAATACACCAAGACGCAGTTACCGTTCGCCGTGGACGACGCGACAATGCGGTCCACGTTGTCCGTATCGATCGTATCAAACCCTCGATCGACCAACATCTCGTGTATGGTCTGTCGCACCACACGATTCATTTTTTGTTGACTTTACTTTTAATTTAGGGTCCATTTCGTTAAATAGTATTTCATAACGGTTACTAATAAAATCATGTACGTTCCTATACGAATATCTTTGTTTGTTACGGTATACACCGGAGACACCAAGCGTTGCATGAACAGGTCCTCTTTTGGTGTGTCCGGATACACACGTTGTTCGAGCAGCGTCAAGGCACATACGTCGTTGTTCAAGGCCCAGTGAAACAATATACTACTGATCAGCGCAATGTGTAACAACACCAGCTCTCTCGTCACATTGGGACATATCGGTAAGATCACTATGTACATTACAAGAAGCGCATGCAACACCGAAATGATATTCAACATTCTCGCCCCGACTTGTTATTCTACTCGTATGATAAAAAAAATGGTGGTTTCGATCAGGGGGGGGGTTACTACACACCGCGCTTAAAATTCACCTTAAGAAACAAACAACTATTTAAATAAGACCCAAAAATGTATTGTTCCGCGCATACCCGCAAACATGAAAAGTGTTCCAACCGTGCACGCTACACGATTCAGGACAAACATTATTGCAAGATTCATGGGAAGCAATTGACGAACCATTTGGAAGAAGCCGAAGTGGATTGTCCGATATGTATGAACTCGGTGCCGTTAATCAAGTCAACCCACACCTCTTGCGGGCATGATTTTTGCAAGACGTGTCTGCGAAAGTGGTTGCGCGAGCACGACAATTGTCCGATTTGTCGAACTGTTTTGTCAGTAACCAATCCGGAAAACAGAGTCGAAGACTTGACAAATGACCGGATTATACGTTTCGTCGAGATGGACCGGATCCGTATCAACCGATCCAACCAGTTTATTATAGAGCTCCTCGACGTGGACGACTTGCTATTTTTAGAACATTGGAACAATCATACCGTGGACACGAGTCAGATCATATATATCGCTTGAAGAAAAAGAAAATTATTATTTTATGCGTTTTATGTTTTTTCCAATTCATTATTTTATGTATAAGAATCGGAACGATAACATGTTTATGATGAAATTGAGGTCGAATAGTAATAATAACACGAATATGACAAACGCGCTTAACAACGAGTACCAGGAACTCAATCGCATTAAAACGAGTATGAAAAACACCGCCCGAGGATTGCAACTCAACGCGAACACTTTACAAACTTTGATTATGCGTATCGAGAATATCGGGTCCTCGAACACAACAAACCGACCAAACCCACCACCACTATCACGTTTATCGCGAAAGAACTATTTGAAAATACAACGCACCGTCCATCCGAACAAAACGTTTCCCAAAGTCAACGCGACAATTTCAGATAAGGAGTTGCGTGCGCGCATTAAACGCAATTTGACGAATATATCTGCCCATTTCCAGATGCGTTGAAGAAATTGATTTAAAAAAAAAGATTTTATTATTACTACTTACCATGGAGACTACTCGATGTGCGTTTTGCGCAAGTACACTCTTGATTACACGATCCGTATACATGATGAAGGATCGTCCTTTCTGTTCCATACGATGTCGTGATGCTGCTGCTAGTCACCGACAATACGTTTGTATTAAGAAAGAACCGTTGGTTAAAAACTACTGAAAACGACCGGTCAATCCCTTCTTCTTTTTTTTTGCAAAAAAAAAAGTTTTTTGTATTATAAATGCCAATCATTATTATTCTTGTAATAGTGATACTACTCTGTTCAAGTATGTTGGGAGGCGTGACGTACTGGAAACGCGCGGATATTTTCGGTACCGGAGAGGACGATGCAGAAGCAGCAAAAGCAGCAGCAGCAGCAGCAGCAGCAGCAGTATTAGCAGTTTTAGGGGACTCTTGTTCGATCGAAAAAAAGTGTGAATCCCCGTTAGTGTGTTCCGATTTGATTTGTGCGAACGCACCCGTAGATTGCGACTTCAAATGGGGCGAGTGGTCGTCTTGCTCCGCCACGGCGTGTGGTACCGACGGTACACAAGTAAGGAGTTACACGATCAATAAAAACGGCGCGTACGGAGGAGTAGCGTGCGAATATAACAACGGATACGAAGAAGAGAGACCGTGCTCGATGCCGAATTGTACTACCGGAGCGGTTGGTGTTGTTGGTGGCGCGGGTAGTGTTGGTGGTGGCGCGGGTAGTGTTGCTGGTGTTGGTGCGAATACGACGCCAGTAGCTCCATCGCAACCTACTAGGGTTTCTGCAAGTCCGACCAATAGATTAACAGAAATGAGAATAAATTGGACATCATTGGGACATCATGGATTACCAAGCGAAAATCCAACTACAATCCGAATATATTATAAAGAATCTTTTGGTGAAGACTCGGGGGAGCTCTTTTATGTTCCGGTTGATGTCAATTCTTCTCATGTGGTTATTACGGGTTTGAACGGTCAAAATGTAACGTATTCATATTATATAGTCAAAGACTATCCAACATATGGAGAAATAAGGACAGTGGATTATCAGTTCCGCACGCCCAGAACATATGGATAATCTCCAAAAAAAAAGGTTTCGCTGATATTATAAATGTCAATGATTATTATTCTTGTAATAGTGATACTACTCTGTTCAATTTTGGGAGGCGTGGCGTACCGGAAACTTGCGGCTCGTGACGATGCTGCTGATGCAGCAGCAGCAGTAGCAGCAAAAGCAGCAGCAGAAGCAAAAGCAACAGCAGAAGCAAACGCAGCAGCAGACGCAGTAGCAAACGCAATAGCAGACGCAGACGCAGACGCATTAGCAGCAGCAGAAGCAGACGCAGTAGCAGACTCAGAAGCATTAGCAGCATCAGAAGCAGACGCAGTAGCAGACGCAGCCTTAGGGGAATCTTGTTCGGTCAAGATGTGTGAATCCCCGTTGGTGTGTGACGAATATTCCATGACCTGCGGGCACGCGCCCATTGTACCGGTTGTACCGATATGTAACACAACTGCGTGCAACGATTTCATGAGGGACTTGGTCGTCAACAAAAACAAATCGTTCATAACCGATGAGGTCGCCGGTGTTTGCGCTTGGTGTCCGAAGCGCCAATATTCACGTATGAAATTATTTGGTAAAACATATAGTGTTATGGTAAAGGACGGTATAGGAACAGATATGACCGCTAATTCCCGAGAAGAACGCTTTAACAAAATCAAACACTAATATGCTCTGTTTTTAGTGTTGTTAAAAAAAATATTTTGTTCGAAAAGGATCCTAGGGCGGTAAGGGGTAAATCAAGTAGATCTCTTTGTTAAAAAAAAAAGACTTTTGTATAAATAAAGCATGTCAAACATTCTCATAATAGCGATAGTACTCGTTTTAATCATCTTGGGAGGCGTGGCGTACTGGAAACGCGCGGATCTTTTCGGTACCGACGCTGGAAAGGACGACGATGATGAAACATTGTTAGCCGTTTTAGGGGACCCTTGTTCGACCGAAAAAAAGTGTGAATCCCCGTTAGTATGTTCCGATTTGATTTGTGCGAACCCACCCGTGGATTGCGACTTCAAATGGGGCGAGTGGTCGTCTTGCTCCGCCACGGCGTGTGGTGCCGACGGTAAACAAGTAAGGAGTTACACGATCAATAAAAACGGCGCGTACGGAGGAGTAGCGTGCGAATATAACAACGGATACGAAGAAGAGAGACCGTGCTCGATGCCGCCTTCTTGTGTAGATTGTGTAGGTGAGTGGGGTAGTTGGTCAGAGTGTGTGCTTGATGATCCGACTGATGAATGCTCTTTATCTGGGACGGAAACAAAAACGTACAAAATAACAACTGAAAATGCTTATGGTGGTAAAGCATGTGAAAAAAGAAATAATCAACAAATAAATAGAACATGTAGAGTGTCAAGGGACTTAGTACCACGCAAATGCAGTCCTAATGCAATAAACGATTGTCAAGGATTTTACAAATCCCAGACCGAATATTGTGCAGAGCAATATAAAAAATATCCGAACATGTGCGATGCGACTATGGGTGAAATTCCTTTTACGATTACACGCGACGAACAAGCCGGGGTTGGACGTGACGGGAAACCTGAGTTTGGTATCTGTCCGGATAGAGGTCAATTCAAATCCACCACTTGCCCCTCGAACCCTAACTGTCATAGAGCGGGTAGTGGTGTTGTTCTTGGTGGTGGAGCGGCTGCTGGTGTTGTTCTTGGCGGTGGAGCGGCTGCTGGTGTTGTTCTTGGCGGTGGAGCGGCTGGTGTTGGTGGAGCGGCTACTGGAGCATTAGCAATTTTAGGGGAATCTTGTTCGACCGAAAAACAGTGTGTATCCCCTTTAGTGTGTGACGAATATTCCATGATGTGCGCGCACGCGCCCGTGGCGGTGACCCGTGACGACGCATATACTCCGTATGAATACGGTGATTTGATGTACCGTAACGACGCTCAAGATGTCAATGGATACACACTCGGAACAAGTAATCGAGTCGTTACACTCAACGATTTATCAGGAAATGATACGCATCTTTCAAGGCATGTTTTGGGTAAAGCGGTCATATCTTCAACACTTAATAGTTCGACCCGAGAATATGATATGGTAAATACCCCTATGACACTTGAAAACACGATTAACGGTCACCCATGTTTCGATGGGTTTATGATACAAGGAAAAGAGAACACATGGGATGCCGAGGCCGGTAATGTTAGAAAAACGAATACATCTGGTAGTTATACCGTAATAACCGTTGTTTATATTGATACAAATAACAAGATGTGGGACTCGATGTTGACGTTTGGGGCGGTGTTGAACAGTGTGGGGTTGTATTGGACCTTCGACGGGACGTTTTCAGGTTGTATAAACGGACAGCTTATGGGAAATGCGGGGGTTCCGAACTATGTCTCCACTATGAAAGACAAACCCCTCCTTATCGTGTACCGTGTTTTGGAAAATACAACAATGAAACTTCAAATGTGGGACATCAACAACCCGGGTATTATATTGTTTGACGGAACTGCTACAATTGATCCCAATACTCGTCTAACTTTTAAAAACGCAACGCATGCACCTTTGTTTATCGGCTGTAACCATAATATTAGAAGGGCGAACCCTTTGTGGTCAATGTCAAATCATCACCACGGAGAAACCATAATGTACAATCGTTATTTAAACAATACCGAGATAACCGATACCAAAGAGTTCTTGGTGAATAAATGGAGTCCTCGTTAGTGTAAACAAAAATCTTTGTTAGTTATCAAATGTCAACCGGTATTATTATTCTTGTACTAGTGATACTCCTCTTTTCAAGCATTTTGGGAGGTGTGGGGTACTGGAAACGCGAGGATATTTTTGACACCGGTTCTGACACCGGTTCTGACACCGGAGCGGATGCTAAAGCAGGTACTACTAGAGCGCCGGATGGTGTTGGAGAAGGTGGTAATCAATTAGAGAAGATTATTGGTGTAAACGGGGAAGAACAATGAACCCCAACCCCCACCCCAGAAAGTAGACTACTCCAAGGATTTTGAGAGGCACGCAAGTAAATAGATTACGATTTCATGTTGTTTTATTCAAGTTTCGAATGTTAATACAACAAAAAATGGTAATTCTTTTAGTTAATTTAGTTTTTTTTTAGTTTATTTTTTTTAAAAAAGGGAGAAAATTCTTCTAATTGGAATAGGCGAGGCCACCCATCCCCGCTTGGATACGAAGCACGTTGTTCGAGATGGCGTACACCAGGAGCTCGGAATCGTTACCCATCTTGGCTGCGTCGTTAATCTTGTTGAGGGTCAGGGTCACGTTATCGAGACGGGAAAAGTTGGCGGTACCGGAAGGCTGGTGAGCCTCCGGGTTGAGGGCGAAGGAGTAGGTGTAGATGTACTTGGAAGGGATCCTGGTGAAGTGCTGGTAAGGCTGGACCAGACGGAAGTAAGAGGCGTCGCGTTCGGTGAAACGGTCGTGGCCGTTGAACTGGAGCTTGCAGGTCTCAAAAGCATCGCCCGCGGGAACGGCGCCGTCGTAGCCACTTTCGGCGTTGTACGTCCTCACTACATTAGTACCCCACTCGAGAGGCTCGGCATCTGGGCGGCGGACAACCCACACGAGAGCTTTCACCGGGTGGTTGAAGTTAAGGCGGAAGTTGGAGGAACGGGTGGTCTCGGGGCCGGTGTGCTGGAGCTGCTCGATGAGGTACTCGTGGGAGGACTGGGCGAAACGGCGACGCTCGTCGGTGTCGAGGTAGACGTAGTCGACAAAAAGGCGGGGGTTGGAGATCGCGAGAGTCTTGGCACCAGCACTGAGATCGAGCCTGCCTTGGTCGCGGAACTGGATGTTGACTTTGACCTCGTGGTACTGGAGGGCGATGAGGGGCAGGGCCAGACCCGGGTTGCGGCTGAAGAAGAACTGCAGGGGAATGTACAGCTTCGTGGACTCCAGCGCAGTGGCGGTACCGGTGTCGCGGCGACCGATCATTTCCTTGAACCCGGCGCGCTTCTCCTCGGGGAGGGTCAGTTCGGACCAGATGTCGAGCCACTCACCGTAATGCTTGTCGATGCGCTGACCGCCAATCTCGAGCTCGATGTACTCAATGAGGGCGTGACCGAGGGAGTTGACCACTTCGGTGTCCTTACTGACGGTGACCTCGAGCCACATGTTAGTGACGAGATCGCCGTTGCGACTGATGGTGCAAGTCACGCGGCTACCGAGGGAGGCGTTACCGTTGAAGGTCTGTTCGATAGACTCCATGGCGAAGTTGGTGTGGCGGCGGTAGACCACCTTAAAGAAGCTGATTTCGGGCTTGCCGGTCAGGAAGACGTCTTGGGCGCCGTAGGCTACAAGTTGCATAAGTCCTCCTCCCATGTTTGTTTGTTAATATTATTAAAGCAGAGAAAAAAAATACGTTGATTTTCAACGTAAAGAATACACACACACACGTGCGCGCGCGCGGTTTGCTGCGAAGAAAAATGAAGCCTAATAAAGTAAAACCACACGAATGAATCTTCAGATCAAAAAGTTCAACCCTAAAACGATGCGAGACAATTCGGTGGTGGTGTATATCGCGAAGCGCATGAGCGGAAAGTCGACGTGTGTAAAAGATATCATGTGTCACAAAAAGCACTTGCCTGCGGGTGTGGTGATGTCGGGGACGGAGGAGGGTAATTGCTTTTACCAAGAGTTTGTTCCGGATTTGTTCATCTATAACGAGTTTCGTTCCGATGTGATAGAGAAGGTCGTGGCGCGACAACGCGCGCTCATCAAAAACGGTGAACGCGACACGCCCGTGTTTATCATCCTGGACGACTGCATGTACGACAAAAAGTTTTTACGCGAGAAGATCATGCGGCAAATTTTTTACAACGGGCGTCATTGGAATGTGTTTTTCATGTTAACCATGCAGTATTGTATGGACTTGTCTCCCGACCTGCGGTCGAATATCGACTACATATTTGTGTTTAGAGAAAACATCCTACAGAATCGGGAAAAGATTTATAAAAACTTTTTCGGGATTTTTCCCACGTTTGATATGTTTAATCAGGTTATGGACGCTTGCACCGAAAACTACGAGTGTATCGTTCTTGATAATACGATCAAGAGTAACAAAATCGAAGACGTCGTGTTCTGGTACAAGGCTCGACTGTTCGATCCTAAAACATCTTTTCGCGTCGGGCACCCCAGGTTTTGGAACGCCCATAATCGTTTGTACGACCCTAAACACGACGACCGTGAAATAAAAGACATACAAAATCAATATCGTAAGACTGTTAAGAAGAACACAATCACAATCAAAAAGCAAAACTAACTCAGAGGAGTGTTTTCTTCTTCTTGTTCTTCTTCGGCCACGGTCTGTGGAGGAGGCACATGACTCATGTTATTTTTCTTTTGTTCTTCAAAGTGTTGCTTGACGAGTATTTGTTGCTCCTTGTGTCCCTGGATCAGATCGTTGAGGACCTTGTCCTGGTACACCTTGTCTTCGATACTGTCGGTATCGGGGGGGATCGGTAGCCACTTGTACATGTCCACTATAAACACATCGAACGTCGTGTCCACTTTGGACAGTTTCTCCGCATGGCGTCTACCCTCGTCCTCCGTCGCAAACACTCCGCGAATCTTCAGCGCACACGTACTGAATTTCTGATTCGACGTCGGTGACACAATCGAAATGAGCGCAAATCGCTGGCTCGGTATTTGTATCGTATCCTCTTCCAAATGATCAACCTTTTCCATTATTACAGCTACAACGCGTTTCTTTTTTAAATGATTTTTGTAATTTTCGTTTTTTTTAGACGCTCTTGTGGAACACCCAACCGGTGATTTTGCAAATATCGCGCCATATACAATCCTGTTGGTAGAGCTTCTCCCGGCTCTTCAACAGAGGGAACAGTTCCATCATATCAATCTCACCGAGGAGCTCGCAGAACTTGTACAAAATGTACGAATAACTGAAAAAGTTTTTCCGGTTCTTTGGACAAACCTCTTCGAACGGCTCTTGGATGTCATGAAACATGTTGACGAGGGTTTCGTACAGCTCACCGGAGATGATCGGAGGCGGCTTGCCACTGAGGATGTTTGTGATCTGTCGCGCGTGTTCGTAAAACTTGTTGAGGTTCAATTTTTTTAGGTACATCTTCACCTTGGTTTGCGTGACTTCGTTGACGCTGACCACTCGAGCCTTCCTGAACTCCGCCTGCATCTTCGCGATGACTTCGTGTGGAATTTCCGAACGCTCCTTGGCTTGTAGTTGCGCGAGAAGTTCGCGCAGATGGTTGATGCGTTTGTACGCGAAATGCACGTTCGTGTCCGTGTTCAGTTCTTGTTCGTACGTCAAACCGGACACGCTCGGTTCAAAATACACGTCGTGGTTCCCGCATTTCGAACACACGATGTACGACTCGTTCGTCGACAAGCGCATGGGAACGTCGCAGTCGCGACACATAATTCCGTGGGTACCGATCGACGGCTGGAGCTCCGTCGGTGTGTGCGCCGCCGACGTGCTGTGGCTTCCTTCAATCTTGTGCATGTACGACGTGAGCAACTGTCCGCGCTTGTTCTGCGATTTCTTTTCGACGTAGCTACAAATGGACGCTTGGTCGCTGCTTACGATTTGAGAAAACTCTTTGTCCGGGTGATAAAGCTCGTTATGCTCCTGCAAGACGGTCGACACTTTCATGAGATAGTCCGTCTCCGTGCTTTGCGACAACACACAAACACGATCGTGGATTTGGTGAATTTCGTCGTCGAGTCGGAGCACTTCGAATATATCATCCGCGTGTTGTACCTTTTGTTTCTCCAAGCGCCGCATGGTCGTGTGTAAGGTGGTTATTAGCGTATGCCGATTGTCGAGATCGGACACCTTCTGTTGATGACGTTGATCTAACGACATTATCGGTAAAAAGAATTATTAACTTTAAAACGATTTAAAGAAACAATGTATTACTAAATGAAAATGAGCTACGTCAACTTTTTTTTAATGAACGCGTTGTATTATTACACACGTATCACAACGTTTTACGCCGAGTTTTTGAATCGTATTACGTCCAAGCCACCTCCGTTGGTTGTGTACAAGGTGGTCCGGTATTTCGGGATAGACGGCGAAGAGGATGTAACAGATCGGTATACGAGCGGTCAGGATATTAGCATACCGGAAAACAACGAGTCATCCAACGAGTCATCCAACGAGAGTATCGAGTATCGTTTCACGTGGAAACGCGACAAAAAGTATCGAGTTGTGCGTACTGGTCCCGACGATCCCGGTCCTTTACACGACGCCCTCGCCAAGGCTGCTGTGATTGGTACTTTTTTGGGGCCGAAGATTGTCATGGCCGCTCTCGTAAACCCGGATGAAAATATCGAGGCTCATGTGCTTGATCGGGTCTGCAAGTTTGCAGGACCTCAACACGACTTTTTTCACAACAAGCACCTACAAATGAAACACATGTTTCACAACGATGACATGTTACCGGGTACCGTTCTTAAAATTTTATGGAGCAACGGCTCCTTGTTATCGTACGATCAAGAAACCACGCTTATTTAAGGATTTAAATGAATAGTAATATAAGATGGAACTTCTAGTCAATACCACGAACCTTCTAGTCAAGACGACGACGACGAACCTGAAGATGTACTCCAAGAAGGATTGCCCACGGTGCGATGATGCGGAGCGTTTATTGAAAACGCACAACATCCGCGGCGTGACTGTTCACAAAAAAAATAACTTGTACTCCCTTCTCAAGGAGATAAACGCTGCGCAAGAGGAGGAAACTATTTCGTCCTTTCCGGTGTTTCACGACGGGGCGCGCGCATACACCACCGACACGTTCCTTCAAAAGTACGGAGAGCCCGTACTGATTGAAAACCCGGACCGTTTCGTCTTGTTTCCGATACGGTACACGGACCTGTGGGACATGTACGAACGATTGGTCGCCTCTTTTTGGACGGTGGGTGAGATTAACTTTTCACAGGACGAGGCTGACTTCGCGAAACTGTCTGAAAATGAACGTACGTTTATCAAGAATATTCTAGCTTTTTTTGCCGCGTCGGACGGAATTGTCAACGAGAATCTCGCGCGGAACTTTAGCGACGAGGTCCAGATACCGGAGGCCAAGAGTTTTTACAGCGTGCAGCAGTTCAACGAGACGATTCACAGTCAGACATACAGCTTGATGATAGACCGTTATGTTCAGAACGTAGACGAAAAGACACACCTCCTTCGCGGGGCCCAGACCATTCCGTCCGTGAAAAAGAAGGCGAACTGGGCCTTGAAATGGATTCGCCGTGAAAACTGTCCGGAGTTTGCGAAACGATTGATCGCCTTTGCGTGCGTCGAAGGGATCATGTTCTCGGGGTCCTTCTGCGCCATCTTCTGGCTTAAGAAACGCGGGCTCATGCACGGCCTGAGTTTCTCCAACGAACTGATTTCTAGAGACGAAGGCATGCATCAAGATTTTGCAGTGATGTTGTTCAAGTACCTAGTCAACAAACCGAGTCAACAAGAGGTTGTGACGATCGTATCGGAAGCGGTCGACAACGAGAAGGAGTTTATTATCGAGTCCATCCCGTGTCGCATGGTCGGAATGAACGACGTGCTTATGGGAGAGTACATCGAATACGTGGCGGACCGGTTGCTCCTCCAGCTCGGATACTCGGCGATTTACGGAACTCAAAACCCGTTCGATTTTATGGAACACATCTCCTTGTCCGGAAAGACCAACTTTTTCGAGCGTCGCGTAGGCGAGTACACGAAAGCGGGTGTGTTGACGTCGGACAAACTCAACGCATTCGGTATGGATGAGGATTTTTAAACAGATTACTTAGTAAAATGAAGTACCACCAGAAGCTTGCAGAAGTTCAGTCGAAAATGCAACAAAGGTTTAACAACACGGGCAATTATTTAGGCATCGTGTTAATCACCGGGATCTTTGCTTTGTTAGCGTTACAATATTTCAAAACGCGGAAAAACCATTTAAAAATAACCGACTTTAATAATCTAAACAAGAATGACATCGGAGAGCACCATCGGTTCCTTTACCGTGATGATGGAGCACTTTATTGACGAACTCGCGTTGACGTTTCCCTCGGAGACTAAGATTAAGGTTTACAAAAGCTCTTTCGAAATGCTCAAAAAGACGAATCCTCGCAAGGTCTTGATGGTGTTTATGGAACATGTCGGGCCGTACGCCGATCAGATTATGAACAAGGATGAAACGTTGATGCTTGATGCGAATAATCCGCTCAATCAGGAACTGAATTTGAAGAGTGTTTGGGAAACTCCCGATATTACCGCGAACACGAAGGAGGCTATTTGGGCGCATCTCAACATGTTACTCATGTTCGGTACCACGATCAATAGCATTCCGTCGGGACTGATGCAAGGCATCGAGCAACTGGCCCAACAATACGCGAGTCAGATGGGCGAAAGTGCGCTCGACCCCAGTATGCTACTGTCTGGAGTGCAAAGTATGATGAAGAATTTTTAAAAAGAGTCTATTATGTTAAAAAAAAATGCGAGGGTTATCGTTTTCAGTTTTGGCGGTGGTGGTGGTTGTAGTGGTGGTGGCGGTGGTCCTAAATAGGCGTTCGCGTTGTTCCGGCGATCCGCGAATCGGTGCGTTTCTTCGAAAACTCAAAACGCACACCTATAAACTCGTTAGCGTGTTGGACCCGACCGATCCACGTACCGAAAAGATAAAACACAACTGGTCCGGGAAACTCGGAGAAATGGAACACGAAGAAAACCGACGCGCCTTTGCCTACAATCTCAACAAGGGACGTTATATCGCCGTGTGTCTACACGACCGGAAAGGAAACCTGAACTCGTTTAACGAAACTTTTTTCGTGGTGATGCACGAGTTGGCGCACGTTGCCACCGAACGTTACGCCCACGACCGGGACTTTTGGGACACGTTCCGCTGGTTGATACGGTCCGCCGCACGTGCTGGGTTGTACAACAACATCGACTACAAGGAACGACCCGTCACGTTTTGTGAGTACAAGCTAGACGAAAACCCGACATTTTAATTTATTGGTATTATTTAAATGAAATCAAGTAATACTATTTGGATTCACGATTTCTCGCAATTGTCCCCAAAGCTAGGGCTATGGCCTTTCGAACGCACGACCAACGCTTTCGCACGTCTCGTCATTTACTATGGGATTATCCTATCGTTATTGAAAAAGTCTGTAAATTATTTCATTTGGGGTGTGTGCGTAGCCCTTCTAGGGACCGTAACAACAATGACGCGCCCCAAAAACGTAATACCACTACAAACACGACATCTTCATTCGCGCCCACCAACCGAAGTGTCATTCAACTGCCCCAGTATCAGTTCAAACAACTCCATGGGAAATCCGATCATTGGGGTGCATGACATTACGAAAAACTGTCCCGTGAATCACGACAACCCGACAACGGCGGCTCAGGTACACCAAGCGTTTCACGATAATCTTCCCTTGAGTCATTGGGACATTTACGGGAAAAACAACTCCCAGCGTCAGTTTTATACCGTGCCTACGAACGACCAAACCGGCTTTGCGAACTGGCTTTACAACCCCGACCAAGTCATGCGATGTGAGAAGACAATCAAAGCGTGTTGATTTAATTTATTACCGTTAATGTTAAAGAATTAAATGTTTTCCCGCACGTTTTACGATAAAGACGAAGAGAGGGCGCATACCATCAACAGTACCAAACCTCTTCGCTATCACATGCCGGAAATAAGTAGCTTGTATCAGTCGCGACAGGGTCTTCGCGACATCGATATAGAGTCCAACTTTCGTTCGAAGCCCACGCGCCTCAACGAAGTGGGTGATGCCCCCAGCACCGAACTGTTCGGTACGGCCCCTCTCAAAGCACGCAACGACGGTCCTGTGGACGTAGAGTCCATGTTGTTCCACGGACAGACGCGGGTGGAGTGCGCGCCTCGTGAACAGGGTGTGTTTGACCGCATCGAACTACCCGCGCCCATGCAAACCCACTATCACGATACCATTGGAAATGTAAGCACACGAACCAATTACAGGAATTTAAATCTTTAAGTAATGGTAAATTGAAAAAAAATGGTTTATTCACGCGAACAGCAATCCAACAAGGTGGAAAGTTACGTACTAGAAAATTTCATGAATATGCAAACACCGTGCACGTACAACTGTCGGTTGACCAACTCCAAGACGAGCGTCGACACGGAAACCGCGCTAATTCGCGGAAAAGAGTCCGAACCGGTGGATAACACACCGACGACCGTGGTAGCGAAAGAAGTCGCGCCGTCTCATCACGCACAGTCTTACGAACCCGAGTTTGGTGAACAAACGCGTATGTCCAAGTCGTGTTACTTCGAACGAACCTTGGATCGGTTTGATCCCGTTGACTTTCAGAACAACAGTTACGACAATCAGACCCTTTTCGGAGCACCGTCTCGTTGGATTGCCAAGTACGCTTGAAAATAATTTGTTGTTAACATAAGAAAAAATGGAATTGGTGGCATTAGGTCTGCTCGGTGTTTTCGGATACCTCAACACACCCGTGAAGAACGTAAAGAACGTAAACCTCCTCACCCCTTTACCACCACCACCGCCCCGGCAGAGTACTACAGCGGATTTAGAAGCCGATTTCAAAGCCGACGTTGGGCGTCATTTACAAAACGACCAGGTGGTTCTTCCCTACTTCCGTAGCGAAAAGTCACAAAATACGAACGAGTCACTGAAGGATCGGCGCCTTCAGACGTTTTCTGGGTTGGGAAATATGGACCATATGTCTAAAAAGGAAATAGTCGCACCCTCACCGGTTCGTGGCATTGCCAATATGCACGGTTGTTTGTTCGAGCCGAATATCGACGTGTACAAGAACTCACTCAGTGGTAAAGATCATAGCGCATCCCCCGTCGTCCAGCAACAGGTGGGTCCTGGTTTGGGGATCGACCCGGTCACGTCGTCGGACGGAGGGTTTCATCAATTTTTCCGAATTATGCCCGATAACGTCAACGGGTATCGCAAACACACTTTCGCGGGTGATGTCGTTCATGGAGGTAGTGCGGTATCTAACCGACCCTTGGACTCTTTTGAAAACACGCGCGAAAGTCTAAGCGTAAATCTAACCGACGATGAAATGAGAACGGTTGGGGAACGTCCTTTCCACGCCAAAACTCCGGCGGCGGTCTCCGCGCCTCGACAAAACGCACCTTACCATTTGAAATCCACGAACGGCGAAAACCTAAACACATGTAACTCCGGTAGCGTGTTTTCCAACGGCGGGACGTATACGAGCCAACAGTTCACGCGCGATACCGATCGCACTATGGGGGCAAGAACCCCACTAGGTGGGGGGTTTGTCGGAACGAACCCTGGCGGGTATCAAAACGCACAGTATTTACACCACGCCACCGAAAGAGAAACGGTCAATACGCACCGTACCAACGTGGCCGGTAATCAGTTCGGGACGTACAACGTCTCCGCTGTAGACAGCGCTACGCAGCGTGGACAGCCTACTCTGGACCAGACCGGGGTGAACAGCGCTTATTACGGGGCTGGTAGTGGCGTTCGAGGACACACGATTCAGCAAATGAACGACGCAAAACCCACGCACCGTCAAAGCACTCACCAGGCATACGTCGGTACCGCGTTCAACAATACCGGCGGACACACTAAAGTTCCGACCGACCCACTGAACCGTTCCACGCTTCGTGGGAGCGCAAATAACGCGGAAAACACCGGGCGCGGGGCGTACATCTCCAATGCGACGAGAACCGACGCGCAAGTCGACATGTACCAAAAGGCGATTGTGTCTGGGTACGAGCCTAACATTCAGAAAACGAGTAATTTGATGACGCACGACATGAACTTGACGCGTTCCGGATGCGACGATAATCCCAGTCGTATATCCTCAAACCCACAAGGGTTTGTATCGACTAGACATACCGAGTCTCTCGGGAACGTCTACGTGCACGAAAACGTGCCTTCCGAAAACAACCGAGACTTTGGATACCTTCCGAAGAATCCTTTGGTGACAAACATTTTGAAATGAAATCAATTTATTTCATGTTTTTTAGTAACCATATCACTACAAGTAACATTACGATGTAAACAAAGTCACACTTGTTTGGAGCGTTTCGCCAGGAGTACTCTCCGGCGGGTTTGTTGAATAGTTTGTTGTTTGGTTGGTTTGGGTCAATTAGTCGCTCGTACACACGCTCGGTGTACGGTAGATTCGGACAATGTGGGGTACATTCGTGGATCATTTTATTATTATTAACTGTCGAATAAGTTTTGGCGGAACGGAATAAGCGCTCGATGTGTTCGTACCTAAGTCTCGTTGAGGGTGTGAACCTCCTTGGGCGGTACAAAGATGTCGTCCGTACTTGGCAAAAGCGCTACACGGAGTGGTCTTGTTACAAATTTTCAAACCAAGTTTTGTACGGTTCGTCCATATATTTGTTATTTTACGATACGGGTAGCCGTATCGACAGTAACAACATACGTTTTTGTACCGATTCCATTTACACATAAACGGCCGGGTGTGTAACTTACCACCACCACCAGGGTTTTCCATAAACCACATCGGTGGTCGAAAGTATTGAATAATCTCTAGACACCGTTTCACGATCGAATCAGCCTCTATGTAATCTCGAGTCCCCACGGTCCTGGCAATCGAATACTGTGTACACGGCGGACTCGCCCATATGACGTCGAAGTACCCTCTCGGAAACTGTCGTTTGTAGTTCCACGTGCGGATGTCCGATACAATCGTCGGGGTGTTTTTGGCGCAAATGTCCACGCTCGTCACATCCACATGTTTCGGCAAAGATTTCTGAATCGATTGCGTTCCCGCACACAAATCAAGAAATCGCATTTTATTTAAAATACAGTAACAATTACAGAATAACAAAAATAAGAAATCGATTTTTTTTTATAACTTCGTTCTTATATCATCCACCGCTCGTTTGATGAGTACTTGAATGTGGTCTTGTGGAACCCACTCGTCCCATGTATCATGACACCGGTTCATTGCCGAAACTATCGGGTTGTCGCCAGTAGACTCCGCACGCGTAAACTGTTCTTCTTCTTCTTCTTCTTCGGATTCTTCTTCTTCGGATTCTTCTTCTTCGGATTCCATTTCATTTTCGAAATTTGCCAAAGTATCTTCCAAGCACGTGTCGTCGTTTAATGTATCGGTAAAGTGTTGTGCTTGGTATTGTAACGCGTATAAAATGTCTGTCGTGGTTAACGTATCGCGCCCTGCCGCTTTCACGTACACTGCACCCACATCGATTGCTTTCGTCATAAAGTAAGTTAAAATACTACCAATGCGTTTGTATAGCACTTGGTCCACATCATTCTCGGTAGCCTCCCCGAAGCCGGTTTTCATATTCAGTGGGAAGCTCATTTTGGTTTCTTTGTAATTAGTTTCTTTGTTAATGTATAGTTGCGATCCTCTTTAAGTGGAATTCTTTTGAAAAATGAAGGAGGTATACATGTAGCTGCATTCGGAGAAATCGCTACCCATTTTGAAATTCATTTGCGAATTGTACACTTCAAACGGAGTGTACGAGACCAGTCGTAGGCCAGCCTCTTTGCAACGCCGCGTTAGCACGTCTTTTTTTACAAGGAATTCGTGACTGACCGACGTTTCACCAAAATACAACGTACCAGCTAGATGTACGTGTACGGGCACCGCTGTTTCTTGATGAATTTTATCCATGAACGGAATACGAACACACACGGCTTGGTTTGCAAAACAGTTATCTTGCGCAACGCGCCGAATCACGACATCCCCGTCCATGAACGTACCCATGTAAACCCCTCCTGGTTTTAACATCCGCGCGACATATTCTAGATGTGTGTTCAAAAGTTCGTCCGACGCAAAAAGGTAGTGGACGGCGAATTGACACGAAACGACGTCGAAATAGTTTTCGACACTTACTAATACGTCGGTGGAAAAGACGTAATTACAATTCAAACCACTCGTACTCAAACGGTATTTCGCCTCTTGAATGTACGCGTGGTTTGGGTCGTACGCGTACACGTGTTCCAGTCCACAATGGTTCCACTTGAACAAATCCCCTCCTCGACCACACCCAATATCCAGTAGCGTTTTACCGTTTGGACTCATTTGGACACCTTGAGATATCAATTGAGACTTGACCTTGTTATGAAAACAACGCATATTTTTCGCAAACATGTTTTTCTTTAGTTATCTAGTTATATTCTCTTAAAGTTAATAAATTTGTTTTTTACAGTAGGTCTTTGGACCACATCTGATTCGGGGTCTTGTCGGTCAGTTTGTGAATCATACTACGGAATTCTGCGATGCGGGTCTCCAGTACACTCAAACTCTCTGACGTGAACGCGGAGATCTTTATCCCGAGGAGCGTCTCGTCTGCGTTTTTTTCAAACCCATGGGTACGAAGCTGCGCGATGATCTCGTGTCGGGTCTTGCGGAACACCATCACCTTGTCGTCCATCACCAGTTGGATAAACCGATACTTTTCCGAAAGTTCCCCGAGCGACGCGTTCCATGTTTTCAGCAGGTGCTCCTTTCGCGCGGTGTAGTACTTGAGTCGTAGTTTTACAAAATCGGCGACAATCGCTTCGGGGGACTCGTACAGTTGGATTTGCTTGTTCGCGTCGAACAGATGCATGTTGGTCGTGTTGACCGTGCTCGTGAGTTTGAATTTCTTTTCGCAGATATTCGAGTCCACGTTGAGCTTGATCACAAACCGTACGTCGGTTTCCGTGCTGTGGTTCTCGTACCCCTTGATTTCGTTGTTCACCAACATACCGTCGATAAACTCCTTGTAATCGTTCGTCCAGGTACCGATAGGTAGTTCGGTAATCTCGACCGTGTCTTTGGCAAGCGTGTTGTACGTTCCGCGGGTGGTGTACTTTCCGGTTCCGGGAGACTCTTCGGTGATCGTGCCCTTGAACCCGTGATACCAAGGGGTCATGGGGACCTGTTCTTGACCGTTCAGCAGCCGTGTCACGTTCGCCCGGATATCGATCGGATTGTAACAGGGTACTTGCGTGCTATACCCGGTACCGATCCCCGTCGTGCCGTTGATAAGCACCAGAGGGAGTGTCGGCACAAAGTATACGGGCTCGATCGGGGTTCCGTCATCCTCGAGATACGTCAACAACGGGTCGTCGTCCTTATGGAACAGCTTGTCCGCCTCGGCGCTGAGTTGGGTGAAGATGTACCTCGGAGACGCGGCATCCTTGCCCCCCATCAGTCGCGTACCAAACTGACCCTTGGGTAACAACAGTTGGATGTTGTTGCTGCCGACGTGGTCTTGCGCCATGTTGATGATCGTACCCATCAGACTTTGCTCGCCGTGGTGGTACGCCGTTTCGGTCGACACATACCCGCTCAACTGCGACACCTTGATTTCGGAATTGCTGGTCCTTTTCCGGCACGCGTGCAAGACCTTCCGTTGACTCGGCTTGAGACCGTCCACCATGCTCGGAATCGACCGCACGTTGTCGGACACCGAGAACCAGATGAGGTCCTTGTGGATAAAGTCCGCCACGGAGACCGTATTCGTCTCGGTGTCCAAGACCGTGTCTGTCGCGGACCCGATCCACCGTTTGCGCTCGTGGGTCATCGTCTTTTTGAACGCCAGATCGATGTCCGCGCTCTGCTCTTTGTCAAAGGAGTAGTTTATTTTGTTAGTCTCGAGGTCGCGGAAGTAGTCCCTCGCCTCGTTCGCGCTGCTCGTACCCAGACCCTTGTAGTACTTGATTTTCCAACTCCCACCGTCTCGCGTGATCGCTTTCCAGCGATCGTAGTCCTGCTTCGTGTAGAACGCGCGAGACTGGGTTCCCTTGACACATTTGAGTATCGGCGTACGCATCGACGTCAGGAAATTCGGAACGTTCTCGAGCAGCGACGGCCAAAAAGCGTGAATGAAATTGATAAACAACCCTTTGATGTGCGACCCGTCCACGTCCGCGTCCGTCAGAATCATCACGTGTCCGTAACGAAGGTCCCGGGTGCTCGTGTACTCCTTGTTGTTTTGGAGTCCCATAATCTGCTTGATGTTGACAATCTCTTCGTTGTTCGCCAACTGCTTGGCCGACGCGTCACGCACGTTCAACAGCTTGCCCTTCAGCGGGAACACTCCGTAATAGTCGCGCCCGATCACCCCCAAACCGCTGATGGCGAACGTCTTGGCGGAGTCCCCCTCCGTCAGAATCAGCGTACATTTCTCTGACTGCATCGTCCCCGCCTTGTTCGCGTCCTCCAATTTCGGAATGCCTTTTATAACGGACAGTTTTCGCCCGTCCGTCTTGTTCAGGTCACGCTGTTCTTTGTGCTTCACCAAGGCGATGATATCGTGAATGAACGGAAGCTTGAGCACTTTCTTGACAAAGTCTTCTGAAATCCGGTAACTGGTTCCAAAATCCTTCCAGCGGCTCGTGCACTCCGTCTTTGTCTGACTGCTGAAAGACGGGTTCGTTAGGGTACTTCGCACGAACAGAAACATGTGGTCCTTGATGTGCTGCGGTTTGAGTTTGAGTTCCTTGTGTTTGGACAGAATGTGCTCCGTGATACGCTTCACCAGTTGCGAACCGATGTACTCCACGTGCGCTCCACCGATGCTGGTATGAATACCGTTCACAAACGACACCTGCTGAAACCCACAGTCACTCTGCGCCAACGCAATCTCCCACCGCCCGTCCGCGGATGTCTCGAACACGCGCGTCGCTTCCTTTTTGGTCCCGATGTAACAATCGACGTACTTTTCGAACGTCTTGATCCCGAGGTTCTTTCCGTTATAAAACACTTTGACGTTCGGAGGGGAACACGCGGCCGCGTCGTACGTGCGACGCTCGAATAAAGACACGATGTCCTCGTTTTCGAACGACGTCATTCCGAATCGCGCAAAGTCAGGGAAAAACGTAATCTTGGTAAGCCCCTTTTTTGCCGCTTTGGTAATCTTCGGTTTGGTCTTGGTCGACATGTTGTCGGTCCATTCTTGGACGTACCGCTGGTCGTTGTGAATCGTCTCGACGATAAACCGCTTGGAAAAGATGTTTGCCAGCTTCGCGCCGTACCCGTTACGTCCTCCCGTGGTGCGCTCTTGACTGTCGTCGTAATTGGACGACGTCAACAGTTCTCCGAAAATAAGCTCCGGAACCCACACGTTATTGTACTCCGCGTGTTGTTCGATCGGTATACCTTTTCCCGTGTTGGACACACACACCGAACCGGCCGATACGTCCACGTCCACCGTGATCTTGTCGACGTCCTCGTCGACTTGTACCTGGTCCAGCGCATTCACCAGAATTTCGTCGAAGATTTTAAACAAACCACCGACGAAACTGGTCTGTATCATTTTCATATTTTCTTCCGAAACGACCCATTGCTTTGAAACGTCCGGGTTCAAAGAACCGACGTAAGTGTCCGGGCGAGCCAAGACGTGCTGAAGAGGCGTGTATTTCTTGTAAGACGACGACATGGCCTTGTTGGGTTTACTATAGAATACCTGTGTCCTTTAAGTTGTTTTTTTTTTCAGTTGAGTACTATTTTGAATATCATCGTCACAAACCCACTGAAATAGTCGATGGGTTTGCGTGCGCCTCCTTGATGATAAAACCTGAAGCTCAATCGATTCAACGAGTTTAACGGTGGGTCAAAATAACGCACTTTGTCGTGATAGTCGAATTTGATCAGCTTGTTAAAATTGTCATGGGGTGTGTGAACGACGGCGAACGCGCGATTCGCCTCGGGGACGTTTGAAAACGTGGTGTTATTGAGTTCCCCTATATCTAATACGATGTACGGTTCGGCGTTATCGTCGCCAAAAGTCCCTTGGAATTTGATCGCGTGCAATTCCACCGACACGATATTTTTAAACACTTCCCCTGGGTACGTGTTCTCACCTATGAAAGGCACGTAAAATTCGAGCACATCACTCCCGTGTTTATGTACGGCGTACCTCGAATCCACGTGTAAGATCTTGGTCTTGTTGGAGTGCATATTACTTTACTTTACTTGTTTTTTTTTTCCAAACAACAACGCGCAGCACACGCGCAGTTACACAACACGCGCAGTTACACGCGCCTCTTTCCCCGAAAATTTCCGTTGGTAAATAAAAATGAGTGTGTATAAATTGATACACAACGAGCTTTATAAACAAGACCGCCGCGTAAGATGTACTCCGGTGGATCCCTTTTTTGAGTGCACCATATGTTTCAATCAAGCGGGTATTCTTGTGACACACAAACCAGAACGATACGTCAAACAGTTACCGTGTGGGCACAAGTTTCACGTAAAGTGTATCAATACCTGGTTATATCGTCACATAAACTGCCCTTTATGTAGACAGAACGTGTACGATCGATGCTCCTTGCTTCCTGTCGAGCGCGTGTTCATTTTGGGTCGGGACTTGGTGAACTCGACGCATGTCAATCTGGTGGATTTTTAAAAGTATCTTTCGAGTTTTGTAACAATCTTTTTCATTGCGTACCGCGTGACGTTTATGCGCTCCATAACCGCTTTCTGGGTGGAGTATTCCGCCGGCATTTCCACTCGGGTGGCGTACAGGAACACAAGTCCGGACGCGATCGTGTTGGGGATGTGAGACTCGAGCTGCGTAACCGGAACCTTGTCTAGGCTCTTCTGGATAATCACCCGGGTCTTTATGGAGTAACCCAGCAGAACGCTCAGGCGTCGAATGTTCTCGAGCACCGCGCGCTTGGTTTCGTTGTTCGGTTCGTTGTTGTTACCGTTCCGATTGCGAAACGCTTTGAGGTTCTTCTCAATAAACTCGATGTACTGATTCAACATCTTTTCCGTCACTGTCACCTTGGACTTGGAACGCACTTGATTCACCGCTTTAACGAGTTGGTGAATGGTGAGACGCGCCTTCTCTTCATGCAAAATCACGAGATATAGGATCGCCGCGATCAACCCTTTCATGTTTTTCCCCCGCATGCCGACGAACCCGGCATCTTTACGCTCGTTCTTGAGCTCCTTGTACACGCTCACCACATGGTCCACGAAACGCGGCTCTCCGTAGACGATGGTCGTCACGCTGGACACCATCGTTTTTACTCCGGCGTACGGGTCACGTACCATAATAGAACGTTGGACGTTCGTCTCGAATGGGATGTAGTTGTCCAACTCCTCCCCGAAAATGAGCTCGGTTCGATGCCATTCGCCGCGTCGCGCCTTGTTACCGTCGTTGTTGTTGTTGTTGTTGTTGCTGTTCGTTTTCTTCATCTGGTTTAGGGTCTTGAAGATATTTTGAACCGTATTGTCGGTAACCATTAGATTTAATATACTATTCAAGATTATTATTTTTTTAGTGCGAAAATAACTTTAAGAATTTATTGTCAGTAAGTTAGTAAATATACCCCACGAGATGGTTCCGAAAAAGGTGACACGCAAAAAGGTGCTTATAGTGGCCTACGTGGGTAAAAACATGGAAAAATTATTAATGGTTCAAGACGCAAACACTGGGGAATGGGGAAGCCCAGGAGGTGGTCAGAAAAGGACCGAGCGAGCTACGCTGACTCCCGAGGAGCTAGAGTTTGTACGCAAACGAAACGTCGACCCTAACGCGTACATTGCCGCCGAACGCGAACTCGCCGAAGAAACGTCCGGGCTGTTTTCAAAGTTCAAGTCGCAACCGGAAACGTTCACTTTCACGACGTTCTATAGGCCACCCGAGCTGTTGGCGATCGATCGATCGCGACACGAGGTTGTTCGTAGTGTATACACCGTTTTTCTCTACGAAATTCCTCACTTTCACGTATCCTTGAACAACTTTGTACCCAACAAAGAAATAAGCGCGATACGTATCGCTCCTTTTCACGAATTCAAAAACGTGTGGTCCTTTTATGCAGACTTTTACAAACACGTCCTATCACAATTTCTAATTAAAAGAAAGAATGCTTGTTACTTGAAAAATGAACAGTTCTCTCAACATTTCTTGTAATACGGGGGGGGGCGCTGGGGACAAAAACCAATTGCCGCAACTACGAACGCGCCACCCCACTGTACTCCGCCGGAAACGAAAATAGGCGACCTTGACGAGAAGAATAGTTAACTTCGTACTGACAATGCGCTTTGTACTTTCCGTATTTGATCAAGCTTTTGATCCACATTAGTACAACATACAGCATGGTGTACCAAAGCCTTATTTACGTTGTATATATTTGCTCCAAAAATGACATAGTCGTTATCAATATAACCATAATTGAGTTCAGATTTTAACTCATTGATTATTGTTTGATCTCCCAATTGCATAGAAGAATTACTCCTCTGTTTAAAGTTTAATATGACTTTCTCAAAAAACTCGATGATAGTAGTTAATTTATTATTATTTTTTATAATGTAAAATCCACTATTGACATCGGATGAAGAAAAACCTTCTCTCATGAAGAAAATGTCCTTTTCGGAAGTATTTATAGAAGTTTCCAAGTCTATCCAATAAGACTTGTTTTCTTTTATAAATATTACATCACAATCTGTAAAAATAAAGTATTTCATCTCTGAATTCGAACGAGTTTTTATAATATCAAGCATATGAATCATCTTATTCAAAACACTTGTATACCATATTTCGGTTCGAAAGCCATCTTTATCATTATTTCCTATATCATCATATTTATGAATCAATTGCGAATCTTCAATCATTTGTAAGCCTCGTATATGCTCCAAAAATTTGTTTGTCATTTTTGAATAATTAGGCGTTGAATAGCAAATAATCAAGGATTTGTCTAACATGTTTGTAATTATAATACATATTTTTGAATGGATGTGAACTAAGAAACCCTAAATCCTTTTCACGATTTTAAAAAACGTGTGGTCCTATCACAATTTCTAATTAAAAGAAAGAATGTTTGTTACTTGAAAAATGAACAGTTCTCTCAACATTTCTTGTAATCGTACTCTTTACAAACAAGCGCTTGAATCGACCCACATTCCTCTTGTTATCAGTACGGGACCCGCCGGGACAAGCAAGACCATGACAGCTTGTATTGTCGGAATGAAGCACCTCGCGGACCGCAACTACGAACGTATGATCCTCACGCGCCCCACTGTACCCGTCGGAGACGAACACATCGGGTTTCTCCCCGGTGACCTTGACGAGAAAATGTTTCCGTGGATCAACCACATGACCGAGTACGCCAACCAACAAGACCTTCGATTGGTAAAATCGCGCGTAGACACGATTCCTTTGGCTTACATACGCGGTCATACGTGGAAAGACCGGTTCGTTATCGCGGACGAGATGCAAAACTCCACTCCGCTTCAAATGAAGACACTACTTACTCGGGTGGGTGAAAACACCAAGCTGGTCATAACAGGTGACTTGTCACAGAGTGACCTTGTTGACCCGGACAACAACGGTCTCGTCGATTTGCTTCAACGTATACACTATTTGGACAAAGAGGTTTACGAACATATCCTATTCTCCGAGGACGATATCGTTCGTAGCGAATTTGTCAAACATGTGTTGAAAATGTATCAAATTTAGAGGAAAAAAAATGTATTGTATTTACTATTAAATGTTTTCGAGAAAGAATCCGAGCACACAATTCACGCGTTCAAAAACGTTACCCGCTCGTTATTCTTCTACGGCTGGTCAGAGCAAACCCGCCCAGCTTACTAGGAGTTCGTCTATGATGGCGCCACGACCCGGTATCGGTGGTGGGAAGAGGAACGCCCAGCTTACTAGGAGTTCGTCTATGATGGCGCCACGACCCGGTATCGGTAGGAGGAACGCCCAGCTTACTAGGAGTTCGTCTATGATGGCGTCACAGCCCGGTATCGGTAGGAGGAACGCCCAGCTTACTAGGAGTTCGTCTATGATGGCGTCACAGCCCGGTGTGGGTAGGAGGAACGCCCAGCTTACTAGAAGTTCGTCTATGATGGCGTCACTACCCGGTGTGGGTAGGAGGAACGCCCAGCTTACTAGGCCTCCCAAAAGAAGAGGGTTTATGAATGGAATGTTCGGTAAAAGTACGAACACCCGCCAAAACGTACGGATGCTACAAACGTTACGAACAAACGGAAGGCAAATCCGAAACAACCCGTTGTACAACCAAAACGTAAGAACTCTACAAACGCTACAAACAAACGGAAGGCAAATTCGAAACAACCCGTTGTACAACCAAAACGTACCTCAAAGAACAGGTGCGAGTGATGCGGTGATTGCGGAGCTTAAACAGCGCTTCGCGTCGCGTGGAAACAAGCCGATGCTCGAGGCAGTCGGTCGTTTAGCACCGGGACTCGTCCCTGTACCTTACCAACGCGGAATTCGTAACTTTGACCAGACAAAACAGATTCTAGTGAACGCCATGGGACGTCCGTTCATTGTGTTTATTCCCGCACAAATGCGCGAGCAGAACAAAGAAATTTTATCCGATGACCGCCTTCGTCCGAGTTTACTCGACATGCGTTTCGTGCGAAAATCACAGAGTCCCGGTGGTATGGCGGTGTTCGGAGACGGGTACTATAACACAAAGTTCTTTGGTACAGCACCAACGCCAACGCCCGTCATTTCGACCGCGGAGATTAATGCTCGATGTAACGAAATTAGGGACCGTATCGCTCGACTAACCGCGGAGCTCGAACAGAACGGTTGTGTTTAATAGTTAAACTCGTCCGTCACCGACGTGGCGCGTGTTTTAACGATGAACAGTCCACAAAATAATGAGTAATTCACGCTTCCGTAGTTAAAGTTTACTTTTTTAGGGTCAATAATCAATCGGTTCGATGCGTCGTACAATAACGGTCCACCTGAAGACCAACCGCGTTGATGAACATGGACGTATTTCGGTAGTTTCGTGACTAACTCAATGCGCGTCTCTTCGGGTGTCTTCTTTTTGAAATGCACCCACGCGTTCGCAACTACGTCCAGCGGAACGCGCCGCGTAAAGTGAAAATCGGTTCCGGCGATGTTATTATTACCCGGTGACAAATACGCCGCAATCATATGATGATCGGGTCCAATGTCCTTGTTCATGTACTCATTGTACTTTTCTTTGGGGACTTTCGTGACGTTTCTCGGGTTGTCACATAAGGTTCGCTTCACGATATTCTCACAGTTCTGAAAGTCGAACGGTTGATTGCGAAATGCAGGACACTTGTCCCCTGGGCGCGCCTTATAACGCCTTCGCCCCCACACCTTTCCTTTCCCATAGTCCATCCCCAAACTGAACGCGTAACAGTTGAGCTTTGTACGCGTAGGAATTTCCCACACGGCGTTCAACAGATTCTGTTTTCCCATTTATAATTCACTTAAAGAAAAAAAAACTCAAATAGTTTAGACCTAAAATGGCGTTCTGTTTGAAAAAACATAGTGAAGCTTTGATTCGTGAGTGTATCATGGACCTGTTTGTGCGTCCACGCGCAACGCTTCATAAATGGTCGAAAATCACCGACCAAACCAGTCACACGAAAATCGGATACACCGGACAACATTTGGCGTCCGTGCTTCTGAACGTCCGCGGGTGTAAAACCGGCGCGCGCGGACTCGATTGTATGGACGGTACCGAGGTCAAATCGTGTAGTCGAGTGGACCAGTCTGACAAATGCAAAACGTGTAACATAAACGTGTCTCGATCGGACCCGGTATGTCCGGTGTGTCACGGGACGGTCAAACGCAACAACGACTCCAAATGGCTCCTTACGATCCGTAGCCAAGAGGACCTCGACAGTTACTTGAACCTCGAGCGCCTTCTCTTGATTATCGAGGAGTACCCTCGGTTTTACGAACACAATTTTGACGACATCTCGATTCGCGCTTTTGAGATTCACCCCAAGCGTAATCCCATGTTCAGAACCCTTTTGCGTTCGTACTACCACGACATCTTCCTCCAGTCCAAGTCCAAAACACCTGCGCCGAAGAACCTATGGCCGTATTCGTATCAATTTTACATGTGTGACCCGGTCGAAATCTTCCATTGTACCGTGTACGATTTTTTAACCCAACCGGACATGTGTATCGAGAAGTACACCGACCCCAGCGAGACGAGAAGCGACCTCGTCAAAATGCCACGTAGCATTCTCAATACCGACGAACAAAAGCAACTTAAATCTAGTGTGGGTTTGTATGTATCACTGTCTGACAAGGCGAGATTATCGTTACGTTGAAAAAAAAACCGTCGTAAAAAATTAAAAATGGATTTCCCTTTGTTGTACTCTTTTAAAAATGACAAGTTCCATACGTGGTCTATCAAAGTGACTCTAGAAGAGTGCGAGATTGTTCGCACATATGGACAAGAACACGGAACGCAAACGGTGTCCGTACATAAAGTAAACACGTATTACCAACAAGCGTGCGCGGACGCTATGTCTATGTTTCGGAAACAAAAGGTTATCGAAGGGTATAGCGAGTATCGCTCGAAGGAGTCTCGCGTAGATGCCCTTCCTTCCTTATTACCTATGCGCTCGCATGTTTTTAAAAACAGTCATCGCATAAAGTACCCTGCATTCGTACAACCCAAACTCTTTGACGGAGTTCGCATGCTTACCACGTTTGACGAAAACAGTGGTCAATTTTTGTTTGTGAACCGGACCGGTACTTTTTTAAAAACGTTGAACGGGACATCGTTCGAAACGCACTTGGGCTTTTTAAAGTCTAATACAGGACTATGGCTCGACGGTGAACTGTGTTCGAGTACGCTCACGTTCGAAGAGATTACGAACATCGTAAACGAAACATCCACCGGTCCCGAGAAGTTGTTTGACACACTGGAATATCACGTCTACGACATCGTCCCCGCCGCTAGTAGTAGTGTCGTAGCGTTTCATGAGCGACACGAAACGCTACGACATTTGAGTCAACAGTTTCCCGACAAAATCAAGCGGGTCCCCACGTACGAAGTGCAAAACGCGGACGAAGTGACTCGTCATCATAACGAGTTTGTACAGCAAGGGTACGACGGCGTCATGGTTCGAAACCGAGACGGCCCGTACGTACACGGTAGACGTAGTTACGATCTTCAAACATATAAAAACTTTAGAGACGACGAGTTTACAATCGTAGACATAAAGGAGGCTAATAAGGACATAAAGGACGACACGGGTAACAAAACCGCCATCTTACAGTGTAGAACAAACGACGGATCCTGTTTTTGGGTCCGGCACCGGGGCTCCGTTCGTGCGAACTTACTTTTGCGAGACAAAGAGCATTTATTGTACAAACGATTAACGGTACGGTACCAACACCTGACCGATAAAAACATACCTCGTTTTCCCGTTGGAATCGTCATTCGCGAGTGATTTTTTATTTTATTTTGAAACCTAATTATTAAAAAATGACCTACGAGCCTCATTTGAATTGTAACATCGGCGTGCCCGCTGTTTACAACGACCAAACGTTCCTTATAGTCTCTGTCTCCCAAAACTACGACATCTTCGACGCAAATTTGATTGATTTTATAAACGAACACGGCGATTCCAAAGTAGCCACAAACAATTACTTAGACGCTTACTCCAACGTAGCTTTTGCGAACATCGAGACCGACACTCCGGACCCCATGGCACTAAACACCTTCTACTATATGTACCTGTCGTCGAGTGGAAAGGTTCTCGCTAAATTACAAGGGAACATCGACCAACAACCCGCACCTGTCGTCAGTAATTTGATCATCCAACGGGAGACCAATCGGACCGGAAACGTGCATGTCACTGGTAACGTGACCAACACGATTGATTTTGAATACTATGTCGTTCTCACGCAAACGAGTGGTAAAACCCAAGCCGATTTGGAGTCCATCATTGAGTCCTTGGACGAGATACCCGGCGGAGTAGGGCTGATTCGGAACATCGACATGACATTCACGGAACCTTACGAAAGAGACCAGTTCCCTTTTTTACAGTATGTCGAACTATATTACGTCTACGTTTACGCAAAGAATATTCATGACATGGTGTCCGTTACGGAGAGAACGTTGGTAACAGACGTTATAAAAAGGGCCAAACCCGGTATGGGATTTACGAATATTCTATGTGATAACATGGGGAATATAAATACTCCAGGCGAGATTGCATTGAACATTACTTTCACCGCGTCACACACCACACTCGAATATTACGCGCTCGCGTTTTCTTCGGACGACGGAACCGACTTTGACAATTACACGAACCACGACATTTACACAAGCGTTCACAAAGTCACCGGTAACACTTTGGAAAATAATTCATTCACAATGACTACCGATCATAGTGGTAACGACTTTGTAATTGACACGTACGTGCGCGTGGCGATCTTGGTTGTGGACGAAGACACGCGCCAGTTCTCGGGCACCGCGAACGTGATTGAGATGAACATATCTTTACCGGTAATCGAGGCGTTCAGTGGATATCCAGTATATGAGGGTTACGTATAGAGGAAGAAACAATCTAGTAACCACGTCGAATTATTTACAAAAAACCCAGGTTTATATAATAGTAAAAATGATTCGGTTCGAATGGGCGAACGGTCCGAATGTACCAAACTTGCAACCCTTTTTAGAACCCGACACAATCAATACCGCGAACGTCGAGATTGTCTTTGCAAACGTAGAGCCCGGGTACGCGTATCGAATCGAAGACTTGCTTCCTCGACGGGCGGACGGAGTCACACCGTGGGAAGACGGGTTTAGTCACAATGATTTGAGTCACCTGTTGTTCTGGCCCGTGTCGATTCTCCATGACGAACCGTACTCGCGTGAAACGCTCGTGTCGAACGTCGCATTCAATATTCACCACACGCGCGTGACCGCTTCTCAACACGCCGTTCGGGTTCGGACGTTCCCTTCGTCGTCTGCTTTGAAAGGCGTTGGTGGTAGTGGTAGTGATAGTATCACCTTTGGTGTTTTCATGGAGTCCAACATTGACACGGTTGTTCACGTTAACACTTTTATCAACGAGAGTAACGTCGTGGAATTCGACACACAAATCGATTATTTTGAACTCGGAAGTGTGTACCACTTCGACAACTCCAACATTCGCCTGATCCGGTTCGAAGAAGAAGAAGAAACTTTGGCGGTCATTTTGGCGGAGCCCGACGAACTCACCGGTGTCATGACCGTGAACATCACCGACCCGAGTCTCGTCGGTGAAACCGTGTACATTCAACAGCGTAATAATAATCATTTAGTTATGACGAGCATCGTGCGCGACGGGTCGGTGCGCCGGCTTTACAAAGAGTACCCTTCGATCCCGTTCGAGGACCTTTTCGGGGACGGGTTTCAGGTCCACGTGCTTGAGTTTCCGCACGTCGACCCAACTTACGATCGATACGACGTGTTTATTACGATGCGTAACATCAACGATCGGTACATCACCTCGCACGCGTTCGCGCACACTGTGGAACCTCAAAAGACTTACCCTTCGTTTCCGACCACCCCGATTGATATTCGTTTGGTGAACAAGTCCGAACCGGACAACGCCGTGTCCTTCGAGTACTACCCCCAAGAACAAGGGCTTCAGTTCCATGTACGGGAAGTCGGTTTACGAGACATGTACCAGTTTATCTTGTACCCCCTTTTTACGGTAATTTGAACAAAGACGCGTATCCACCACCACTGACCGCGGCAACGTCGCCTTGGCTCGACAGTTTACAATGAACACCGTAACCGTTGAACGACGATCGATACGAAGGCGTATTGTGATACATAGGTGAGCTTTTCGGGAATTCTTTTATTACGCTTGTACTAGAAGTATCGATTAGTAACGCGGATCCGTCCGCGTTCGAGGGGGTATATTCCGACATCGAGCCCGAGACCATCGCGTATCTCCCATTATAGTCCATCGACACACTTCGTCCGTACCGACCACCCTGTCTACCCGTTAAGGTCGCAATTGTCGATACACTCATAGAAGTACCCGATGTTATGTCGATAAAATAGAGTTGGGCTCTTGTCGATAAAGCAGGATTATTATTTGGCGCACCCACGATCGCTTTTTTCCCGTCTCCAGATAACGCAATAGATTGTCCGATGATAATAGCATCCGATAATACTGCTGTTATCACCTGTTCATTCAGAGAGCGCGATGTACCTCTAGAAAATAAATTTACAAATCCTTCATTACCCCCGGTAAACCCGGACGCAATCATCACCGACCCGTCCATAGACAAATCAATGGCAGAAACGCGTTTTGAAGTACTCGATATGTAATCGACGGGCCCGATTACAGTCGACCACGTATCGGTAGTCGTCCATGATTGGAAGGACGTAGAGCCTACACTGTTCGATGCAATGATTGTAGACCCGTCTTTCGAAATTTTCATGTTCCATGGAGATTCGGGAGGATTGTTTCCATAGGACTGCGTCCATATCTCTGCGTAGGTTGATCCATTATATATGTACAAATGTGTATTGCTCGCAATCGCTATAATACTCCCGTTATCGTCAATAGAACAACGGATTCCAAAACGATTCACCGGGCCTTCAAATGTGTGTATTAAAGTTACGTTATTGTTGTAAAGGTACGCTTTATTAGTCTCGGGTGATCCGATTATCACGTGTCCGTTCGCGGACATGGAAAGCGCATCGATTGTTCCGTAGTGAGGCTCCGGGCGGTTAGTATACGTTTCGGTCGGTGTTGCAGACCAATCCAGAATGGGTATATTTTGATAATCGATAAACCCATAGTTGCTTCGTTCGTTCAAATAGTCGAACGCGGACGTAATGGTAGTGCCTGTTTTTTTCCCGTTGATATGAGTCACCCTATTAATATAAGTTTCAACTATAGTCCCCCCCAATAAGACGATCCCACCATCGAAAGAAACCAATAACGTTAATATAGGAAATGGATTAGGTACATTCAAGCCTACATCTATGAGTGAGTTAATACGGCTTTTCACCCACACCCCTGCTATTTTTGTGTACACGTATACACCAAGTGGAGTGTTAGGATTCAACACATCAGGGGTCTCTACATACACGATCGTATTTCCATCGCCCGATATGGACCCAGACGCCATGGAGAATCCAGAAGTTACCACCGCATCCACCATTTCGGATCCTTTAAGGAATATTTTTACACTTTTATCATATTCAAAGACAACCCATTTGTCATTATTGGGCGCGATGACAAACAAGGTATCCCCGTAATGCGACATACCACATGGTGCTATTCGTCCGGAATACCCAAACGATAACGTTTGAAAAAAATCCCATTCTTGGGTCAAATTGTTAAATTTCCAAACGTACCCTGAATTTGTAAAACTATCGGGATTCGTAGGTCCGCCGAAAATCGCAATTGTCTTGCCGTCCCCAGATAAACAACTGTCCGTTCCGTATGAATACTCTTTCTCATACACGTACACATCACTTGGGATTTCACTACTTGATAAATCAATTCCAGCCGACCACGTGGTTCCGTTATAACTGTATACGTGAGCGTACCCTTCTTTCAAATCATCCTTACACCCGCTGATAAGGATCGTATTCCCATCCATTGACATACACACGTTGTGAATATAGTTTGTAGTATACACGGCCGGTACAACCAAATCTGTTTTATTACTTCCAAACGTTAGATCCGCATTAATGTCGATCACCCGTAGTACCGGTATACTCTCAAGAATTGAATATGCAACTACACAACGTTTCGCGTCTCCGGAGATCGCAACCGCACTAGATTTTTTTACATCGAAATTCCAAGATGCATCTGAGGGCTCATAAACAGCTATTTTATTGCGATTTTTATAAATATATAAATATTTATTCATTGTCGATAACATCACCGTACCGTCCGCCGATAGTGCGTAACGAAGGGGGTATCCTTGATTAAAATTATTACTTATTCTTGGTGACTCTTCAATGACAGGGTTCGTGTACAAACCGTCTCTGAAATACGCCAGTCCGCGGATATCAAAGACTTGGTTTTTTTGGTGCACGTTTTTGTTTTGGTTCGTGTACACGTCAAGACCGTGCGTGGTGTTTGTAAACTCCGCGGCAAAATAACACCCATCGGTAAACCCCGGAATATTTATATTAAACCCTGAAGATTCGGTATTACCAAAAAAAAACACGTCTTTAACGACTGTGGTTAGCTCAGGTTCGGAGTACGCGTTTAAATTGCCCGTGTAAGTCAGATGCGGGTAATTCGATGAACCCATATTGGCACGTACGTACACGTCGACGTTTCCGGACACGTTTCGCACAATCTCGATGTCGGACACTATATTGTCCGCCGGTGTGGTGAAGGTCGTTGTTAATGTACCATTAATAACTTTAGAAGACTTGTTCGATATACCGGAAACCGTATTGTCCGATTTTAGATGATCGATTTCATCGATACTGACTGTGTAATTCATGTTCGGTCGCACATTCTCGATTGTTTCGACTAAACTGTTTATGTTACCCGAGTTAAAGTACACGTAACCATCCGTGCTCGTCGACATTTAACATTACACAAAGACGTTTTTCACTCGTAACTAACCGTATACTTAAACCGGTACAAGTCGTTCGGTTTAAATGTACCGACATCCGGTAACAATGTATTAGCAGTAGAAGCCATCGTAATCACGATATTTTCGTTGTCGGTACTGAGAAGAACACTGGCGATATTCACTGTAATGGTTGGAACTGCACCCGCGGTAAGGGTTTCTCCGTTTACATCCGGGAATACTCTGTCCTCTCGTCTGTCATCCGTTTTCACGTAAGGGTGACGGTAAGGGTGAGAGGAAGGGTCATTATTAAAAGAGGTGTTTTTTATTTTGATTTTAATGTTTATGATTTGGTAATAATTGAAATCCAAACTCGGACCTAGGGTGAAATTAGAAGAAGAAGTCGTAATCCCAGAGATTTCTTGTATTATGATATCATTCACATAGATTTCAGCGGAATACGTATAACCACCGTTTCTAGTAGCGCCAAAACCAGTAAAGGTCAGGTTTCCTGCACCGTCGTCGTCCACAAGGCTACGTGTTACGGTGTACATCGTCAGATTAACATTGTCTGTGGACGTGTAGAGCGCATTTACACTGCTCTCGGAAAATACATCAAACGGTATTGTACCAGGTGTTATGTATTCAAACCCGGTCAATGTTATCTTATACTGGGTATTCGGAAGGAGTCTGTTTATGGGTACAGTGGACGCCCCAGTCACAACGGTACTATAGTCCAGATTTTTCTCTATATTAGCTTGATTATGTTCGACAGACTCGACGGAAAATGTCGCTTTGAATTGTGCTTTAACCAACCCCTTATTTGTTAGGTAACCCTGTAGTTCGTCGACTTCTGGCGGCGTAAACCCAACATGAACTGTATCGGATGAACTAGAAATAGATACTGGGTCACGTATCGTCGGCGCACTAAATTTCCCGGTCAATAAAGAGACACTCGTTGGGAAATCTGTGTATTGGAGCTTAGTACAATTTATTTTACAAAATTGTGGATTTTGTACAAAATTTATTAATTCGATAGTGTAATTGATATTCGGTTCAAGCGATGAAAAGGGTATATTAACTTTTCCCTCGATATCAACTATAGTCGAGTTATTAAATAGTACAGGTACTGGACTCGTCCCGGTGGCGGAGTTCGCTTGTAAACTAAACGTGTAACTATCATTGATGGTAACATTCAATCGAGAGTATACTGTGCTATTAAAACCAAGTCTCGACAATACGATGGACGTGGTGTTGGTCGTAAATGTACCGAAAGAGACAGGGCAAGTCAATGGACTTTGCGCGGTGAGACTGTAGTCGTTATTTGCTCTTACTGATTGAGTGTTGTCGGTGTACACTGTCACACTGTCCGTCAAGTTGAAATACTCAAACCGTAACATGTACGCTGTGAAAAAGTTTAACGCGTCTAACGCTGAATTATTAGGAATATTACCCGTAAATCCGTCCATTCCGGGTATGTCAAAAGACGATACGACCGAGGAATCAGTTTTGTAAACGGTCACATTCGCCGCGTAATCTTTTGAACCAGTCCTGTTGAAAGTGAAATTTGGTATCGTGATTGTGCCGGTGTGTGCGTTATCGTTCTTCAATGTACGGGTTAAATACCCGGAATTCAAAGACGATACATTATCCGACGCCGTATTCGCAACCAACTCTGAAAACGGACCGCCCGTGAACACGATTCGTTGATCGCTATAGTTACCCCTGAATTCGTACAGGGTGAACGTGTAGCTCGTGTTTGGAATTAGAGAATCAAATGTCATACTCGAAACGTTACCCGTACGTGTTTTGTACACTGTTCCGTATCCCACGTTTGCGTAATAATTGTCGACATCGGTTCCCAAGTCCGGGTAATTCGACAAAGTGATCGTGATGGTATCAGTGTTGCCTGTGTAACTGTTATTTATGGACGGAGACGTGAGGGGATTTCCCACCACAACGTTCTCAAAATTTACGGAAATTGGGTTACGATCGACCGCTGAAACAACAAATATATCGTCGTCGGTAGTGTTGACAACCTGTATATTTATACTGTACGTTTGAAAGTAGTCCAGGTAGAACTTAGAATCGTCAAACAGGGTCTGATTAATGATTAAATCTTTCGGTGAGTCTGAATACGTGTCTTGTATGTTCGACATGACCACTAACACGGCTTGTTCTGTTAATCTAGCGTCTCTTATGTCCCATACAGTTCCTCCAGTAAACGTAATCATTAAATTGTAACTCTTGGTTCCATCATGAGTGAACTTAAACCCAGGGATCGTGAGTGGATACACAAACCCGCGGTGGTCCGATAAGGTTTTTCGAATGGTAGCACTGCTTATATCCGAGAAGCTCACATTATCCGACGCCGTATTTGCATCCAACGCCGTAGCGAGACTGGGTTCGAAAATTAACCGTGAATCGCTATAGTTAGTCCTGAATTCGTACAGGATAAACGTATAGTCCGTGAATGGAATTAGAGAATCAAATGTCATACTTGAAACGTTATCCGTATATGTTATGTATTGACCCGGTGTTATGTATGTACCCGGTGTTACGCCGGTGAGCCCGTATCCTACATTCGCGTAATACTCGAATGCAGTATTGGGTTGTAAATCCGGGTAATCCGACAAATAGATCGTGATGGTGTCAGTGTTACTGGTGTAATTGTTATTTATGGACGGATATTTGATCTCCGAATTTCTCACCACAACGTTAAAGAAATCTTGGAAACGTTCGGGGCCATCAATCCCTGAAAGAATGATTTTATCGTCGGTAGTATTGAAAACCTGTATATTTATACTATACGTTTGAAAGTAGTCCAAGTAGTAACCAGAATGTTTAAACAGGGTCTGATTAATGATTAAATCTTTCGGTGAGTTTGAATGCGAGTCTTGGATGTCATCTATGACCACTAGCACGGCTTGTTCTGTTAATCTAGTGTCCTCTATGTCCCATACAGTTCCTCCAGTTCCTCCAGTAAACGTAATCATTAAATTGTAACTCTTGGTCCCCACGTGAGTGAACTTAAACCCAGGGATCGTGAGTGGATACACAAACCCGAGGTGGTCCGATAAGGTTTTTCGAATGGTAGCACTATTTATACCCGAGAATATCACCTCATCCGACGCCGTATTCGTATCCAAATTTGGAAGCGGGTTAGTAACCGGGGGTACTATTATTCGCTGAGCTTCGTAGTTAGCTCTGAATTCGTACATGGTAAACAGGTAGCTCGTGTTTGGAATCAGACCAATAAATGTTACACTCGAAACGTTACCCGTATATGTTTCGTATAATGTTGCACCGGTTCCGGCTAAGTATCCTACATTCGCGTAATAATCGATTTTATCGGTGGATTGTAAATCCGGGTAATCCGACAAATAGATCGTGATAATCTCACTGGTCTTGGTGTAATTACTCGATATGGACGGATACGTGATGGCCAACCTTGTCTCAACCACAAGGGGGCAATATACTGAAATAGCGATACCACCAACCCTTCTACGAACGGGTACATTATCGGTAGTGTTCCAAACGGTTATCGTTATGTCATACGATTGAAAGTAGTCCAAGTAGAAACCAGAACTATTGAACATAGCCTTATTAATGGTTATATCACCATTTTGTATATTCGGTACGGTCACGCTCGCCACCCGGTCTTGCCAACCATTAGCTAAATCCCATATATTGGCAGTATTTTCTCCAGGAGATGTGAATGTTATGTTTAAATTGTAACTCTTGGTTCCCGCGTGAGTGAAGTCAAAATCACGGATCGTGAGTGGATATACAAACCCGCGGTGGCCCGATAAGGTCTTGACTACATCGGTACTGACTATATCGAGGAATGTCACCTCATCCGACGCCGTATTCGCAACCAACTCTGGAAACGGACCGCCCGTGAACACGATTCGTTGATCGGTGTAGTTAGCCCTGAATTCGTACAGGGTAAACGTATAGCTCGTGTTTGGAATTAGAGAATCAAATGTCATACTCGAAACGTTACCCGTACGTGTTTTGTACACTGTTCCGTATCCCACGTTTGCGTAATAATTGTCGACATCGGTTCCCAAGTCCGGGTAAT